CTAACGTCTTGGAGGCATAGTGGTGGGGGGTGGTGTGGTGGTAAACTTTTCCCGGCACTCGCATTTCTTGTCTTCGCTCATGCTTATATCTCTGAAGTTGCTGGACGCGCCGTTTCCTGAACTAGACGACACTGCCGTAACCATAACCGTTACCGTCGTATTCGCCGTTTCCGTAGAGGTGCATACTTTATTATCTCCGCCGCAACAGCCTCCGCATCTCTTGACGGTAACACATTGAGGATTATACCGTTCGCCGACACTTCCTGGATATTCATTTCCAATATATACCACGGTGTCTCTGGGCATGCACTTACTTTTATCCGACGTCTGCATCCAATCAGCTAAACTCCCCCCCGAGTTACTACTACCTCCGGACGATGCATAAATCCAATGTATTTGGATTAGACACAGTATAAGCACTACGCTGCACTGTATTAGAAGTCGCATGGTGGTGGTTGGTATTAGTTGGCTGGTGTAGGCGGAACTACTTTTCGCAATTCCCTGCTCGATAAAGGAGCGGTTTTTATTTACATTTTACGGCCTCATATTTTCAGCGTGGCGTGTGTCGAGGCCATCGGTGCTGCGAATCTAAATCGCAGCCGCAGCGCGCGCCTCAGCAGCGAAACCGCGATGACGCCCACCACCGAGGCCGCGGCCACGGCCAGCAGCAGCTTCCAGGGCGGCATGCCGCCCATCGCCAGGCTGCTAGCGGGCCGGTGCGGCATGCGCCGCAGCAGCGCGGCGGCCACGCGCGCGAGAACGCAGTTGGTTGATGCGTGCCCGCTGTTCACCAGCGCCACGCGCACGCGCCGCCCTCGCGGGTCGCCGCAGTCACCCAGGTCCAGCGTCTGCAGGTCGATGCTCTGCGCCAGCGCGCTCTCGGCCGCGGAGGCGCAGGCGGCGTCCGGCGCCAGCACGGGCTTCTGCGGGTCCACGCCGAGCTCCCGCGCCACGGACAGGCGGTCCGCGCGTGGGAGCTCGGATAGCGTGGCCGCCAGAGCGTCGGAGGCCAGCGCCAGCGCGTCCGCGGAGTCCGTGTGGCAGCGGTTCAGCACCACGAGCTCGCAGTTGCGCAGCCGGCCGCGCACGGCGCCCACGCGCACGGCGCAGGCCGCCGAGGCGGGCGCCGCGCGTGCGGCGAGCTCGCGCAAAAAGCGCGCGAGGAAGACGTCGTAGAGCGACCCGGGGTCAGCCACGGCCGCCGGATCAGCTCGGGGAGGCGTCGGCATCGGGGCCGGCGCTGGGGCCGTTTCCGGCCCCGGGACTATCGTCGGCCCCGCCGATGGGCTGGCTGGCGGCCGGGGCGGGCGCGTCGGCGGCGGCATTTATCCAGCGGGAGAAGATGTCCCGGCGCACGAGCCGCGCCAGGTGCGCGATGGGATGTGTGGCCGAGGTGCGCAGCCGGAAGCGGTCGCAGGTCGCGCGCGAGCACGAGATCGTGAGCTCGGAGAGCGCCGCGTGGAATCCCGCGTCCTCGGCGGCGATGTTCGGGTACGCGCGTAGCAGCGTGTGCGCGAAGAAGTGGAAGTCGTAGAACCAGTTCTGCGGCACGCGGATGCTGCCCGCGATCTTGCGGTTATCGATGCCGGCAACGCGCGCGAAGTCAAAGTCGTTGAGCGCGGCGCGCACGGGCTCCTCGAAGCGGAAGGTCGCTCCGGCGGCGGTCACGCTCAGCGCGCGCGAGCTGTCGAAGATGAGCACGTTGTCGGGCTTGAGGTCCACGTGCAGGAAGTTCCCGCAGCCGGGCATCTCGTAGATCTTCAGGTACAACAGCGCGATCTGCAGGAAGACGAACTTGAGGAACTCCGTGTGCGAGGCGAAGCCCATCTCTGCGGCGGCCGCCGGCGAGACGGAGTCCGCGGAGCCGCGCGCCAGCGGGAACACGATCACGGCGCCGCGGTCGAAGACGTAGCGTGCGCGCTTCTCGTGCTCGAAGAAGTGCACCAGGTGCGCGAAGTTGTTGATCAGGTTCACGTTGCTCTGCACCGCGGAGGGGTAGAAGTACGAGATCAGGCGCACGAACTCCTCGGAGTCCTTGCGCGCCTCGAACCAGCGCAGCAGCGGCTTCCTCGCCATCTCCACGGAGGGGCGAAGGCCCTCCTCCGCGCGCATGAGCAGCAGCAGCGTGTGAAGCACGCGACGGTACAGTGAGTGCAGGAAGCCAAGACGGTAGTTGATGCCCATGGCCAGCGCGCAGACCACGAACTCGCGCGCGTCGCCCTTGAGGTTGGAGCGCAGAAAGCGCGGCACCGTGTACTCGGTGGCCGCGTCCATCTCGGACATGCCGTTGCGGTGCTCGAACACGAACTTGACCACGTAGCGGTCGAAGCGGAAGACGATGCCGTAGCCGCCCGTGGCCATGTGGTACATGTCGTCGTTGGTCGGTGCGAAGCGCGCGTCCGTCATCTGGAAGTAGGAGCGGTTCACGTACCCTCGTCGGGCCATTCGCGCGATCGTGTCTTTGGAGAAGTTCCCGAAGTAGCGCAGCAGCCGCACCGGCGGCGCCCACGTCTGCGCGAAGTCCACCTGCGAGGCCACGTAGCGCAGGTAGATCTCGTCGCCAAGCGACATCGCGTCCGGGCCCGCGAGCGCGGACCCGCGATAGTCGACCCAGTTGTCGCAGGGTACGGCGTTGGCGATGGCGGCCTCGTCCGGGTCCTGGTCCGCGCACTCGGACTTGCGTCGGCGGCGCGCGGGCCGGCCGTCGGGCGTGGGCGGCATGGCGCTGCGGGGATTGGCGGCGGATGGGCGGGCGACCGGGATGGTCTGCTGATAAAAAGGTGCTGCGGGGGGCGGTCACGTCAGAGGCAGGCGGCGAGAGCCCACGCAGGCGCGCAGTTCGGGAACCGTGAGTCTGAGCAGGATATCCTCGACCACCTCGGCGGGCAGCGTACAGGGGCACACCTCGTTTTTAAGGCGACTAACTAATCGGGATTTGCGGCGGAGATTTGAGAGCTTCTGGCGGAGTTCCGGGGCGTACACGACCACGTTCGCGGGCACGCGGCTCGCGCGACGCAGCGGGCGCGCGGCGGGCGTATCCGCGCGGCAAAGCAGCTCCAGCATCGTCACGCGCGATGTCGCGCACACGGTCGTGCCGAGCAGCGCGCGCTCGAGGAGGCAGCTCTCCACTAGCGCCGCGTGCGTCTCGCGGTCGCGCGTGTGCAGCGCCTCTGCGCCCGCGCGCAGCACCACGTAGGCCACGCAGGCGCGCGTTGCGGGCGTGGGCCTAGCCTCCTCGGCCAGCGCGAGCGCGGCAGCCACCTCCTCGGCGGGCGGCATATTTGTCTCCAGCGCTAGCTCAAGCGCGTCCGTGACCTCGTGTGTGAGCATGTTCACGAGCGGCCCGCGCCCGGAGAGGGTCTTCCTGACGGGGTCGGCGCCCTGGCGCAGCAGCTTGCGGCAGGCCACGGAGTTCGCGTACCCCGCGGCGATGTGCAGGCAGGTGGCGCCGCCCGAGGCGTTGGGCGTGTTGATGTCCATGCCCGACTCCAGGAACGGCGCCAGCAGCGAGCGCTTGCAGGAGGAGCCCATTGCCAGAACGTGCATGGCCGTGTTCCCGAACTCGTTGGTGGCACGAGGGTCGCAGCCGGCGGCGATCAGTGCGCGCACGACCGCGGGCCGCGGGCGCGACGACTGCGCGTGCAGGTGAAGAAGCGTATTCCCGCAGAAGTCCAGTGCGTGCAGGTCCGCACCGGACTCCAGAAGAAGCCGAATCATATCCACGGTGCACTGCGCGGACTTTACCAGCGTGCCCAGCGGCGTCATGCGCCGCTCGTCAATGGCGCGCAGGTCGGCTCCGAGCCGAAGCAGTGTGCGCACCAGATCGGGGCTCGCGGGCGAGATACCGGCGAGGCAGACGTGCAGCGCACTCAGGTCGCCAATGCGCGCGTTCACGTCCGCACCGAACTCCGCGACGAGCATTTCCAGGACGGCTTCGGTGCTCCGCGAGTACCGGCCGCGAAGCATGACGCCGTGCAGCAGGCTGGTGGCGACCGCGGGCGAGCACAGCGAGGGGCCGCGCGTCCGCCCGCACAGCAGCGCGCGCAGAAGCGGAGCCTCGGGCTGCGCGGCGTTGGCCAGGTAGAGGTTCGGGGCGCTCATGCGCCCGGTGGCCGGCGCGTCCACGAAGGCGCCGGCCTCCAGCAGGACCTGCACCACCTCAGGCCGGGGGTGCTGGCAGCTCAGGTACATGCACAGCGGGGTCTTGCTGAAGCGGCCGCGGAAGTTGACGTCCGCGCCGCGGCGTAGCAGATCCCGCAAGGTCTCTATGTCCACCGAGGGCCCGTTCATGGTGATGTACGCCAGGAGGCAGGCCTCCGCGCGGACGCTGATGATCTCCTCCACGCGCTCCATCCTTCCGCGCTAGCAGAACTGTCCGGATGGGGGACCTTGCAGGCCATATTACGCTTTTTGTTCACTTATCGCAAGTCGGCACTCCTTATACGTGCTTACTTATACTTATACTTACAATTATAATTATAATTGTGGGGCCTAGGGCACAAAAGAAAAAGGCGGGTACAATCCTAGTTGTCCATGCCGCAGGAGCGGCGCAGGTCAGGCAGCGGGACGCTGGCCAGCACGCGCTCCACGAGCTCCGAGGGCAGGCTGCACGGCCCTACCTCGCGCCGAAGCCGCGCCACCAACAGGGAACGGTGTCGCAGCCGCGCCAGCGCCGCGAACATCTCCTCGCGGTAGATGTACACCATGCGCCGCACGATGCAGCGCGCGCGGCCAGAGACCACGGTAGCGAGAACGTCGGGGTTCCGCATGATGTCCAGCGCGGTGACGGCAGGCGCGCCCAGTACGATGCCTCGCAGTGCGGCCGCCTCGGCCGCGCAGTCGCGCGCGAACTCCGCGTGCTCGCGCATCACGGCTTCCGGGAGCCGCGCGACGCCTACGCGCGCCACCACGTAGGCCACGCAGAGGCGCGAGGCGGCGCTGGCACCCGCACCGACGGCCTGCGTCAGTGCCTCGATGACCGCGCTGGGCGGCGGGCGCGTGGCCAGCGCCGCCTCGGCGGTGGTGCGGTTCCGGTTGATGACCATGTTGGCCAGCGGCAGGCGTCCGGACGCGGACGCGGCCACGGGGTCGGCGCCCTGGCGCAGCAGGTTGCGGCAGCCCAGCGTGTTGTTGTACGCGGCCGCCAGGTGCAGAGGCCCGATGCGGAACTGCATGTTCTCCACGTCGATGCCGACACCCGCCTCCACGAAGGGGAGCGTCATGGAGCGGCGGCAGGTGTTGTGCATGGCCAGGCAGTGCATGGGCGTGTTCCCGAACATGTTGGTGGCACGCGGGTCGGCGCCGAGCTCGATCATGCGCCGGAACACCGCCGCGCGCGGCCGCGCACTCAGCGCGTGCTGGTGCAGCGGCGTGTTCCCGCAGAAGTCCGCCGCCGACAGGTCGGATCCCGCGGCCACGAGCATGTCCAGCAGCTGCACGGTCGCGCGAGAGGACTTCATCAGCACCGCCATAGGCGTCATATCGTATGCATCCTGCGCGCGCACATCAGCGCCGCGCGCGAGCATCGCGGCTACCGTCTGCGGGTCCGTGCACATGCCCGTGAGGCAGGAGTGTAGCGGCGTGCGACCCACGCCCACCGAGAAGTTTATGTCCGCGCCCATGGACAGCAGCAGGTCCATGATGGCCTCTGTCTGTGCATGGAACGGCCGCCGCGTGACGGCCTCGCGGAGCACGCTGGACAGGAAGCGCTGCTCGGTGAGCGCGTCGCCAATGCGCGCGCCCCATGTGAGCATGGCCTCCAGCACCTGCATGCTGACGTCCGCGGCGTTTATCACGTACAGGTGCGCGGGCGAGGCCCCGCAGCAGCGCTCGGGCGAGTCCACGACCGCGCCGGCCTCCAGCAGCGCGATTATGACGTCTGGCCGCGGGTGCTTGGTGTGCAGGTACAGGTGCAGCGCGGTCTTGTCCGAGGCGCCCGTGTAGTTGACATCGGCACCCTCCACCAGCAGCGAGACCATCTCGCCGACACAGGCGCGCTCCGCGTTGAGGATGAAGTAATCGTAGAGCGCCGATTCGACGCTTATGTCTATGTCCGAGTCCATGGCGGCCGATAGTCTATCGATACGGTCGTTGGTGGGTCCTGAATCTCTCTAGCGGGCGTTTGTGGACGCGCTCGAATGAGGGACATGTTTATTCATTATTGTGGAAAGATATCTCAAGAAAAATACATGGTCATTTCATGGTGGTATATGTCTCTATGTAGTTGATGAAGATGTCGAACTCGCTCATGGCCTTGTACACACCGCGTTCCTGGAGCTTGCTGAATACGCTTTTCACATTCTCTACAGCTGGAGTGGTGTTATAGTAACAAGGAAACCACCTAGGACACTCGCCGAATTTCTGGTTTAGTGTATGCAGCTTTTCACCAAGTTGTTTGACACTATCCGTTGGTCCGTGATTCTCTGCCTGCGGCATGACTTCTTCCAGGTAGAACTGGATCATCTCCGAGAGTGCTTGGCACCCCAAATATCCTTTAAAATCATCTAGGAGAGATTGTGTAAGCAACATGCTGTCTAATGTATCTTTGCCTTGGAAAGTTCTCTTTATTCCACTCCCGCTATATCCTCCACGGAGATCTTGTAACATATTTTTCATATCAGGTGAGTTTCGAAGACTATCTCCAAACATACAATGACGCGCGTTAACAGTATTCGTTATTACGTAGATTCCGAGTAGCGCCATCGCAACCGAAACAACAAATGCTCGTTTGCCCATAATTATGAAATGACCTATGTGCAACGATCCAAACAATCAAGTCGCATAAATATATTAAATAATAAAATAATTTATTTTATTATTTTATTTATTATTTATTATTTATTATTTATTATTTATTATTTATTTATCGCGCCGCGATTGTTCAATTGGACAAGATGGCGCGAAGGTCGGCCTCCGGGACGTACGAGAGGATGCGCGCCACCAGCTCGGGCGGCAGCGCGCAGGGGCACACTCGGCGGGCCACGCGCTCCACCAGCGCGCAGTGCCGGCGCACGGCGTCCGTGCGCGCCGCCAGCGCGCGCACGTACGTGTGCACGCCCTCCGCCGCGCGCCGGACCGCCCGGGAGGATACCAGCACGCGCGGCGGGGCGGCGGCGACCAGGATGCGGTGCAGCGAGACCGGGGGGTCGCCCAGCGTCGTGCCGCGCATGTACGCGATGTCCGCGCGGCAGCCGGCGATGAGCGCCTCGTGGGCCGCCGCGGCCTCCGGGGACAGCAGGTCCGCGGCGCCGCGCAGGCACAGCGCCATCACGCATTCGCGCGTGGCTCCGGAGGGCGTGCGAGCGTTCAGCGTGTTCACCGCGTCGGCGACCAGAGCGTCAGGCACACCGAGCGCAAGCGCGAGTCGCACGCCGCGCACACAGTTGTGCCGCACCATGCTACGGAGGGGCGTCTCGCCATCCAGGTCCCGGGCCTCGGGGTCGGCGCCCGCGCGCAGCAGCCGCACGCAGGCCTCGTTGTCGGGGTTGAAGACGGCCGCCAGGTGCAACGGCGTCTGCAGCCGCGCGTTCCGCGCGTCCACCGGGACTCCCGCCGCCAGGATGGGGTCCAGCAGCGCGGCGCGGCACGAGTTCCGCATGGCGAGGCTGTGCAGCACGGTCCCTCGCAATAGGTCGGTATCGCGCGGGTCGCAGCCCGCGGCGACCAGCGCGCGGAAGACGCGCGCGCGCGCACGGCCGGAGTCGCAGAGGTAGTGCAGCGCCGTGCGGCGCACGGTGTCGCGCGCGCGCGCATCCGCGCCCGCGTCCAGCAGCGCTCGGAGCACGCCCACGTCCGCGTTCCGCGACTTCAGGAAGGTCAGCAGCGGCGAGCGCCCGTAGGCGTCGCGCGCGTTCACGTTCGCGCCGAGCGCCGTCAGCGCCATCACGACATGCTCGTCCACGAAGAGACCCGCGACATACACGTGCATGGGCGTGCGCCCCATGTCGTCGCGCGCGTTCACGTCCGCGCCGGCGGACGCCAGCAGCGTCGCGATCTCCGCGCTAGCGCCGACGAGCATCCCGTTACGGCTGAAGTACTCCAATAGCGCGCTCAGGTTGCGCTCCATCTCACCGACGCGGACGCCGCGACACATGAGCTCGCGCAGCGTCTCGGGCGTGACCGTGCCGAAGCACATGTATGAGTGCAGCGGCGTGAACCCGCATACGGAGCTCGCGTTCGGGTCTGCGCCAGCGACCAGAAGCTGCTGCACGTGCCCCGCGTGCACCGGGTTGCAGCGCATGAGCACGTGCAGCGGCGTGTACCCGAACTCGCAGGCAAAGTTCACGTCCGCACCCGCGTCCAGCAGCTCGGCCATGACCTCGCCGTCCGGAGCATCCGTGGACTCCAGGTACCGGTGCAGCGCGCCGGCCGCGGCGTCGGCGTCCCCCGCGTCGCCGTCCATGGCCATAACACGGCCATGCCCATGCGCCCCTACGGAAAACAAAACTTGGTATTGTATTTCAGTTTATGGACAAAAAGGTTATTGCGTTGTCGAGTTTCGATTGCTCAGATCGCCGAATAAACGCCGTACCAAGCATCACCGCCGCAGCATGCGCGCGCCTAGCACGACGATTCCGCAGCCCGCGAGCACGACCCCGATCCCGGCCAGCCGGGTCACGCGTCGGCGCGCGGCGCGCACCTGCGCAACGCGCACCAGCCAGCCGCCGAGGTCCTGGTCGGCGGTCGCCGGCATGCGGTCCGCTAGCACGCAGAGCAGCCGCAGGAAGCCCAGCACGCGCGCGCCGCGCGTCCAGATGCGGCCCATCTGCGCGCACAGCTCGGTCGCGGTGACGATGCGCCCGGGCGAGGCGGGCGTCTCCAGCAGCGCGGCCACCAGCGCCGACGGCACGTGATCCGCCTCCGGCGCGGCGTACGCGGACCCGGCGGCAACTAACTCGCGCGAGAGCGGGAATCTCACTTCCGCGCAGGCTCCGCGCAGCGCCTCGAGCGCGCGACGCTCCGCGGCCGAGAGCTGCGACTCGATGGCATACGCATACTCGCGCGCAAGGTAGGCGGCCATGACGGCACTGCTGTCGACATTGTGCTCACCGGCCATGATGGTAGTAGGTTGTAGGGTTGGTGTAGTGTTTGGTGGTTGTAGTGTTCTGGACGACAGGGATCACCCGTGGCGAAAGTCCAGAGTACGATTTATGTTTTCTCTTATGGACACTCACAAAAAGCGCGCGGCGCTGCTAGGATCATTCTTCCATCGCGTCCCCCGGCCGCTCCTCTCGGAACAGGGCCGCGGCCGCGCGCAGACGCTCGGCCTCCTCCTCCTCGGCCTCCTCGAGCATCTGCCCGGCGCCGCCGTCGTCGTGCTCGATGCCCGAGTCGGAGGACGAGACGCCCCAGGAAGAGTCGCTGTCGAAGTCCTCCTCGTCCTCCGAGGTGGTGGTGGAGGAGCTGGTGCTGGAGGAGCTGTCGCTGCTGTCGGAGTCGCTGGAGGCCAAACGCGGGCGCCGCGCCACCGGCGCCTCGTCATCGCTGTCGTCGCGGGCGTTCCGCCGGCCGACGCCGATGCCCTCGGCTGCCAGGGCGTGCGCGGGAACCGCAGCGGCGGCTCCCGAGGCCGCGGGCGCCGCGTCACGACCGCCTCCGCCATTCTCGCCCGAAGGGCCGCCGAGGGCTCCCGGCAGTGGCGGGAAGGCGCCCTCCGGCGGCGCCTCGCCGGGCAGCAGGCGCATGGCCACAGGCTGCTGCGGCGTCGGAAACGTTGTGACGCCGCTCTCCATGCGCGGCTCGCCCTCCGGCACGAACACGAGCCCATAGAGGGCGCGGCCCGCGTCCACGCACGCGGCGAGCGTGGGCACGGAGCCGCCAAGCATCACCGTAGCCGCCACGAAGACGCCGGTCCAGACCACCGTCGGCTGAGGGCCCAGGCGGCCGCCGGTGAGGCTGCGCAGCGCGCGCACGCGAACGCAGCGCCCACAGGGAAGCCGGATCTGCGCCACGACGCCCACACTGCCACGCGAGATGGGCGGCGTCAGCATCACGGTGGCGCCACGGCAGAGCTCCACCAGCGAGAGCACGCGCGAGCGCGGCGCGTACGGGCGCAGCGGACAGCACGAGCACTCGTCATCCACGGCAGGGTGGTCGGGTGGGTCTCCGGTCACGAGCTCGACCTCGAGCTCTGCTCCCGGCACCGTCACACGCGCCACAACGCCGGACATGCGCACGAAGAAGATGCCATGGTGGCGCTCGGGCTCCAAGGGCATGGTGTTGCAGAGGTCAGTCCCGGTGCGCGATAGGACAACGTGCGCGGGCACGGGGTGCAGCTGCGCGGGGACCGTGTCGTGCCTCGTCGAGAATACCGCCGCCAACCACACGGGAGAGCGCGCGTCGCGCATGAAGTGCGGCACGGACACCGTCACCGAGTCCGAGGGCTCCGTGAGGATCATGTGCCCCGCGGTCATGTTGCGGCAGAGCACCTGTCCGCGGCCGGCCTGTGCGCACTCCGCGAACACGCGCACGTCGCCGTAGAGGCACACCCAGATAGTGAACACGCGCCGCGCGGGGAAGCGGCGCGCGTGCTCGCCGTGCCAGAACTGCGCGAAGTGCACCACGCGGTGCACGCGCGTCATGCCGAAACGCAGCCGGATCTCGGTGGCGAGCCCCTCCACGTCCGCGGGCACGCTCCGCCCCTCCCCGACGCCCATGTGCCGGCCCGCCACGCGCGCATTCGCGCAGAGGTGTGGGCCGGCAGCGACCACCGGGCGCATGAGCGCCCCTTCGAGCGCGGCCGCCAGAGGCGGGCTCAGCCGCCATGGCCCCGGGTTGCGTATGCGCGGGGACTCCTCGAGTGCGTGCGCCATCCCGGAAAACGGTATCCAGATCAATCACAAAAAATATTATTTCAGTTATGGCCAGGGGGTGGCGAAGCGGAAGGCTCTCCTCATTGGCTGCGCCCCGGATACGTCTCCGGAGAGGGGTGCAGCCGCGAGTCCGAGACGTCTGGTGACTCGGAGGACGAGGCGTCCCCACACTCGCTCTCCGGCCGTCGGCGCTGTCGCCGGCGGCGGCCGGCCGCTGAGGCATCCGAGGCGGCCGAATCACACTGGCGCAGAGTGGCGCGCAGGTCGTTCACGGGCACGTGTGCAAGCACGCCGCGTACCATCTCTGGAGGCAGCGCACAGGGGCACACGCGCCGGACCACGCTGTCCACGAGCCGCGTCAGGTGGCGGCCCTGGCGCAGACGGCCCGCCGCCAGTTCGCGGTACACGCAAAGACGCGGCAGCACGAGGTGCGCGCGCGGGGGCAGGAGAACCGAGCTCGGCGACCGAGCGCGCACGATGTCCAGCAGCGAGGTCTCGGGCGTGCCCAGGCGGATATCGGCCATGAGCGTCACCTCCGTCTCACAGGCGGCGATGAGGTCCTGGTGCATGGCGCGCACCGGCGCGGAGAGGTGTCGAGTGCCGCCGCGGAGCACCATCGCCGCAACGCACTCGCGCGTGGCCGCGGTAGCGACGTGCTGGCGCGCGGAGTCCAGCGATAGCGCGATGATGTACAGCGGCGGGCTCGTGTTCAGCGCCGCGCGCACGGCGCGAAGGCTATTGCGCATGATCATGCCTGTGAGCGGCGTGCGGTCGTCGGGCGTGCGAGCACAGACGTCGGCGCCGGCGGCGATGAGGCGCGCGCAGGCCGCGGGGTTGTAGATGGCCGCGTAGTGCAGCGGCGTGTGTCCGTAGGCGTTCCGCGCGTTGATGTCCGCACCGTGCGCCAGCAGCTGCGCGAGCACCGAGCGCTTGCAGGTGCAGAAGGTGGCCAGACTGTGCAGCGGCGTGTTGAGCAGCACATCCGTGGCGGAGGGGTCGCAGCCCGCATGCAGCAGCTCGCGGACCACGTCTGCGTTAGCGCGGAAGGAGTCCGCGTGGTGGTGCAGCGGAGTGCGCCGGCGCTCGTCGCGTGCGGTGGCCACGGGCACTCCCGCGTCCAGCAGCAGCCTCAGCGCCTCGACGTTGGCGCCCACGGAGCGCACCATCACGTCCAGCGCGGTCTGCGCGCGCTCGTCGGTGGCGCTCGCATCCGCGCCCGCTTCCAGCAGCATCCGCACGATGGCGGGGTTCACCGTGAAGCTGCCCGCATACATGTGCAGCACCGTGCGCCCGCCCTCGCCTCGCGCGCGAACGTTGGCTCCCGCTCGGATGAGCAGCTCCACCACCGCGGAGTCCGCGGGCTCGTCGATGTCGTGGCTGCAGATGTACCCGAAGAGCGCGTCCGTGGCCATGCCGCCGCGGCCGGTGGCGTCCACGCGCGCTCCGCGGTCCACGAGCCCCTGCAGCACCTCGAGCTCCACGTCCGAGTAGCAGACGTACATGTGCAGCGGCGTGAACCCGCACAGCTCGCGCGCGTTGAGGTCCGCGCCCGCCGCGAGCATCGCGTCGACGACGTCCAGGCGCCGCGGGCCGCGAATGCGCAGGTACGCATGCAGCGGCGTGCACTTGTGCGTGCCCTCGTGGTTGACGTCCGCGCCGAAGTCCAGGCAGCGGCGCACGTCGTCCACGGTGACCTCCTCTGCGGAGGTCACGTAGGCGTACAACGACGCCGCGCGGAAGGCGGCCGTCGCGGCGGCGGCGCTATCGGCGCGCGAGTGAGAGCGCGGGATGTCCATGGCGTCGGCGGAAGCGGCGTCAGCGGAGGAAGCGAAAGCAGAAGCAAAAGAGGTAGCGGCGCGTACGGCGATTGCGCGACTGATTCGCGTAGTCAATAAAGTTTCATTATTGCCTATGAACATATTTACAAAAAGTGCGGGTGCGGTCCAGTAGGAGGGAGATAATAATTTTAATTTAGTTTGCGCGAGTCGCAGCGCTCAGTCGATATCCATCATCTCGACGCCGGGATGGTCGCAGTCGTCGGCCACGGGGATGATTCCGTAATAGAAGAGCGAGTTCTCGCAGCGGCCAACGACCGAGCGCAGCATGCCGAATACCAGCCGCAGGCTGGCCAGCGCCATGCGCAGCATGGCCGGCTCGCAGTGCCCCTTGGCCTCCACGTACACGTCCGCCCACCCGCGCTCGCGCACGCGCAGGCTGAGCACGCCGGGCGTGGTGGTCGGCACCGTGCGCGCGGCGCCCAGAAGCTTTTGCCGGTCCAGCGAGAGCACGGACGCGTCTTGGAAGCAGCAGTCGCAGTCGTCGCCCACGCCCTCGCGAGTCTCCAGCGTCAGGCCCTCGACACGCAGCATGTATCCCTTGATGAAGAGGCGCGCGGTCTGTGCCTCCGCGTCGTACTCCGCCTTGAAGACGACCGCGCGGTCGGGGTTGTAGGTGACGAGCGATAGGTCGCGTGTGAGGAGCACCTCGTCGGGCAGGACGGGCTGCGTGATGGGCGTGATGTGGTCCACGAAGAATAGCAGCAACTCGCAGGAGGGGTTGCCGCAGACCACCACGCTGCGCGTCGAGGGCGCCAGGTACAGGGTGCCGCGCTCCATGACGCAGCGTCCGAAGCCGACGCAGTCGCCGGCCACGTGCGCGACGCCGCGCACACAGACGATAGCCATGTGCGGCGCACACTCGAGGCCCTGGCGCGAGATCACGCCGTCAGCCCGCAGCGTCACGTGCCTGATCAGCCGGCACACGCGGCGCGTTCCGTAGGAGGCGGTGATGAGGTCGTCCAGAGAGCATCCGTCGGCCACGAGGTACCGCGCCGCCAGGGACGCGCTGGTGCGCACCTTGGTGAAGGCGCAGCGCCGGTGCGGCTGCTCGGTCACGCCACTGGCGGCGATGCGGTCTGCCTCCGCCATCTCGTCGGGACCCAGGAGCACGAGTTTGTTAGCCGCCGCCATGTCTGCGAACGCATAAGGCCTATCTTATTTCACATTACAGAAAAATGGGTGCTCGGGCGCCGGGAGGGCTGGCGGGTCGGGTCACTCCACCGCGCGCGGCTCCTCCTCATCGGAGTCGTCGTCCGCCAGGTTGCCGTAGCCGTCGCATAGCGCCCGGTTGCTGATGCTGGCGGCGCGCGTCAACAGCAGCGATCGCGCGTCGGCGATGTATGTCTTGTAGAAGTTAAGTTCTGACTCAAGTGATTTCTCTAGAGATAGTAGGTGACTCTCTATGTCCGAGCACAGCGTCTGCATGTCGTCCTGGAGGTTGTGCCGGCCTCTGGAGCCCGTGGCGCAAGAGCTCGCCGTGCTGGACCCCGAGTACACGGACGACGGCCGTCTGCGGCGCGACAGTGGCTGCAGCGCCCGGCACGCCTCGAGTCCCGGCCCTGGCGCACCGCCGCAGGCGCCGCACCCGCCCTCCGGCATGTCGTAGACAGGGTCGGGCGTCTCGTACATGTTTGGGGAGTCTGTGTGCGTCTCGTCGCCGCACTGCTCGAAGCGCACGCGGGACTCGCGTCCCTGCGCGATGTCCATACAGTGGTCGCCGGTCCTCGCATAGTTGCCGCTGTGCCGGTCGCGCGGGCGCCGGTCCTCGCCTGCGTTACGGCAGTGGTCCCCTGTGCGCTCGTAGTCCCGGCGGCCATGCCGACCCGCGCTGTCGCGACAGTAGTCCCCGGCGCGTTCATAGTCGCCTTTGCGGCGCGCGCGGTCCGCCGACGCGGATACCCGGTGGGTGCGGGGCGGCGCCAGCAGCAGGGGTTGCTGCTGATGCCCCTCCCGGCTCGAGGGGTCGCCGCTCGCGCGGCACTGGTAGCGCTGGCCGTGGTGGCTGTTTCCGGCGGCCTCGCCCTCGCGGTTCAGCGAGGAGGCCGTGGCGCGCTTCTCCCCGTGCCCGCGGCGGCCGCGGCGGTGCCGGTCGTCCACGCTGTTCGCGCGCCTGCGGTGGAGGCTGCTGCGACTGCGGCCGTGGTCGCTTGTCAGTGACTTACACAGGTCGGAGCAGAAGCATCGCACGGCTTGCATTAGCGAGGCCATGGCGGCGGTGCCTAGGAGCAGACACTGAGTTGAGTCCCAATAGCTGTTTTATTTTCATTTAATGCGGGACCAGACATTCCAGACACTAATAAGGACAAAAATTGGGAAGGCATCACGCGCCCATGGAGGCCTGAAGCGCCAGGTTGGGGTCCGGCATGGGGTAGTGCTCCACGATGGCCTGGTGCAGACACGCCTCTTCGTCGTCATCCTCGTCCTCCTCGCAACAGGGGCACACGCGGCAGCACCAGTCCAGCATTCCGCGCTTGACCATCATCATGACAACTATCACGAACACTATGAGTGTTGTGAACACCACGAATACGGCAAGTATGGTGAAGTACACGTCTGACATGGCCTCTATTGGATCTTCCGTCGTTCGTTGCGACACGACACTTGATGTTGTGGTTGTGGTTTTAGTTTTAGTTGTTGCTGCAGTTGTCGTCGACTCTGACGTGGAAGCCGCCGGCGTGGTCTCTGGCGATGATGCATTGCTTGTTGGAAGCAGGCGTCGCGCAGTACCACCTTCACGTACGCACTGCGCACGCAGCGCTCGTCCACTCGCAGGTCCACCTCCACGGCCCCTGGGTCCCTCTTGCGGTCGTGCGTGTCGGTGAGCGTCAGCAGGTCCGGGTCCGCGTGCGTCTCCAGCGGGTCCGCGAGGTCGGGGCGGAACCCCGGCGCGCTGCATCCGACCTCGACGCTCAGCCGCGCGGTCTCCAGCACCTCCAGCAGGAGGTTCGGGTCCGTGCCGTTGTCCGCGCCGGATCCGTTGCGGAAGAGCGGGTCCACGGACCGCGTCCAGGGGCTCCAGGAGTCCAGGTACACGTATATCTTGTCCTTCTCCGGGGAGAAGGTGGTCCGGAGCAGGCGCGTGGAGAATTTACCGAAATGCTTGGTGGCGAGGCTGACGTTGACGCCCGCGGCGTCCGCGTAGGCGTGTGCGTCGAAGCCGCTGGGGTGCGCCTCGACGTTCAGTGTGCACGTGGACGCGTTGCGCGCGACGCCGGGATCGCGGTCCACTCGCACCCAGATCTGCAGGCTCGGGTAGATATCGCGCTCGTGCGCCCGGCAGAAGTCCTCGCCTCCGTGAAAGCCCTTGTGCGCCCGTGCGCGGGCGGGACCGCCACCAAGGACGGCCGCGAGCGCCAGCAGCAGGCGGAGCCCGTCCGCTGCCATTTTGAGATAGTGCCACTTTTGCGTAGGTTTTTTGCGCCGGGCACGCCCGCATATTGCGCAACATGGAAAAAACGGCGTGAAAAAAGCGTACACCGCTGCCCGTGGCAGCGGTGTACGCTTTTCACAGACGGAAGCTTATGTGTGGCGAGAACCGCTCGCCGCGGCGCCTGACTCTTGGTTGCGGCTGACTGCGACTACTGATTCCGGAGATCTCCGGCGAGGGTCATCTAGACGGATGACTCGGAGGCTGGCTGTGGAGCGGCCTCGGAGCTTGGCTGATCGACTGGCTTCTCCTCTACGGCGGGGACGGGGGTGGGAGCTGGCTGCTCGGCGGGTGGCTGATCCTGGGGCTTCTCGGATTCGGCGGGTTGTTCCTCGTTCCTTGGTTCCTCAGGCTTTGCCTCGGCGGCTGGGGGTTCCTGGGGCTTCTCCTCTTCTGTCCTGGCCTCTGGTGCAGATTCCTCGGCCTCGGGCTGCTTGGGATCGGCGGGGGTGGACTCGGGGGCGGCTTCGGGCTGCTCGTCGGTCTTGGGGGTCTCGCTGTCGTCCTCCTCGGGTCTTGGGGGGATCTCCTCTGGGGGGTACTTGTTCTCGTTGGCGGGAGATGGCTGCTCTGTCTTGGGCTTAGGGTCCTTGGGCTTGCACACGCAAATGCACTCTACATCTCCGGAGGTAGACACGGTTACGGTGGGGGTGCTCTCTTCGTTGCTCATCTTAACTATTTATGGGGTCCACAGGGGTTCAATAAGAGGTACAAAAATAGGGCGGGGGTATAGTGTGGGAGGCGCTCACTTGCGCCGTCTGGAGTATGGCTCCACGTCCTCGAGCGAGGAGGAGGACGCGGACTATAACCGCGCTGACAGCAGGCTGCTGGAGCTCGAGGACGACACGCTCACGCTCCCATTGCTTCTGACCATCGCCGTAACGGTGATGGTGGAGGCGGACACGATGCCGACAATGTTGTCATCGTCGTCGCTGCTGTCGGCGATGTACCCGGTGCAGAGCTCCTCTAGGGGGCTCTCGAAATCGCTGTCGCTGTTCGAGTCGCTGTGGTGGTGGCGCATGCGTTCGCGATTCATAGGGAGCGAGTCGAAGCGCCGCGCGGAACAGACCGGCGTGTCGCCCCTCTTCCACTTGGGCGGGTTGGGAGGGCTCTTGGGCGGCTGGGGCTTGGGGTCCGCGTTCTCCGCGGCGCCGTCGGTCGCCGTGTAGAAGTCATCGTCGCTGAAGCGGCGCACGAAGCCGCAGCAGAGTCGGTCGAAGAGGGCAAGCAGGCACGCCATCGTCTCGTCCGGAGTGCCTGAATCCCGCTAAATATTCAATTATTGCCGGAGGGAGGGAGGGAGCGGGGGCGACAAAAAGCGAGCGGCGTCGGGACTACTCGTCGAGGCACAGCACGCGCTGGACGCAGGCATCCACCAGCGCCGAGGTGGGCGAGCGCGCGGACTGCTGGTCGTCGGAGTCGTCGTCCGGCGCCGCGGCGCCGGCGGCCGCGGGTGGCGAGGGCGCGCGGCGCGGCGCCTCCGTCCGGAAGCTGCCGTAAATAATGGACTCCAGCGCGCACTTGACCTCGATTGCGCCGTGCGTGCAGCGGCGCGCGAAGGCCACCGCATCGTAGGGCGGCTCCACGGCCACTACGCGCTGCATGATCTCGGGCGTGACGTCGCAGAAGGGCACCTCGTCGATGTGCGTGGTGCCCACCAGGTCGGCGGGCACGCAGATGCGCCGCTCGCCCGGCAGGCGCAGCAGCGAGAACCACTGCCCGTCGATGAAGAGCTGCTCGGCGACGCGGTCGCCGGTGCGCGCATCGCGCAGCAGCCGGAAGGCGAAGCAGACCTGGGAGCCGTGCCGCGGCCAGAGCATGGCGCCGGAGTTGAAGAGCCGCACGCCCGCGTCGCCGGGGCACGACAGCTCCAGGTGGTCGAAGCTGGGCGCGCTCACGGGGATCTCCGCCAGGACGACGGAGCCGCTCTCCACGGGCGTGACGTCGACCGCGCAAAAGGGGCTTATCACCAGCGCCATACCCTGGCAGGGGCAGATAACGGTCTTCTCGCGCGTGCGCGTACAGCGCAGCACGATGTCGCCGCCTGTGTATGCCGAGCGCGTGCACAGCAGGATGCGCGAGCCGGCGACGTTCTCGCCGATCATGCCCTGGCCCTGCTCGAAGTACAGGAAGTTCACGGTGCCGGCGGCGACCACCGGCTCGCCTAGGCCCTTGGAGACCTCGGCGGCGAGCGCGGAGGTATCGCAGAGCCGCTGGAATATCATGCCCGGGGGCGTGGGCAGGTAGCAGCGCGAGGGGATGCGCGTGCCATGGCGGAAGTCCAGCGTCAGGCTTTCGCGCACGAGCGCCCGCGGCACCATGAGCCTCCGGAACAGCGGCATGGCGGCGGTTTATGAAGTCCGATAGTTATTCAGTTTTGGCACTGCCTAATTGTAATAAAAACCGTCGCTGTCGCCGCCGTCCTCGCCGCCGCCGACACCGCAGTCTCCGTAGACGCCGATCTCGAACTCGACGGGAGGGCGCTCGTCGCCGTCGTCCAGGTCAATGACCTCCACCGCCGGGTGCGGGGGCGGCATCGGGTCCTGCTCGGGCTCTCTCGGCGGCTGCTCCCGCGTACCCCCCTCGTTCGCGCGCGGAGCGGGCCGGTCGGGCATGTCGGGTCCCGCGGGTGTCTCCGTCTCCACCGTTGGTGAGGGGATCTGGGGCAGCGGGATGCACGGGGGCTGGGGGTGCTGCGTGCTCGGCCGAGGCCGCGGGCGCGGAGCGACCGTCAGCGTGGCGCTGTCGTGGTACCCGGTGGGGCTGACGGCCTGATGGTTCTCGTAGAACACCGACTGGAATCCGTCCCGAGGGAGGGTGCCGCCGTCCCGCGTGGATGTCGTGGAGACGGTGTCGCCCTCGGAGTCGCTCTCCCAGCGGTCGTGCAGGCCGATGTTCCCCGAGCCCGAGCAGACGGTGGGGATGCTCGAGCCCAGAGTCCCGCTGCCAAGGTGCATGGAGAGGCGCTTCATGTGCGCCTTGGCGCGCCGCCGCTTGTTGGCGCGCTCGGCGGCTAGGCCGATCTCTATCATGAGATAGATGATGGCGGCCGTGAGGTAGAATATCCCGAAGAGCAGGGAGATTAGAACTAACGGCACCGGCATGATGGCGGTGTGGCGCGATAATATTATTTAATGTTCAATAATCGCCCAACACGCCCAACTCCGATGCCAATTTCAAATCATATCAGGCCTTGACAAAAATCTGGTTACTCGCTCAGTTCGCTGACCTCCTCGTCCACGGTCTCTTCATTTTTAAGGTGCATGCTGCAAGTTCTCTTGGTTTTCATCTTCTTGAGTTCCTGTCTAAAGTCATTACCGTGAGTTCCCAGCATCCCCAATGGTGTCTCTGTCTTCCTGTACTCACAGGCGTCTCTGATCACCACTCGGACGGCCAGATCTTGAATACACTGCTGATTTATCATTGTAGAGAAGCTGATGTCCATAGGTTCATGTTTTCTGTTCGTGTGTACGTCAACGGGAGGCTCCTCATCGTCTTCTTCGTCGACGCTTGGTGTGGTTTCGTTTCTTGTTTCCGTTACAGAGATGGTGGTCGTCGTGGGAGATTCCGTTGTTGGTGGAGTTGGTGTGGGTGCTTCAGTGGTTGGAACTGGGAACTTCTGGTGATCACAGTCAACTTTTAACGCAATGTTCAAATTGCGTGTGAAGTTAGCGAGTTCTTCTCTGTTGTTGAGTGCAAGGTCCTTATTATTCTTTACCCAAGGAGCCCATGATGATATGAAGGCGTACATGATCTCTGCATCCGTCGTGGGTGTATACTCTACTCTGAGGCTGCTTAGTGTCATGTCTATACCCTCTCCCATTATGGAAACCGTTGCATTGACACCATTGGCTTCAAAGTAGGCAGTCGAGTCCATGAACGTACCTTCCAGAAGATCATCCTGCATGTCAAGTTCACAGTATGTCTTGGGTTCTGATACGACGGTTCTGTTTATACGCATTGCTATCATGATTTGAGGATGAATTTCTTCTTTGGTTGAGCTACAGAACGCATCTTTGTTTGATAGAAGTAGCGGCAACGAGTTGGCCAATGATATAATCACCGCTGCTAACAAGAGCGTCTTCATCTTGACTACAGCAAGATGCAAACCACTGATTAATAATCTCTACTATTTATGTTTTGGCCAAACATTCCAGCAACATTACAGTTCTATGTTCGTGTTTTAACAAAACAAGCCAATAAAAAAATTAGCTCAAGGATCAAGTTCCTCGTCGTCGTAATCACTGTCGAGGTTCATGCTGCATCTTCTCTTGCCGTCGAGCTGTTTGACTTCCTTGCGTACATGCTCTCCATTGTCTGTCTTTCCCACGAACCTCAAAGGAGTTTCCTTCTTATGAGCCAAACAGGCATCCATGAGCTCGAAGTAAACTTCCACGTTTTTGATGCAAGCAGGATCTCTTAGCAAAGAGAATTCCAGTTTGTCAGGTTTGCGCTTTCTATCCTTGGTGACGTCTGGAGTGGGTGGAGTAGAATTCTCTAAATCCTCTATTTCGTCGGCAGATAGAGTATGGACCTTTGGTGGAGGTGGTGTTGGGTAAGGACCGGGAGTAATAATTTGGCTGTCACATCCGATGTCTATAGATACCATCACGTTCTTCAGAAGTTCTTCCAATCCCTTATTTCCATCAACTGCAAGGTTTTTAGTTGTCTGAATCCATGGCCTAAAGGAGGACACGTTGACGTATACGTTTTCGTCTTTCAAGTCATATGCTATTCCTACATAGTTGATGGGAATGTAAACATTCTCTCCCATTATACTTATGGATGCGTTTATTCCTGAGGCATCAACGTACGCCGATGACGAGTCCAATGATTCAAACTTCTCTGTTTCTATGTCTAGAGTGCACTGTGCCTTTACTGAGGAATACAGATTTCGTTGTATTTTCATATACAGTCTGAAACGCGCGTACATATGATCTGGATATGCATGGCAGAAGTTTTCCTTTTCCGATGTATACGTCACTACGGGCGCCGGTTGAACCGACGACAGAAGTAGACATAGCGCCGCAAATATGAATCTCTTCATCCTGGTGCGCCAATATTTTAAAACACTGCCTAAATGTTTTATTATTTATGTTTTAAAACAAATCATGCATTTTGTTACAAAAACGTGTACCTCAAACATCAAATGTCTCGTTTCCGGAGTCTTGGTCGAGGTGCATGCTGCACACTCGGTTTCCTGATTCCAACCGTTTTATCTCCTTGAGGATGCCGTCTCCTCTGTCGGTTTTCCCAACTATGCGAAGAGGCGACTTCTCCTTGTGGTCCAGACAGGCGTCTCTGATCTCGAAGTACACCTGGACGTCCTTGATGCACGTCTTGTCGAAGTCCATGATCACTGTTACACTGTCGGGGTTCTTCTTCCTGTCTCGCTGCGTGTCCGGGGGGGTAGGCGATGCATATACATAGTCATGCTCTATGGTAGTTGTCTCCGTAGATGGCGGGGTTGTTGGAGGTGCCGGTGTGGTGAGAATAGCCTGACCGTCGCAGCCGACGTTTATCAACACCACACCGTATTGGAGTATCTGCTTGAGGCCGTGGTATCCTTCATCCGAAAGGTTCTTGGTATATTGCTCCCAGGGCCTGAACGAGGACACGTTGACGTATACGAACCCATCCATTTTTGTGGGGTCGTACGCGACGCTGACGTAGCTGAGGGGTATGTACACCTCGTCGCCGAAGACGTTTACGGACACGTTTATTCCGGAAGCCTCCACGTACGCCTCTGTCCAGTCCAGTCCGCCGGTCCTGTTGTTCTGGATGTCTAGCACGCACTGACTCGACACCTCAGAGTGAAGGGTCCTCTCTATCTTCATGAACAGCCTGAGTCGCGCATACAGATCGTACGGGTGCGCTTCACAGAACTCCTTCTTCTCCGGAGACGACGGCGCGGCGCCTATCAGCGCCAGCGCCGCGGCCAGAACCGCCGTGAGTATCAGACACCTCATCTTGGCTGCGGCAAGATGCGAACAGTCTGTGCTCGTATTTCTGTTTTTTGCAATGCCGCATTATAATCGGATGTTAAAAAAAATCATATGGTCACGGCGAGCCGTCGCAGGTCCACGACACACCAGCCGCTGCCGAAGAGGCAGATGTTGGTCTGGCCCAGCAGCGTGGTCATGTACTGCGCGCTGGGCGCGAGAATGAACTCGTACTGGCCGTCTTCGGTATACAGCTCCAGTACTTCCACGCAGGCGGCGACCGAGGCGATCTCGCGCATGCGCATGCGCGGCCGGAAGCCGCCCATGTTCACGACGTTGAAGTCCTTGCCGCAGAGGATGACGCGGCCCGTGCTCGTGCGGTAGGCCGCCTCGATGTTGACTATGGGGATGCGCAGCCGGAAGGCCTCGCTGCAGGGGATGAGGTTGCCGCCGACGGCGACGTAGCACTCGGGAGTGTAGGGCCCGAGCTCGCTCATCGGAATGGGGGAGAAGGTCAGGGCGCCGTATAGCATGTCGCCGAAGGCGCGGGTCGAGAGGCAGATGCCCAGGTCCCGCGCGATCTCACGCAGCCGCTCATCGTCGGGTGCGAAGATTGATCCAAATGGAGTCAGTATTTGAAGGTGCGACATGGTGGTGCCGAGTATCTTCAAGTAGTATGTTTTCATTTATTGTTTGTTATACATATTCTTGACACAGACCACTGTTACATTCTTGTTACAGTCATGATACATAAGACCATATAAATTTACCAAGCAATTATGTTTATCTTTATTGTATTCTTCATATGTGTCAAATCTTCTACTTCCCGATTTTGGAATATATACATTATTATAATCATCTCTGTGTGACATCCAAAAACTAGTTGCGTCTGTTATCGACATAATGCCTTTTAGAAACATCCCATCTTTAATAGCAGGAGGCATTCCATTTAGCGATGCGCATATTTCATGTGCGTCATCTACATTTGTTTCATATTGAGTGTTTAAAACACATAGGTCTTTTATAGGTATCCAATCTTCTTCACAAGCTTCCTTCAAGAAAAAGTCAGTATATCGGATTATTGCACATATGCTAGTTATCACAGATAGAACAGATACAATAGACGCTGTGGGGCAAGATGCCCTCTTTAGCGTCAGTAAACACTGTCTATTGGGTGTTCTGAAGCAGCCCATTTATTAGTTATAAAGTAGATACGCAGAAGAAGTCTTTCTCTTGCGTATTTGAAGATGGTGTAGATAACATAGTCATAGTTTCACAGTTTGGTTTGAACACGCTACTTTCATGATCAGACCATGTTCCTTTCAAGTATTTTCTAAGCCATTCTGTTTCATTGCAAATGTCTGTTGATGGAAGAGATTGTCCAAGCATTTCGCACATGTTCTTAGCAGATGACCACGTAGCCGGTATTGTAGATTTCGTTAAGCAATGTTTTCCGGTAGACAGCTCTTTGCATATTGTTGTGTTATCACCGTCTCCCCTCAATGATTGTGAATATACTTTATTTTCTTCATTGTGCATACATTGATCTAACTGCAGTGCCAGTATTATAACTAGCGCCGCCAGCACTATGATGGCGATTGCCGCCATTATGCGGAAGAAGAGCTTCAGGCATCGCCGGATGGCCTTCTGTCGCTTAACGGACGCGACGTACGCGGCGTTCTCGGTGGACTCGGCGTCGCCGAAGGTGTTGTGCGCCATGGTGCTCGCCGTAGCGCCTCTGGTGCTTTAGGAGGCTCTAATTTCTGTATTTCCCCGCGCCGGTAATTTAGTGACAGTAAATATACGGCACGGCGCGATGGACGTGATCCAGGAGGTGCGCTTCAAGCGCGAGAGCCTCATAGAGGCGCCCTTCAGGATGGCGCTCGTGGGCGGCTCCGGATCCGGCAAGACCGCGTACCTGCTCTCGCTCTTCCGCACGCTGGTGCGCCGCTTCAAACACATCCTTCTCTTCACGCCAGTTTACAACTCCGCCTACGACGGCTTCGTCTGGCCCGACCACATCCAGAAGGTGACCACGCACGAGGAGCTCGAGTACAACCTCTCGGTCACCAAGCGCAAGATCGAGAAGCACGCGCAGACCAAGCGCCACAAGTTCCTAATCATCCTCGACGACATGGGCGACACACAGACGCGCTCGCCCACGCTGCTCGGGCTCATGAACTACGGGCGCCACCTCAACGTCTCGCTGGTGTTGCTCTGCCAGACCTACAAGCACATCCCCGTCAACGGCCGCGCCAGCATCACGCACCTCTGCTGCTGCAACGTCTCCGACTCCGACGTCGAGAACGTGCTACGGTCCATGTCCATCCGGGGGTCCAAGAAGCGCCTCATCCGCGCCATGGCCATCATGCGCTCGGCCGGGACGCGGCGCGTGCTGATCATCGAGGACTCGGTGTTCTGCCAGAACCAGGAGCGCATCTGCTACGACTTCGCCGACGAGAGCGTCATCCGGCGAAGTCTGGACACCGGTATCCTGCTCGCGCAGTTCTCGCACATGAAGGGGCGCCTCGCGGCCATCGTCGCCGCCGAGGAGGACAAGGAGGGGCGGGAGCGCGACCGGCGCGCCGCGGGCGCCGAGGCGCGGCCGCAGTCTGTGTGAGCGCGCGCCCGCCTCTATCGCTCTCCGGCCTGGCGCCCGGTCGCCCCAGCTATCGTATTAATCCCGCGCGGCTTCCGTAAAGGTCATGGTGCTGTACGCCACGGAGCTGCTGCCCGCGCTGGCCAAGTGTCTGCTCACCGAGTGCGTGGCGTCCGCACTCGCGGCGCTGCTGCGCCTGTCGCTGTTGCGCCCGAGCCGCGCGTGGCGGGGCGCGGCCGGGCCGCCTGGCGCGCCAAGACCGAAGCAGGACTAGCCGGCCAGGCGACGGAGGGAGGGCGCGGCCCGCAAAACCGCAAAGGGATTAGGGGATTAAGTGGGATTAAGGGATTAGCGAAGGTCGCGACCTTTCGCTCATGCGTGACGGCGGGCACTCACGCCCTCTAAATGGACGAGGACATAAACGAGGCGGCGCTCATGCACATGCTTGCGCGTCTCTCGAAGCTCGGCTCGGGTGACGCGGCCGCTGCCGCTGCGATGATAAAAGTGCTCATGGACCTCGTCAACGAAAGAATAATGGCCCTGAATAAAAAGGCGAAAAAGGAGGTACGCAACGCGTCCTCTCCGCAGTGATGGCATCCGCACGCACTACAACGGATCCTGCGGCAGGCGCTTGTGACAAGGGCGCCGGTCGTGCACTAGTCGGCGAGGCGGTTGTCGAAGTAGCGCTGCCACCGCCTGTGGCCTCTCTACTCAAGCACGAGTTCGCCTTCCACGCGCAATGGCCCGCACTCACGCAGGGCGTGGTTCTAGAGAACAGCACCACCTGCGTGAACGAGGAGTGGCTCACCGCGCTGGAGTATGCGCCCACGCGGCACGTCTTCCACGCGCACGTCGAGGATGTTCTCGAGCGCAGGGCCGGGCTCTGCCTTCACCTCAAGTTCGCGCAGAGCGCCGCGGGGCAGTACGTCACGCTGCACGACCCCGACTACTACCTGGTGCGCGATGGACGGCTCGAGCCGGTGCCCAAGCCCGCGGAGCTTCGCGAGACGCTGCTGCACACCTTCCACGACTACCGCCCCAAGAGCGAGCAGAGCATCGAGCTAGTCATGTTCAGCGCGGGCGTCGAGGTCTCGGACTCGCTCGTGGACGCGCTCGCCGCCTTTCTGGACACCGAGGCCTTCCGCCGAGAGCACGCGAATGTGCGCGTCGTGCACCCCTCCGAGTTCCGCGGGTACGCGCCGTATACGGCCATCGCGCCTAGCGGGCGGCTCACCTTCTTCATGACCACTTACGCGTGGCTGGACGACCGCCGCCAGTTCCGCGATGTCATGGCCTTCCTCGAGCGGCGCGTGCTCGAGGATGTGGCCACGCACTCGGTCGCGGTCGACGCCGAGCCCGACCCGCGCACTCCCGCGTCTGTGTACTGCACCGCCTCGGGCGTGCTCTACGTGAACGACATCCTAACCGCGTGCGTGGCGCGCTTCTTTGGCTGCAACGCGCGCCTGGACAGCTTCCACCGCTTCGACGTGCGCCGCGCGGACACCGAGGAGCTGCTGCGAGCCGTCAAGGACGCCTTCGCGAAGCTGCGCACCGCCGAGCCGCGACCGCGCGGTGCCGCGGCCGAGGCGCGCGGCGGAAATTAGCCGCCTCAAATAGGACCTGCGGTCGAGACAACGACGGTATCTCCCTTTTTCTAGCATCTCGCCGACCACCGCCGCCGACAGCTTCGGGAGATGGACGCCGTGTCCGCGCTCTGTGTTGCGCTGGCCTCCGCGGGCGCCATGTTCCTCATCGTGCAGAGCTGGGCGGTCTACGAGAACCTGGACAACATCCGCGAATTCAACGAGGCCAACGCTGCGCTGGAGTTAGCCTTCGGCACCGGCGGCCCGCGCGTGGACCGGCGCGTGTACGACCCCAACGACGAGGTTCTCGACGCGCGCAAGAAATGGCGCTGCGTGACCTTCAAGGGCGCTGTGGTCGCGGCCTCGGAGTTCGGCTTCCGCTCGCACGACGGCATCTCTCCCGCGCGCTTCGGCGGCGTGGACGCCTGCGTGGACGAGATCTTCACGGATGCCGCCGACTTCCGCGTCTTCAACCCGTGCCTGCCCCCTAACCAGTCCAGCGAGGCCTGCAAGTTTTTAAAATCAATACTTTAAATAACATAAGTAAGTGCACGCACGTTTACGACACATAAACGCGTACATGGAGGAGGAGAGTAGCGAGTTGGGTCTCCCCACAAGTGTGGGGGATGACACCAACGCAGATGGCTCTGTGTTCGCAGCGGGCGCTCCGGGAAGGGAGAGCATCGAGGAGAGACTCGTTGGTCTTTTGGATAGCTATACGTCAATAGCTACATGTTGCAGGGAAACTGGAGAAAGACTTGATAGGTTAGAACGCCACATGGAGAGTCTTAGACAGGCAATGATGTCATTAAATAGAAAAATAGATGTGCAGACAGGATATGCCAGATATTAAAATACACAACACTTGCCATGAGTTATTATTTAATAATAAATGGAAGATCTTGTAAAGCAATTCCAGTCATTTATAAACCTTAATTGGAATAAGCCTCTTAATAAAAGCACATGCATCCCCAGAGAGACTAGAAAGCTTATTAGAGATCTGTTAAGAGAATATATTAAGAATGCCCCTGATATCATAGGAGATAATCCCAGCGGTCGTCCACTGAACCTATTTTACAAGATATACGTTGTGAAAAACCCAGTGTACCAGAAATTATTTGAAAATAATATATGGCTTCTTCAGAGCGCCGAGAATATAAAAGACTTCAAGGACATGGGCACCATTGGTAGGTTCTTGCTAATGGTCGTATATAGAATAATGGTAGGTGGAATAAGCAATGGAGGAACTATAATGGATAGTTACGGTCAACACTCTTCGAAAGCCGCGATAGATACACAGATGGATTATTTCTGCTATAACTTCATGTGGTACATGGCATCTATATCAAATTACTATAGAAACAACTCATTGGTATTCGGAATACCAATGTACTGGTGGCGTAAAGAACAAAAGAAAGAAAATATATTAGATAAGCTTAATGAATCTTTTTCCAACAACACACATTCTAGAGGCGCTGTCGGATTTGTTCAGTTTATGATAGACTCTTATAATAATATGGACAAGGTGTCTAAAATAAATATAACATTCGACAAATACAGCACAAACTTTGTGTCGACAGTTACTGAGTTTATACTAGATGGATTATGCTACACTGTGTGGGATGATATAAGGAAACAAGGTACAGAGTTTTATGTTGATGTATTCTTAAACGTTAATAGTTATAAAGGCGCGTTTTTTAAACGAGTGGGCCATCTTAAGCAAGGAGTGATTGATGGTATAAAGCGTCCTACTGACGTAGATTGCGGTGCATTAAGAGTATTGTACCATCCTAGTTTTTCTAGACGAATTATGCATGGAGAACACATACCCATGAGGAAAAAACCACGTTCTATGGAGGATACTCATGCAAAACAACACGATGTTAATGACAAAAGTAATAAACTACATACAAGAAATCACGAAAACAATGGATATTACTTAGATTTTGAACACTACAGTTCAGTATATGATGAATTCATAAATAACGAATTAGAAAGAAGAGATAGGTTGACATATAATTCTTGTGTACAGCACAGATTCCTCGGAGACGTGGATAATGATAAAAGTACTTATAGGCTGATGCTGCGGGATAGGTTCATGGGTTACTTAGACATAAAAACAGAACCTCCAAAGAAAGACGATAGTGTAGGAACACTGGACCCTAGATGCATGGATCTGGATCGACTAGAAAGACTCATTAAGCCATTGGAAGATTCTATAAAAACAAACAGTTGCTGCAATGGTACGAAGAGGGAGGGTAATGAGTCATCTCCTAAATACACAAACAATATTATCGTCACTGAAATAGAACGCCCCTTGAATATCGCTAGACCACATAGGCCATCGTCGCATATATTTCCGTATGGAGAATACGGTAACAATCGTCACTACTCTGCATATGACGCATGGTGGAGAGGAAGGCATGGCGCCATTTGGTAAAGGGTTAGTGATATGCGATCTGTAATTATTTAATTATAAATGGAGAACGACGACTCCTTAGTTGCTAATTTCAGAAACCTAGTTAAGCGGCATTGGTATCAACCAATTGGATCTGTAAAATGCATACCCAGGGAAGATCGCAAATTGATTAGAGACCTCATACGCAGGTACATACAGGAGGCGCCTGCGATAGAGGGAAAGAATGTAGCAGGAAGGCCGTTAAACCTATATTTGTCGAAGTACATTGATAAAAATCCCATATACAAGAAAATATTTGTAGAAGATAGTTGGTTATCCGTACACGCGGATATGTTGGGTAAGTCGTTGGTTGTTAATATTGTTACAGTTGATACATTGGGAAAGTTTTATTTGTTCGTGGTTAAAAAGATTATAACTGGCCACGTGACTCTTCATAACGAGAGAATAATGGACATTGTCAAAGCGACTGAAGATAAAACTAGGGCAGAGATAGAAGTAAATACTACTTATTTCTGCAAGGAATTTTTATCAAATATAGGACAATTGTCTATATACTTCAGAAATCCTGCAATACATTTTGGAATTCCCATGTTTTGGTGGTACGGCGTAGACGCTAAAAAGATTTATGGTGAATTGGAGAAAGACTGGAAGAACAATTTTGATCATGTCCGTACTACTCTCGCGTTCTTACAGTTTATGTCTGAGGTTAACGGAACAGAAGTATATGACAAGGACCACATAAAAATAGTTTTTGATAAACTACATCGTTTTCAGTTTGTCATGAGTGTCCCCGAGGTATTTATGGATGATCTGTGCTTTACCGTCTGGGATGATATATCCAAGAAAGGAAAGTCATTCACACTGGACATATTTATACAACCCGCAGAACACGACGGGGCCATATATAAGTCCGTAGATCACGACGAGGAAGGAACCTTGGATACGGTTCCTAGGCCGGATGTTATCGATTGTAGCGCTATGAGAATATCCTATTACCCAGATGTCCGGCACGTAAGCAGGGACGAAAACGAATTACGAGAACCAGGGAGCTATGACATGTATTATTACGAGCACGGTGACGCATACAACATAAGCAGAAACTATTACGAGCGTAGAGACAGACTTACGTACGACCGTCGGTGTGATCAGCACCACCGTGTGTGGACACACGAAGACTATGACGGAACTACATACAACCGCATGCTGTGGGATATATATGCAGGCAATATTCATGTAACGCCCTTCCCACCCCCGCCACCCATCAAGGAGCCCGCTCCCCCGGTGTGCATCCTGCCCCAGCACGTGGACAAGCTCCTGAAGCCCCTGGAGGAGACCCTGAGCGCCGCGAAGACCTGCTGCGAGAAGAACCGAGACGTCGGCAAGCGGCTAGAGCACCACATCGAGACCATGCGCCAGTACACCGTGCTAGTGTCAAACAAGACCGACGTACACACCTGCCACCGCCCGGGCGCCGAGCTGACCCGGCACGCCGTCGACGGCAGCCTGCCGCTCCCGCATGTGCGTGGCAACTGGAGCGCTCACAGCGACTGCTATCGGCGCTTCCGGCGGCCGCTAGTCGGGCACGGCGCGCCCAATCCCTGGTGGTGGAACCGACACGCCGCCATCTGGTGACCGGTCCGGTGGGCGCGGCGGCGCTCAGCAGCGGAGAGCGTAGTCAGTATCTGGCAGAGTAGGTAGCTAGTACGTGCCGTGCACGAGCGGGTCATAGCGAAGCGTAGCGTTAGAGTAGCGTGGCGTTAGCAGTCGCCTTAGTGTATTTAACGGACCCGCATAGGCGGCAGGCGTGCGTCGCCTGCGCGCGGCAATGCCGCGAAGTATGCTACATTAGCAGTGTATAAATCGCCGCGCTGCGGCGTGTTCGCCGCTGCGGCGGCCTCGCCTAGTCCTCCGTCGAGAACAGCGCCTCGTCGGGCTCCAGGCTGAGCGCTGTCGGGCTCGCGTAGAAGCAGGGGTCGTGCTTCTCGAACTCGACCCGTATTTTGACCCCGCGCGCGTTCATCTGCGTCGTGAAGACCTTGGACACGTGCGTGGAGTCCATGCGCGTGAGCACCGGAGAGAGGCTCATCTTCGAGCACCGGATGCACACGTGCGTGCCGTTGAGCCGCGCGGCGATGTCGCCGCAGTTCTCGCAGACGAGCACCTCCTGCGAGTCCTCCTCGGAGTCGCGCAGGATCTCGGTCACGGTGAAGGCCGCGCCATGCGAGACCATGCAGTCGCGCTCCATCTCGCCGACCTTGATGCCGCCGCCGCGCTTGCGGCCCTCATTGGCCTGGCGGATGAGCTTGGTCTTGCGCCCGCGGCAGCGCACCGTTGCCTTGTCGAGCGTGAGGTGCCGAAGGCGCAGGTAGTACAGCGGCCCGAAGAAGACGCGCGCCGCGAAGGGCTCGTCGGTCTCGGGGTCGAAGAGCACGCGCTCGCAGAATACGCTGCTCTCTGCCTCGGCGCCGAGCCCCCCGTCGCCGTCGCCCGCCCCGCCCGCGACGGCCGCCTCGGGGTGCGCGCGCGCGTAGCAGCGGCGCGCGAACTCGATGTAGGTCTCGAAGTCGGTCTCGTTGGTGCTGGGGAAGCATATGGGCCGGTTGCTGCCGTCCTCGGCGAAGGGCTTTTGCCCGTAGGCCGTGGTCAGGATGACCTCCATGAGCATGGAGAGCGTCTTCCGCGAGAAGATGGAGGTGGAGTTGATGATGACGTCTGGCGTGACGCCGTCCTCGTCGTAGGGCAGCTCGCTCTCGTCGGCGACGTAGGCCACGGTGCCCTTTTGGCTGGTGCGCGTGGTGAACTTGTCCCCGAGGATGGCGCGGCGCTCGCGCACGGTGAGTGCGCGCACCTTGACCTTGTCGGTGAGGTCGGCCTGCACGCGCTCCACGCGCGCGGCGTAGATGTCCGAGTACCGCTCCGCGATGTCGAAGCTGATCTGGTTGTCGGCGACGAAGTCGTCGTCGAGCGTGCGCGAGGAGACGTTGCGCGCGATGGCGTCGCCATGCTCGAGGAAGGCGTTGAGGCGCACCACGCCGTTGACGTCGATCTTGCAGTACGCGGCGGAGCGCACGCGCTCGCGGTTGTTGAAGTTCTCGAGCGGGATCTCGACCTGGTACTTCTTGCAGGTGAGGATGTCGAGCCCGCCGCGCTCCGCGAACTGGCGCTTGAGGATGATGCCGTCCTCCTGGTTCATGCCGCGGAAGGACATGAGCGCGATGGTCACGTGCTGCCCGAAGCAGTTGTCCGCGATCTTGGAGGTCTCCAGTGCCTTGCTGACCACGATGGGCCGCTCCGGGAACATGAGGTGGATGCCGTTGTCGACCTTGTTGCGCAGGTCCGCACTGAGGCAGGAGATGGCCTGCTTGGCCTGCGCGCAGCCGAGGATGGCGCGCGGCGCGGAGTTGTGGTTGATGCCCACGAGCGCGGAGGCCACGTACCCGTCGCGGAACTCGGCGGGGAAGTCGCAGAAGTCGTAGAGCGCGCGCTCCTCGGGCGGCAGCGTGCGGAAGCGCTGCACGGAGTCGCAGACGTTGCTGAAGCTGAACTGCTCCACATCCACCATCTCGATCACGTGCGGAAACTCGCGCTGCACGTCAGAGAAGGTCATGCCCGGCGCCTCGCGCTCGAGACGCGCCATCTCCTCGTCCATGAGCAGCACGCCGTTCTCGACCACGAGCAGCGGCCGGATGAGGCGCCCGGCGCCGAAGTTGATGCGCACCTCGTTGATGCGGTCGCGCACGAGCGCGACGCTGATCTCGCGGTTGCCGCCGAAGAGGCCCAGGCGCTTGCGGCGGCGCAGGTCCAGCACGAAGGCGTCAACGACCGCGGGGTTCAGCGAGGCCACGAGCGCGTTCTCGACGGTGACCGCGAACCCGGTCTCGAAGAAGCTGATGTCGCGCGGGGGGTAGGAGCGCACGTAGTCGCAGACGCTCTTGGTGAGCGCGACGAAGTCCGCGGTGCGGATGTTGGAGATGGAGGTCAGCACCGCGAGCTGCGAGATGAGCCCCACCTGCGGGCCGCGCTCGGGCACGTCCGAGGCGCAGAAGTACCCGTACTGGCTTGGGTGGTACTTGCGCACCTTGAACATCTTCGAGATCTTGACCTGCTCGGGGTAGAAGCCCACGCTGCGCGGGATGGAGATGCTCTGCATCCAGGAGTAGTGCGGGTGCGTGCGGAAGCTGCCGTCGGACTTGCGGAACTTGCCGCTGAGCAGCGCCGCGTAGGCGTGGTTGAAGCCGGGCGTGGTCAGCACGTGGATGTTCACGGTGCAGGTCCCGCGGTTCTTGTGGTTGGCGAGGATGTCGTTGCGGATGTTCCCGATGTAGGTCTCGAGCTCGTCCATGGCCAGCGCCTCGAAGTAGCGCCCGTAGGTGTACACGCGGTGGCATACCAGAGAGTCGCGGTCGGGGTAGCGATCCGGGAAGAAGACGCAGTAGACCATCTTGCGCACGAGCGAGAGCAGATACAGGCCCTTGAGCTGGTTGGGGCTGTCCTGCATGTGCGGCAGGAAGTTGCTCAGCATCTCGTAGCGGAACTCCTCTCGGCTCAGCGGCGACTTCTGCTTGGCGTGCTCGGCGGCGATGAGCGCGTCCACGTACGCGGGGATGTCGCCGCCCGTGGGCACGGCGCGCGCGCTCTCGACCAGCGCCGCGGCCAGGTGCGCGGCCTGCGGCGGCATGTCGAAGCAGAGGTTGCGTGCGACGAACTCCAGAGAGACGTCGGTCAGGAACTGCACCATGACTATGACGTTCACGGATATGAAGGTCTTCGCGGAGGAGATGACGAAGTTGTCGGGCTGGTTCACGTCCAGCAGGATCTTGTAGTGCCGGTACCGTGCGGGAACCACGTGCGAGGGCGAGATCGAGGAGAAGGAGAGCGTGAAGGAGTTGGGCTTGACCTCGCGGAACTTGGGCCAGGTCGTGATCTTGTCGATCATGTTGATGCCGAGCTTCTCGATGGACTGCTTGTTGATGAAGACGCCTCCGATGGAGTTGGGCACCACGTACTTGGAGGGGTCCAGAGCGTTCTTGTTACCGTAGCCGATGAGCAGCGGTAGCTTAATGAGGTGCGAATCGGTGCCCTCGTAGCTGTTGATCTTGGTCACGGAGAGGCCCTCCTTGGTCATGACCTGGCGGTAGATGTTCACGGTGAATGTTACCAACGCCTCGTAGCTCTGGCCCTTGATGCTGGCCACGATGGGCGAGAAGTCTGGCGCGGAGATCTTGACATCGTCGATCTCGAGAACGATGGACTCGGTGCCGTTCTTGAAGGTGAGCAGCGTGCGCCGCACCGTGAGGATGTCCTTGAGCCGGTGCTTGATGAAGTTAGCGTAGGACTCGTACTGGAAGTGCAGCGGGCGGTAGTAGACCTCGGCCTTGGGGTCCGGCAACAAAAACTTGTATCCGAGCGACTGCTCCATATTTATGAAAATAATATTATTTCACTATCCGATCAGTCGCGCGTCAGGAGCTCCTTGAGCAGGTCCACGCTCGCCGTGGCCACGTCCATAGCGGCCAGCGCCTCCGAGCGCGCGCGCATCGCGGTCAGCAACGCGCGCGCTTGCTCCACGCACTCGCGGCCCTCCGCCGTGGAGCGCACGGCCACGATGTTGAGCTTCTTGCCCTTGAAGAACTTGATCTTGCTGTCCGCGGGGATCAGCGAGGGGAAGACCGTGTGTGCTATGGCGCCCGCGAAGGTGAGGTTGAACATGCCGATCTTGAAGTTGCGCACGCCATAGGCGTCCTCGAGCGCGGCCACAGCCGCGAGCTTGGCGTCCGCGCCGCGCAGCGCGAGGACGCGCTCCGCCGCGGCCGCGACCTCCTCCAGGCACGCGGAGCCCGCCACCTTCGCGAGCAGGCGGAAGGTGGTCGCGTAGGTCCCGAATAGCTTGTCCACCAGGTCCGCGCAGCCGCGCTCGGCCTCGTCCTTGGAGAGGATGATGTGCATGGTCGAGTCCTTGAAGATCTTCACGCAGGTGCGGTTCGAGAGAACGATCTCGATGGTCTGCAGGATGGAGCTCTTGCCGCGCGTGCAGATGGAGTGGTGCAGTATGTCCACGCGCAGCTGCTTGGATATGGACTTGATCCAGGGCTTGCTGGGGTCCGTGCGCACGGTGGTGCTCAGGTAGTCGTCCGATCGCCGGCCCGCGAAGTAAGTCTGCCGCCCGCCGTGAATGGTGCGCTTGATCTCGCCGTAGTCGATCTTGCAGCGCTTGGCCGTGGTCTTTACGTACGAGACCAGCGAGGAGCGCTCCTGGTCGAAGATCTCCGCGGTGCGCCGGCTGTCCGCATCCGCGCCCACGTGAACGTCGAAGAACTGCGCCAGTGCGGAGCCGCGCCGCGGCGCGCGCGCGCGCGGCGCGAAGGCGGCGGGGTTCACCAGATGCTTGGTGGTGCTGATGTCGCAGTAGACCACCTTGGCCAGCGCGGCGCCCAGCGGCTCGGGCGCCACCTCCTCGAAGCGCGAGGTCTCCAGGATGCGCGCACGCAGCACGCCGTAGACATCGCCGACCTCGGGGCAGTTGGAGATGTGGAAGTTGAAGATGGTGCGTCGGTAGTCCGCCTCCACGGAGCGCAGGAACTCGAGCAGCGCCAGCATTTCATCGTGGCTATCGGATTTCACTTTGCTTCAATACGTAGTTGATGGCCATGTTGAAGCTGTCTGCGACGTCGTCGAGCTTCTTGCGCGCGGGCACGGCCTCCAGGATGCCGAAACTCTCCGCGAGCGCGAGGAAGGTGCGCACCGAGCGGCGCTTGCGCGCGCGGTAGGTGCTGCCTGTCATGGCCGGCGGGACCGCGATCACGCGCACGTGGCGCCGCTGCTCGAATAGCAGCCCGCGGATGAAGTGGATGAACTTAGAAAAAGGCGACATCTTGCACTGACGCTCCACGAGCACCACGTCCGCTGGGAAGGCGGTCACGTCGCGGTGCACGCGCTTCTCCCAGTCGCGGCTCCAGTCCAGCTTGGACACGTCCAGCACGCGCACGCCGTCCGCGAGCACCTCCAGCACGGTGCGCGCGGGATTTTTGGTGCCCAGGTCGAAGGCCGCCACGATCATCTCCGCGCGCTGCGGGGCTACTCGGCGCGGCGCAGCGCGGCGGAGAGCACGTTGAAGACCGAGACGAACTGCGGGAAGCTGGCGAAGATGGACTCCGCGGTGGGGTTCGCGAGACAGGCCGCGTTATCGAGCTCGAACGCGCGCACGGCGCCCTCGTCCGTTATTTGAAACCGCATATTATTGATGAGCTCCACGGCGTCGCGGTGCGGGTAACCCATGCACTCGCAGGCCATGCGGATGGCGCCGCCGTCTCGCAGCCTCCGCGCCAGCGCGCAGTCCGCGAGGATGGCATCGCGCAGCGCCTCGAAGCCCGCGCAGGGCGCTACGATGCCCAGGCGCGCGGCCATGCCGCGAACGTCCGTGTCTCGCACGTGGATGACGTAGCCGTTGCTCACGGCGCAATCCGCGCCGAGGCAGCGCACGACCGCGCGCAGCGCCTCCTCGCGCGAGCACTCCGCGGCCGCGGCCTTGGCGGCGCCATCGCAGAGAACCAGGCAGTCCGCGTAGCGGCGCACGGCAACGAAGACGCCCTCGCGCGCGCGCGCGTCCACGAGGTGGCCCACGCCGCGGCAGAGCACGCGCGCACCGCCGGCTCCGCGCAGCACCGGCAGGTGGTGGCGCGCGTCCACGGACACGAGATCGAGCCGGCGCACGCGCATGAAGCAGCGCTGTGAGCAGTCCACGAGCCGGCGCTGCACGACGCCGGGACGCGCCATGCACACGGCCGTGCCGCCGGCGGCGTCGCCGTCCGCTACGAGCGCACGGTGCACCGCCTCGAAGTCCTCGCGCGCGAAGCGCTCGCCTGCGCGCACGGCCAGGCGAAGCGTGCGCGCCGTGCGCACTCCCGCTCGCGCCAGCTCTGCCAGGACCTCGTCGCTGGCGGCGTACTCGGCGACGGCGTCGTCCGCGACCCAGACCTGCCGGAATACCGCGAAGCGCACAAAGGTCAGGTCCGCGAAGCGCGCGTCCGCGGCAGCGCAGGCCGCACGCACCTCCGGCGGCGGCTCAACCTCGGCGCCGCTGGCCGAGTCGAAGACCGCGCCGCGCACCCAGGCGTGTGTGGCGCCGAAGTGCACGCGGCTGACGACGTACTCGCCGGGCTCCAGCGCGCAGTCCGAGCGCGCCGCGCAGTAGTACTTTTCCACGGACGCGCACGGTGCGGAGGGCGCGACGGCCACGGTCCAGTAGGTGCGGTTAGCCCACTCCACCAGCGCGTTGTAGCGGTCCACCGCGGCCCCGGTCACGAGGTGCAGCGAGTCGCGCAGCCGGATCAGCTCTTTCAGCGTAACTAAATCGCTTTCCGAAGTCATGATCTCGCTATTTTTGGTGATCTGCTATTTTGTTCTCATTTTTAACATGCTGCTCCCGCGCGTCTTCGAGAAGCTGCGCCAGGAGGAGGCCGCCTTCGAGCGAATCGAGCGCGCGGGCAGCGTGTACCGCTGCGTCGACGGCGTGGTCGTGTCCTACGCGCTCGGCGCCTCGGGGCTGGCGGCGCGCGTGATGACGGACGCCTCGGGAGCGCCTCTGCCGTGTGCGCGCATGGCGGAGGCGGACCCGGCGCTCTTCGCCGGGTGCTCGGGGCCCCGCGGGCGCGGGGACCTGCGCGACGTGTGCGCGAGCGCCTACGCGAGCGCGTTTTCGTGATAATAAATAATAGGACAAGGATGAGCGCACGCGCGCCGCAGACGTGCCCGCCGCCGGAGCCGGCCGCGGAGGCCGCCGGGGGCAACAAAAAGCGGAGGCGCCGCCGCACGACCACCATCGTGGACTCGGACTGCACAACCTGCTCGTCGTGCCAGTCCCGCCTGATTCACGTGTCCGATGTCACTCGCGCGGGGTCGCTGGACCTCATCCGGTGCTCCGGCACGCTCTCGTGCGCGGCCTGCGGGTCCGCGCTCACCCCGCTGCGAGATCTAGTCCGCTGAGCGCGCTATATAGCGCTCGCTCCTCCCGAGAACCGGGAGCGCCCGCGGATACCGCGCGCTCGCGCACGAACCCGAGCGCGTCCGTGGCCAGCGCGACCAGCCGCCCCGCGAAGGCGGCCACGGTGTCGGCGATCGCGCGCACCGAGGAGCTGGGGAACACGAACAGCGTCCTGGCGTCCGCGTGCGACTCGCGACACACGCGCCCGATCATCTGCTCCATGACCATGCGGTTGAGCACGGCCGCGGCGACCGCCAGCGAGTCCAGGTTGGGCAGGTCCAAGCCCGTGCCCGAGAAGAAGACCGTGGACACCAGCACGAAGCGGTCCTTCTCGCGCAGCGCGCGCGTGAGCTCCGGCGTGCGCTTGTTCTTGGCATCGCCGAGGAAGACCACGTCCGCACCCAGCCGCGCCGCTAGCGCGGCGTGCAGATCCGCCATGTGCCCGCGCAGCTTCGTAAGCACGAGCACGCGCCGCGAGGTGCCAGCGCGGAAGGCGGCCTCCACGGTGTCCGCGATCAGTGCGTTGCGGCGCACGTCCTCGGCCAGGATCTTCTCCGTAAAGACGTGGTACTTGTTCTGCGGGCCCTCGAGACTGCGCGCCATGGCGCGGATCTTGGTCGTGGTGTACGGCTCGAAGAAGGCGTCCACCACACGCACCACCTTGGAGAGCCGGCTGACCACGGACACGTTGACCACGCGATTGCAGTAGATGCGGTTCGCGCGCCGCGGCGTTGCCGTGAGGAAGTAGCACATGGGCGGCGGGTACTTGACCAGGTACCGCGCCACCGCGGTGTTGTTCATGAGGTTGTAGGTGTGCGACTCGTCGAGCACGAGCACGTCGAACTGGCGGCTCACCGCGCGGCAGAATTCGTCGTTCGCGAAGTGGCGGCTGACCACGATGGCCACCATGGCGCGGTCAAGTTCGCCGGAGCGCAGCAGAGCGGCCGCGCCGTCGTAGGAGACCGCGAAGGGCACGCGCAGCTCCGCCACGGCCGCGCGCCACTGCGGCACCAGCATACGGTTGGGCACGCAGACCACCGCGCGCCGCGCGTGCGTGGCGATGAGGTGGCACGCGGTCAGCGTCTTGCCGAAGCCGCAGGCCAGGTGCAGCGTGATGTATACGGCGCGGCCGGCGGCAAGCAGCTCGTCGCGCGCGGCCAGCACCTCGTCGACCACGATGCGCTGATTCGGATACAGGCTCGGCAGCGTATTCGCGCCGAGGTTTACGCCGCGCATGCGCGCGGCGTCGCGCAGCGCGGGGAAGGCCACGCCCCGCGTGCGCACGCGCAGGTCTGCGAACAGCCCCACGGGCAGCGCGAAGCGGAAGCTCGAGCCCGGGAAGACCTCTGCGAACTCCTCATTGTCGCGGAAGAGACACAGAGGGCGATGGGGGCCCACTAGATTCTTCAAGTACGCGTAGAGTTTGTCGTCGACCTGTACACCTCCAAACATTTTTCAACATATAAATGGCCAGCTACTTTAGCTACTATAACCCAGTGGAGGAGTTCGACGCTGGCGGCGTCCACGATGCCGAACTCTTCACCGCCGAGGAGCAGAACGCCTTCCTGCCCAAGGACCCCAACCCGGATGTCGCTCCGATGCCGCTGCCGCCCGCGGTGCCCCGACCCGGCGTGCCCGGCAACGTCGCCCCGTACAGCGTGCTTCAATACGAGGACATCCGGATATTAACAGGTATAGTGATATTTGTATTGGCCATCACGTCCACCCCCGTGCTCGCTCTGGTAATGGTTGGTATTGCCTCACTTATTCTGCCGCTGCCCTGCCTCGTGGTGGGGTACTGCGCGGCCATGCAGATCATGCACCCCAACGCCTCGGGGAACGCGGGCATGGCCATCGTGTGCACGCTGATGTCCATCCTCGCCATCATCGTCTCGCACGTGACCGGGTCCGTGGGCGCCACCACCTTCATGTACATCGTGCTCGGGCTGCTCTTCGCCATCTACGCCTTCCGTCTCTCGGGGCGCGGCGTGCTGCGGAACCGCGTCTCCGCCGTCGCGCCCGCCTGCCCGGTGTACGCGGGCGCGAAGTCCGACGACCTCTTCTTCGCCGAGTAGGGCCCTGCGCCACCCCCGCACATAGCGGCGCCCCGATAATAGCGCCTTCAAATACGCGCGCGGCATGGGGGACACGGTGTCCAAGGTGGAGGTTCTGGAGTCGCCGTTCTCGCGCGGCGACTATGCGCTGCGCATAACGCACACCTCGGGCGTGGATACCTTCAACTTCTCGGAGGAGTCGGAGACCTTCGCGGACCCCGAGGCGAAGGAGGTGCGTCCGAGGTTCTGCCTGCTGCCGGACATGGACCCCGGGCATTGCGGCACCTTTCTATCCCGGGAGGTCGCCGCGCGCGCTCGGCTCGTGCAGGGCCCGCCGTGCCAGTCCATCGCCTTCCGCCCGGGCTCGCTGCTTCGAGCTAACTTCGTCCCCGAGAGCGCCAAGCCGTACCTGCGCCAGGGCGTCCAGTGCGTGTTCAGGCTCGAGGGCCCCGTGCCAGACGACGCGGCGATGGTGCGCTGCTGCACGAACCCGTGCGCGGGGTGCCCGTCCGTCTTCTCGAACGGGTACCGCACCGCGCATTGCGACCTGGTCATGGCCGGGCGCTGCGCGGCGGAGCCCGACGCGCCCGCGTGCCTGGACTGGCTGCGCGCCGGGCGCTACGCCGCGCTGGAGCTGTACTCGAACCTCTGCGCGAGCAGCATGGACGCGCGCTTCTGCTCGGAGTTCGTGCGCGTGGCGCGCCCGGCTCTCTTCGCCTTCGGAGACTCCGCGCTGCGCCGGTTCTGTGCGGCGCATGCCGCCGCTCCCGAGTGCGCCTGCGTGACAGGGCGAGCGCTGGGAAAGTACCTGGGACCGCGCGTCTGCCGCGCGCACGAGTGCACGGACCAGTCGCGAGACAGCAAGTGGCTCTTCTTCGCGCAGGCCGTGCAGCGCTCGCGCTGCCGGTACGTGGGATGCCGCATCGACGTGGACAGTCTGGTCATGCGCAACTCGTGCGCGGACATGGTGGCCGACTGCGGGAAGGCGGTGTCCGAGAGCTTCGCCGACCCCGACCCAGGCGTGCGCGACAACGCGCCGCCAGCGCTGCCCGCGGTGCCGCCGCTCGCGGCGGCGCTACTGGTGGGCGCCGTCATATTTTATTTCGCGGCCGTGTATGCCCGGCGATCCGTAGAAACCAAGACAATAAATGTTTCTAGACGATGACGTCGTGGTGGTGGCGCGCGCCGGCGCGCGATTCCCCGAGGGGCTCTTCGACCGGCGCGGGCGGCCGCTGAGCCCGATGCGCACGCGCGTGGTGCCCTTCGACGCGACGCCGCCGCGCGACGCGCGAACGCTGCTGCTGGTGAACCCCACGGCGGGGCAGTTGGCCGCCACCGCCGCGGGTGCGCCCGCGGGCGTCCGCATACTCGTGCTCGTCGACGTCGAGACTCGAGACCAGCCTTTTAGCATAGTAAATGGTGTCTGACTACGACCCGGCGGTGCTGGTGTTCCTGCTCTGCGCCGCCATGGCCGCCAACTTCTACATGCCCCCGAAAACCAAGCTCAGCACCATCTTCGTGCTGCAATCCGTCGTGTTCTCGTGGTTTCTCTTCCACTTCATCCATTCGGTTATTTAAATTTCTCATCAGATAAATGGACCTGTTCGAGACCCTGAGCTCCTACTACTCCGGCGTGCTGATATGCGGGGTGGTGCTCCTCGGCTCCGCGTGCGTCTTCGCGTACGTGGACATGAGCAAGAACAGCAAGTCCAGCTCTGATCCCAACTTTGAGTACGTGTGGCGCGCGCTCAGCATCACGTGCTTCGTGGTCGGGCTGATCATGCTCCTTGGGCTGCTGATCATGGCGCTGTACCGACGCTGCTCGCGCGGCGCGCGGTACGAGCGCCTCAACCAGACAGACATCGAGCTCACCGCCCGCTAGTCCGCCGGTCCCGCGTCGGGCCCGGCGGCGTTCTTACCCGTAATAAATGGAGCTGCTCAACGCGCTGCTGACCATCGTGGTCGTCTCCATCGTGAGCTACATCATCATCATGATGTACCGGCGGGCGGCCACTACGCCCAGCGTGCCGCGGCGAAAGGACCCGATGCTTCCCGGCGCGTCCACGTTCGACGACCGAATGACCGATGACCAGGTGAGGGCGCTGCACGACCTGGTCACCTCGCACGACGGGCCCCCATCGGCGCCCGCCGGCGACAAGGACAAGCCGAACTAATCCCGCCCGTCCGCAGACGACATCGCGCAGAATCGCCGCGCTCGCGCGGCGGCGCGGTGAATGTATTATTCCTCCGTAATAAATGGCGTCGGAAAAGGCCTGTGCGCGCTCTCAGAGCAGCTACGACGACTACATAAACACGCTCAACAAGATCGCGCCGCAGCTTCGGAGCCTGCTCACGCATCTGAACAGCGAGCACGTGATCCGCGGCGGCGCTGCCGGTGGCGGCGAGGAGTGCTCTGGCGGTGCGCTAGAGGCAAGCTCCAGCGGGCGGCGGGGCGCCTCCTCGACAGGCCGCCGCAGCGGCGGCTCCAGCTCCGGCCGGTCCTCGAACAAGAGCAGCAGCTCCTCCAGCTCCCGCTCGCGTCGCAGCGGCGCGCCCCCACGCCGCGGCACGGACGGTATGTACTCCGGCATGCGAGCCTGCGAGTCCGAGACCGTTCAGGCCGTCTCCAACTGCGGCAAGATCGTGTACGGCGTGGTCAAGAACGGAAAGCTGGAGGTCCAGGGCACCATGGGAGACGTGTCCGAGGACCTGCTTGGCGTCGACTGCGTAAACGGCGGGCGCAAGAAGGCCTCGGGCTCCCGGAGCTCAGGATCCCGGTCCTCGGGATCCCGGAGCTCGGGATCCCGGAGCTCAGGAACCCGGTCCTCGGCCTCCACCAGCTCCCGAGACCGCTCGGGCACGGGCGCCTCCGGATCCGGCACCTCGCGGCGCCGCGCCACGGGCACCTTGTCCTCCTCTTCCTCCTCCAGCAGCCGCCGCACCACCGGCATGAGCGGCAGCAACTCGCTCGGCCTGGACGTTGACGGCGGCATGTGCTAGGCGACGGATCCTATGTATAATGATGATGATACGCGTCTCTGACACCGACACTGCCCAACACTATATCAGGTTAAGCTTCCGCACAAATAGCTTTATCACGAAGAGCGCGACATTGAGCACCGGGCTGTTGCCGAAGCCCAGCCGCTCGGCAATGTGCTCGCAGTCCTCGCCGATCTCCACGTCGATGAGCTCCGACGAGAGGTCGGCGCTGAGCCCGCGAACCTCCGCGAAGCCCAGCTTCACGAGCGCGTGCTCCAGGATGGTGATGCCGATGATGACCACGTTAGTCACCAGGATCTTCTTCTTTCGCGTCTCGTTGTACCGGCGGATGACCGCGTACATGCGGTCGACCTCGTCGTCGGAGCACTTGTCCAGGTCGTCCATGGACAGCGTCACGTTGTTGAGAGAGGCGTAGTTCACGATGACCATGCGCTTATTGAGCTCGCTCGCGCGCGGGGCCTTGCCGAAGAGCACCCTGGTGAAGTTCTCCAGGTTCCCGTTATCCTGAGACGCCGCCGCCTTCCTGCGGAGCTCCTTGACCTCCTCCTCCAGCAGCCGCACGCGCTTGGAGTCGTCGAAGACGGCGCCCAGCGAGGGCGTGGTCGCAGAGAAGGATGTCGTGGTGCGGCGCGCGTCGCCCGCGGCGACGCCGCCGTGGATTGGAATGGCCGAGACGCGCGAGAACGAGGTCTGCACGGGCTCGCGCTCCACCACGGCCTCTCGATCGGATACGAGAATGTTTATGCGCTGCTGGCGCTGCTGCTCGGCGGCGATGATGTAGCCATCGGCCTTCTTGGGCACGAGCGCGTCGGCGTCGGGCAGGCCCCGCGCAACGCACGCGGCCGGCTCCTCCTCGTCCGGAGGCAGCGGGCTCGTGATTTCGTAGTCGTCCTCCTCCTCATCGCCGTCGTCCTCGCTTCCACCGTCGTCCTCGTCGTCGGAGGCCTGCACGGTGCGCGCGAGGAGCTTGTCATTGACCGTTCGCAGGATGGACAGCTGCCCCTTGGTGATCTCGTAGTGCTTGTTCAGCGGGTAGTTGTCCTCGGAGAAGGACGTCGGCCCGTAGTCTCCCGGAATATCGGTCACCGGTACGGCCGTCATTTAATACTAAATAAATGACTGCCTCAAACGTCCAGATGGCGATGCAGCATGTGGAGGGCGCGGAATACATGTTCCAGCTCGTCTCCGGCGTGCTCCCCAGCCTCTGCTCCGACTTCAAGCCCAGTTATGACCTCCGGCACACCTACGTGCACCCCGTTGACGCGCTCTTCGTCGACGGCGCGGACAGGCTCATGAGCGACGAGGAGGTCGAGGTCTGCGTGAAGCAGTTCGGCATCAACTACCTGCTGGACAAGACCGCTAACTCGCACCTCATCCCGCTGGTCCTTGGCCCCAACTCCGCGGAGGTCCTGCCCAAAAAGCTCAAGATCACGGACATGGCCAACCCCGTGGTGTGCACGCACGCCTTCCGCGACCTGCCGCCGGCCACGCGCGCGCTGGTGATGCTGCGCACCTCTAGCTTCGAGGCGCACGCGCGCGTCGCCGGAGGGTACGTGCGCTTCCCGACCGGCATGCACGTCAAGTCGCCCATCTCCTTCCCCGCGCTCGGCTTCGATAACACCTACCTGCTCAACCTCATCTACGCCGACATCGCGGGCCCCGCCGAGATAGGCTTCCGCGCACGCATGGTGGACGGCATCATAGTCGCGCGGGACCTTCTCACGCTGCTGAACGTGCGCGCGCTGCTCACCGACGCCTCGCGCACGCGCTTCGACGCGGCCTACGACGTCCAGAACGCGGCAGCCAAGCATGGCATCGTGCTCGCACAGGCCCCGCAAGTGGACACCGAGATCACCACCATGAACCTCAAGTACCTGCTCATCTTCTTCCAGTTCTTCGAGAACTTCTACACGCTGCGGCAACTTACATTCAACGGGCAGAACCTGCGCATGGTCCGCGGCGGCATCGCGAGCCTGGCGGTCTCCATCTTCTACCAGAGCCAGCTGTCGCGCCTGACGCAGCTGCATTCCGGCGTGACGCTGACGGACCACCTGGAGCTGCTGACCACCGCGAACACGCGCCTGCGCGTGGCGGCCGCCGGCATGCGCTTCGTGGACATCTCCGCCAACGTGCCCTACTACATCACACTGCTGTCCATGCTCATGCGCGCAGACCGCACGCAGCCGCTGATCGCGCCGACGAAGAGCCTCTTCTGGGACGGCATCGAATACTCGGAGTTCCGGGCCATGAGCACCGCCGACGCGCTATTCATCGGCTCCACCTGCTACACCTTCGCGCTGTACGACCACGACGACGTCACCTACTGCTCCGTGCTCTCGGACGCGCTCGCCGCCGGCAAGACTCCGCTGCGCGTGTGCTTCTACCCGCGAGTGCTCGGCGGTAAGACGGTGGCCGCGCTGGTGCTGGACACTCTAACGGGGATCAACCTCATCTCGCCGCGCGAGTTCCCGCGTCGCTCCACGCACCCGCACCAGCACATCGGGCTCTCGCACGCGGCCTTCATGAAGTTCTTCCAGATGCTGCGCGTGGTGGTCAACCGCGAGCCGGAGGTGGCGCTGAAGGAGGTGCTGATGGCCTACGCGGGCATCCGCATGGAGGACTCGGGCCCGCCGCACTACATCAACAAGGAGAGCTACATGGACTTCCTGAAGCTGCTCTTCGGCGTGATGGGCTTCCGCGTGCACGTAAGCACCGCCGTCTACGGCAGCCGCCGCCAGACCTCGCTCACGGTCTCGCCCTCGGTCACCAAACACACCCTTACCCGCCTGCTGGCGAAGGTGTGCTGCGGCAAGGAGGAGGTGGAGAAGATAATGGCCTCCGCGCACGACCTGCTGCAGTTCATGGTGACGGCGACCAACGTCCGGGAGGCGCATGGGTACCACGGGCAGGCGTGCCGCGTGCCCTCGTACAGCACGCTCACCTGGCGCTTCCCGCGGACCATCTACGGCGGCGCGCCCGGACAGGCGGACGCCGCGGACGCCGCACCCGACGTCTCCACCGTGGTGGTCTCGAACCCGCTGGGGCTCCTGGAGCGCATCAACTCGCGCGGCATCTTCTCGGCGAGCACCGTGGACGAGCTCATGGCCGTGGACGGCTTCCTGCCCGAGAATACCGCCTTCAAGAACAACCTGCGGACGCTGATCGACGAGAATGCGCTGACCGGCGAGAACATCCTGATGGCCATGCCCAACAGCATGATCGACCGGCTCGTCACCGTGGGTGGCGCCCCCGACCTGACACTATCATCGATCCTTGACGACGTCTCCGGCAGCTCCGACGACGCGGCCTCCTGCGTTACCAGCAACGAGATCGCGGACGCTATCAGCTCCGCGCTGAAGACCAAGTACGTGCGCGACACCTCCGGCATCGTTAACAGCGCCATGGGCATCGCGAGCGCGCGCTCCGAGAAGCAGCTGGACGCGGTAAAGCGCGCGAGCTGCAGCATGTCCGCGCTCTTCAAGCAGCTCACGCAGTCCGTGTACACGACGGAGCGCATCTTCGGCGTGCCCATCTCCGACGAGGTCAAGAGCTCCATCCTGGAGCGGTACAAGCTTTTCGTGGAACTCTCCAAGTCGCTGTACATGGACATGGTCGCGCTCGAGAACCTGAAGGCGCTGCTGCTGATCGTGCGCCGCAGCGGGCGCTACGTGGGCGACTCCGAGATCGGCGTGGCCGAAATGCAGAAGGCCTACGACATGGTGCGCGAGAAGATCTCGAGGCTGACTAGCTACTACTCCAACATCGGGGAGCTTTACTGGACCAGCATGAAGCGCAACCTCAACATGCGATCCCCGGACAGCGCAGTTTCTTTTGACAGTGAGTAAATAGCATCGCGAGACAGGCGGCGTCCGCCGGCATGCGGCCGTGCTATGTTACGGTTATCAAGTCCATCGGGGGGCTCGCGCTCTTCCAGGTGGCCAACGGCGCCATCGACCTCATGCGGCACCTGTTCATGCACTTCTGCGAGCACCGGCTGCGCTCCAACACGCTGGCCGCGGTCATGTTCAAGACCGTGATCGGCATGATCATGTACATGCTGCTGGGAGTGGCGCTAATCTACATGTTCAGCGACAACGACTGCGCGGGCGGAGAGCGGCCGGCGCCCGCGCCGGACGCGCAGGTGGCGCAGGAGCCGCGGGACGCGCCCCCAGCATGCGCGTGCAGGGCGCCTGGCAGCGCGGATGAGGAGAAAAAGGGTCAGGGGCAGGAACGGGGGCGTGGGCCGCGCGCGGCCGCCGGCGGCGCCGCTACGGCAGCGCCGCGCCGGTAGCCGGCGCAGGGGCCGGACACAGCCTACAGAAGCGGCTGAGCGCGTCCTTGTCCCGGCGGCTTATCTTGAACGAGCGCGCCTGCGCCATCTCGGCGAGAAGCACGCGCATGCGCGCGCCGTAGCGCGCCAGGTCCGCCGGCGATAGCGGGTTCTCGCGCGCCAGATCGCACACGGGCACCGCGTGCTCGGCCTCCGCGCGCTCGTGCAGCTCGCAGACCATGGTAAGCACGGTGTTCACGGCCTGCGAGACCACGGCGCCGGTGCTCACGCTCCACTGCGCGGCATCCGCGCGCAGCTGCAGCACGTAGAGCCGGTACGTGATCTCGGTGAGGCTGCGCACGAGCCCGCTCTCCGCGCGCACGTCGAAGGCATCTACCTCTGTGTCCGCGCCGCGTAGCACGAGCGCCAGGAAGGCGAAGTAGGTCTCAAAGTCGTAGGTGTGGTAGCTGTCCCCGGGGTACCCGAGGAACTCCTGTATGACCTTTATCTGCGCGGCGAAGCGGAATCGCTTGCTGGTCTCGCGGTGAAGCTCGGGGAAGTACAGCTCGACCATAGTCTCGGTCATGCGGAAGCCGCGCCCGGCCAGCGTGGCGATGAGGATATACGGCGCCACGAGCACATTGTTCTTCTTCATGACCGTCTCGGTGCGCAGCGCGTCCAGCGAGCGGAACTGCATGTTCACCTCTTTGGAGGTGAGGAAGTCCAGGCGCTGCAGGAAGAAGCCCAGCGAGAGCTTGCGCTCGTCGTCCTTGCTTCGGTGCGGGTACATGCGCTTGCTGCGCGCGAAGAAGACCGTCTTCTCGCGCGCGCCCGCGCGTGTGGCGTCCACGCTGACGTCGCCGAGCGTGATGTCCGCCTCCGCGGACATGTCGGGTACGGGCTGAAACATGGCGCGGCCGTCGCGCACACGCGTATTTTATTTCAGTTTAACGAGGGCTATAAATACCACGCACCGGCGAGAGATGCTGTATACCGTGGCGCCGCAGCTGGTCGTTCTGGTGGGCCGACACCAGGCGATAGAGCGAGTGCTCTACCTATCGCTCTACGACTCCGTGGACGAGTCCTCGCCGATCTACTTCTTTGCAAAGAAGTACATCCAGCACGACCCCGAGCACGTGCACCGGCACATCCTGCTCACCATGCGCATGCAGCAGCTCAAGGGGTACCTGGGGCACCTGCTGGACCTGCAGGACGAGATCATCATGTACTCGCACAAGAACAACCTGGAGTACAGTTACGTGGACAACACCATCTTCAACCCCTTCTCTCCCACGCAGAAGAAGACTCTCATCCGCACGGACGGAATCCTGTACAACGCATATGCGGACGCCTGCGACTTCCTGGTGGTCTGGGTGGCGCGCGCGGGCGACACCGCCGCGCCCGAGTTCGGCTCCTTTGAGGAACCCAGCGACTCCATCCTCAAGTTCGAGGAGCGGCTCATCTCGGAGTTCGCGAGCCTGGACCTGAACATGACCGTGGAGACCAAGTTCAACAACATCTTCCGAACCAACCTGCGCGAGTCGGGGCTGCGAGCGATCGCGCAGCAGGCGCCCGACAAGCGCGCGGAGCTCGGGGACTTCGACATCCTGCTCTCCAAGACGGACGACTTCTTCATCTCGATGACGGGATCGCGCTTCCTGCTCGTGGACGAGCCGCTGAACCTCTCTGTCTGGGACGCGGAAGGCGCGCTGGCCATCTCCAGCGACGGGAAGACGCTGACCGTGAACGACGTCGCGCTCTTCACCAAGCTAGTCGCGAGCATGGACGTGAAGATGGACCGCGTAAAGGGCGACATCACCTACAAGGTCTCGCTGTGCACACACATCACCTCCAAGATGAAGCTGGACATGGAGACGAGCTTCATCTTCGTTGAGACCGCGACCAACAACATCCTGCTCTCCACGGACAAGCGCATCTCCATCATCCTGGCGAAGTCGCACGTCTCCGTGAAGGTCAAGAACTACATCCCCAACATCGAGAAGTACTTCACCTTCCTGATCGTGGCCATCAGCGTGATGTTCAACAGCGTGAAGCAGTCCTCGGACTTCACCAAGGTGGAGACCGTGTACTGGTCGCGCATCTGCCAGAACACAAAGACCAAGAACCGCAAGCCCGTGATCGTGCAGTCGCTGGAGGCGGACATGGCGCGCGTGAGCAAGAACTTCTACCGCTCAGAGGCGCGCGAAGTCTTCGTCAACGACAACGGCGTCATGTTCTCGTGCATGGACCCCGACGGGCGCTACAACAGCGTGGGTTTCCTCTCAATCTTCCACCGCCTGCAGCGCATCTGCATCCCCTGCTGCTTCCTGCGCAGCCAGGCGCACACCGACACCTTCAAGTCCTGCGTTCACGAGGAGGCGGTGGACCGCAGCGCGCTGAACCCCTACATCCTGAACTTCGGGAAGGTGGTCACCGAGTCCAAGATTTCCTTCCTGCCCATCATCTTCGACAAGTTCTTCAACGAGGGCCTGGAGGCGGACTTCGAGGCGGACAACAAGCGGCTGCGCGCCACCGCCGGGTACTACGTTGTGCACTGCTGCGAGGGCTCCATCGTGCGGCTGCGCACCGTCTCCGAGATCGTGGCCTACGTGAACGAGAGCGCCAACATCCTCATCTCGGGCGATATGGTCTACTTCCCCATGCGCCTGAGTGAGGCCTCGGGCACGCGCATCCTCATCCAGGAGATCGTGCACGACGTGGTCCGCATCCGCAAGGACGCGGCCGCGGACGCGATCCACCTCGAGCAGGACGAGCACAGCCGTCTGGCGGAGATGTTCCCGCACCGCACCGCCACGCGCGCGGTGCGTGAGGAGGCCGGGCTCTCCATGACCACGGCCGGCTTCTTCGTGGACGGCAAGCGCTTCGCGCCGAAACTCTCCTCGCGCTTCACGGCCTTCGTACGCAATGCAACGGTGCCCAACGCGGTCAGCCGGCACTTCGCGCGGCTCTTCCGCTACGTGGTCACGGAGGCGCCGGAGCGCTTCGAGAAGACCTGGTCCATAAACTGCGCGCTGCGCCTGGGCGTGGAGCCCGACTCCCCGCGCGCCGAGGCGCTGCTGCGCGAGTTCTACCCGCAGCAGTAACGGGCGCGGGCGCCCGCGCAAGGCTCCAACTATTCAAGAGTGTGCGTCTCACTAAAAGCGCATCCTCGTCTGGAAATCCCCTCGGCGGCGGAGCGGACACAGCCCGGAAGGCAGCAGCAGCATGGACCGCCTGCGCGTGTGCTACTCGCGCTTCTACGAGATCAGCAGGGAGCACCTTGCGCGGTGCACTGGCCTCTGCGTGGACTGCATGGACTTCGAGACCGACGTGGACACGCTGGTGGCGCTGGTGCCCATGCTGGAGAGCTCCGTCTGCGCGATATCGCCCGAGATGAGCGACGCCGACGTGCTGGCGCTCATGAAGCACTGCAGCTACCAGGCGCTCTCCTTTTGGTTCCTGAAGTCCGGCGCAGTCGTCAAGTCCGTGTACAACAGCATCCGCGACGAGGCGGAGCAGCGCGAGTTCCTGGCGGTCTTCCGCGAGGTGTTGCTCGCCGCGCAGACCATTGTCTCGCTGAACGCGATGTACAAGAACATCCGCAGCGACACGGAGGAGATCGTGGACGACTCCAAGAAGATCATGGAGATCGTGGCGCAAATCCGCGCGGCGAACGGCGCCAACGCGATCATGAAGGTGCTGCAGGCTCACTACAGCTTCCTGGTCAAGTGTCTGAACAAGGTCTTCTCGGATGAGAACTACGTGCTCAAGCTGGTGGCCGTCTTCGACAACTCGCTGCTCACGGACAAGCAGAAGCTCAAGGAGTACCGCGACCTGCTGCTTGTCTCCGCGGAGAGCGCGGCGCACGGCATCCAGTGCGTATCGGACATCGACGTGTCCAGCGTGAGCATCGAGGGCGACCGCGCCAAGTACCTGCAGTTCATCAAGAAGGTAACCTCCGGAATGATCGTCTTCCAGAACAAGTCGCTGCGCCCCGTCAAGTTCGCCACGGCCGTATGCAAGATCTACGTGGTGCTCTACAATGAGTTTAAGACGAACGCGGCCATCGCGGCTCTAATCCGCGACGTCATCGAGTCGCTGCGCGCGAAGCTGGCGCCGCAGGACCTGCGCTCCGCGGGCATCAAGAACGTGCAGACGCTGGTGCGGTACGTGGCCAACCACCGCGCGCTGTACCGCGACCTGCTCGCCGGCGAGTACTCCACGCACGAGGGCTCGCTCGTGGACATCGTGCAGGCCGTAATCGACGCCAACGGCATCACCTACTGCGGCGACGGCCTGCAGTTCCGCGCGCTCGTCGAGGCGGTGAAAGAAAAAGTCGCGGAGGCCACGGCGGCGCAGAATCAGGAGCAGCGCCAGCGCCCGCCCTCGGCGGAGTGAGCGCCTACATGCGCCCCTGCGACTTCCAGAGGTTGACCATGTACTCCAGGTGGAAGCGCAGACACTCGGGGTCGAAGTCCCGCGTCGAGAGGAACTCGCCGTTCTTCTCGATGACCACGGGGCAGACGCCCTGCTCGATCTCCGCGACCACCACCTTGAGCTCGTTGTCCAGTGCCGGGTCGGCGGCGTCGGCCACCAGCGGCAGCCGGCCACGGCACAGAAGATTGAAGCTTTCTGCTACAATTCCGGTGAGCTCGAATAGACTCATACGCCGCGTGTAGCGCGCCTTCAGCGCCTCGATCCGCGCCGTCACGCGCTGCCGCAGGTTCGTCTCCACGACCGCCGCGTCCTCGGGCACCTCCGAGGCCACTAGCTTGTCCGTTGCTGAGGGCGTGACGTCACTAACCGAGGTGCCCTCGGCTCCCTCGGGCAGCTCCTCATCCTCGTCCTCGTCCTCCTCCTCGTACTCCTCGATCTCGTCATCGTCGTCCTCCACAAAGCCGGCGGCCACGGATTCATCCATTTAGCGGTCAGAGTACGCGTTCAATTTTGAAGGCTTAAATGGATCTTCGAAGGAAGTTTGCGAGCGATCTGGCCCAGACCAAGATGGTGCTGGCGGATGCCTCATCCGCGCTGTTCACGCGATGTCCGCGCACCGACCCCGAGCCAGCGGCCCCGCCCGCCTGCGACGTCGAGGACGATGACTCGGTGTCCAAGTATCCGGTCAAGGAGGCCGGTCGGTACTACCAGGGCCGTCTTCGCTCCGGCGACTGCATGGCGAGGCCCTCCGTCCGCACGCCGCTAACGCCCCCGTGCACAGCCCCACGCACGTGCCCTGCGCAGACGCCCTCCCCCGCGTGCGCGCCACCGCCCATGTGTCCGGCGGCGCCCGCCTGCCCAGCGCCCTCGCGCCCGGCGCCCAGCTGCCCCGCGGCACCCGCCTGTCCGGCGCCCGCCTGTCCGCCCGCGCCGCCCCTCCCGGTGCCCGCCGCGCGTCCCAGCATATGCGCGCCGCCCGCGTACCCTGCGGCGCAGTGCCCCACCGTGGCGACGGCCGCCAAGGACGCTGCGCCCGCCGAGTCCCCGGTGCTGGAGTCCCGCGTGCCCGACAAAGTGCTGGACGCCGCCCCCACGTCCTCGGCGGATGCGGCCGCCATCAAGAAGGAACTCGAAAACATCGCACAGGGCGTGCGCGACCTGAGCACCGAGTCCGTCACGCTCACGCGCGACATCGAGCAGGCCAAGCGCACCACCAACAGCGCCATCCAGGACCTGCGGCGGCTGCTGACGAGCGCGCCCGGCGCGAGCGGCGGCGACACGCCCAGTGCCGTCGTGGATCGCGTGGATAACGCTGGCGCATCATAAAAACTTCAGGTATAAATGGAATCGTCCGCAGCACCCGCGTGCGTAGATGCTTTTTTTAGCGCTAGCTTCGACCTGGCGCCCGCATACGACCACTCCGGGCTCTCGCTGGAGTGCGACCACATCCACGTGCCCCAGGCCTCCATGTCCTGCGGCGTGTGCAATGCGCTTTCCACCATCAACCGCGAGGACATGGTATCGGCGGGCGCGCGCGCGCAGCGGCCCGTGCGCAGCCGCTCCGAGTCCCGCGGCGCCTCGCGGCGCTCGGGCAGCGGCAGCAGCCGGTCGCGCTCGTCCTCCTCCCGGCCGTCCTCCCGCGGCGCGGCGCAGTCGTCCGCCCGCGGGTCGTCGGGCTCGTCGTCCTCGGGTAGCGGGAGCGGCAGCAGCAGCGTGCTCATGCCCGTGGACCGCCTGACGTCCATGCACGAGTGGCAGATGCAGGTGCGCCGCGAGGGCGAGATGATCGCGGACTACCTCAAGTCCACGAACTATGACCCCCGCAACATGACCATCCAGGACCTGATGTCGGTGATGAGCAAGCTGGGCATCCGGGGCCGCGACCGCTCGGAGCTCTTCGACCTGCTCACAAGCGTGCGCGCGGCCATGGCGGACACCGGCATGACGGTCAGCGACTCGCACCCGCTGGTGATGATCTACACGCGGAACTCGCAGCGCGTGAACAGGCAGATGAAGGAGCTCGAGAGCCTGTACAACCTCTCCAGCTACCAGAACTTGCTCTCCACCACGCAGTTCCAGTCGAGCCACTTCAAGGACATGTCCTCCTCCAGCGACCTACTCTTCTCGTTCAAGTCCTGCGACTCCGTGAGCTGCGTGCACCCCATCGTCATGGCGCTCTTCGGCGTGCGCCTGCCCGCACTGGAGGCCGCCTTCGTGATCGGGGACAGCCTCTCGCTGCTGCAGCAGCTGCACCACAACCACCGCGTGCGCCCCAACAACTACCAGCTGCTGGTTAGCAAGCTCACCGAGGAGGCCGCCATCGTCATCCCCGGGGTCAGCGACGCCGTCTCCATGGAGATCCAACGCGCCGTGATGCACACCACGCTGCGGCGCTGCATCCTGAACCTGCGCATGGGGATCTTCCACTGCGATGCCGACGAGTCCATCGACAACCAGCTCATGAAGATCATCCACCCGGCTTGTGCCTCCATCATGTCGGACGAGGAGCAGATCCTGGCCTCCATCTTCTCCATCGCCTCCTTCCGGCCCACGCTGGTCTCGGTGACGCGGCCCTCCTTCGGCACGGGCATTGGCGGCGCGCTCGACATGTCGCTGCGTCACGTGCCCTACCTGGTTGTGGACTCCAGCAAGCTGCTCACGACCGCGAATGTGCCGCTCTCCATCGGCGGGCAGTTCTCCTGCGCCGCCGAGGCCGGGCGCGTGCTGTACATGCCCTCGGGCGCCTCCGGCCTCTCGGGGAGCACGGACGTGGCCTCCGCCGTCTGCGCCGCCAACTCCTACATATACGACCGCGAGCGCTCGCCAGTGATCACCAATGGCGTCGTGGTATTCCTCGTCGAGCGGCGCGCGAGCGGGCTCATGCAGACGGGCGACTGCTTCACCAGCCACCGGCCCGTGATCAGCGACATCCCCATCGAGGTCGCGCAGGACCTGACCATGAACGGCATCATGTACCGGCTGCTCTCCGCCGTGTGCCATCGCGTCGGCGACGGCGCCTACGGCTGCGGGTACGGCGCGGACTCCTTCGCCAACGGGTACTGCACCATCCTCTTCACGGACGCGGGCCCCTGGCTCTACGACCCGCTCTCGGTGATGAGCCGCTCCGCGCGCGAGGCGCGGCTCACTCGCGCCATGCGCAACGTGCACGCGCAGGAGGGTGGCGCCGGCGCGGATGTGCAGGGCCTGCACGAGTGGCTGCGCGGCGACGGCGCCGCGGCTCTGGCGGCCAAGCAGAGCCAGCACATGCAGCACAAGGCCATGTTCGAGGACGACCTTCTCACCATGGAGGAGGCCATGGCCATAATCTCCAAGACCTGCACCATCCTGGTGTACGCGCAGGAGTACGACCCGTACATGTCCTCGCGGAACATGTGCGACGTTTTGGGGTGAGCGGAAATACCTATAATAAATAAATGAGCGCGGGCGGCGAGGCCTGGTTCGCGCGGTACGAGGTCCGGCTGGACCCGCCGCGGCGCTGCACGCGGTGCTCGCTGAACCTCACCCGCTTCGTGAACGAGGACCCGGACAACGCGCGCCTGCTGGTGCTCTCGCAGCCGGAGCGCGCACGCGTGCTGGCGCAGTTCCTGGAGTTCTGTAGAAACAAGGACATGGACACTAAAGTGCTGGACCGCGAGATCCTGAGGGTGCTGCGCTACTAGCAGCGCCGAGCGTCGCGCAGAGGCGCGATGAACCTGCGGCTCTGCGGCGGCTGCCGCCGCAACGGGATCGTCTCGGACACGGACTACGACTTCTGCCTCTTCTGCGAGACCGTGTTCCCCATGGGAATCCGCGTGCAGAAGCGTTCCAACTTCCACGTCTCCAACAAGCTCATCCACCTGCGGAACGTGCTGCGGCGCCTGCTCTCCAAACAGTGCTCGGAGGACGTCATCCGCGACCTGCGCGAGGTCATGGACCGGCACCAGGTGCATCCCGGGGACGTGGACGCGAACTACGTCTCCAGCTTCCTAAAGGACAGCGACATGATCAACAAGAAGGACTACAAGCTCGTCTTCGAGATCATCAACCAGGTCAAGAACGAGAAGCTGAACCTGAGCACCGAGAAGATCAACGAGGTCATCGAGATCTTCAAGCAGCTGGTCTTCTTCTGCCAGGAGACCTCGCCCTCCAAGACCATCAACTACTCCTTCTTCCTGGACAAGATCTTCGAGGTCACCGGCGTCACCAGCAACCTGCGTCCGCAGACGGTGAAGAACTACGCCAAGAACAACAGCAACCAGCTCACCTGGGAGAACTTCCTCGTGCACATGCGCGCGCGCAAGCGCGCCGCACAGATCCAGGAGTTCGGGCACGACTATGTATTCCGGCGCGCGCGCTTCGCGGCGTGCTCGCTCGACCTTTGAAGCGCCGGGGGTCCCTAAATAGCGGCATGAAGCGCATCGCCCTCTGCCGCGTGGACATCTCCGCGCCTCGCGCCTCCGCGTGCGCGCCGCCCGCGACCACGCGCCTCGAGTACGTGCTGCCAAAGTACTTCAACAGCGTATGCGCGGAGCGGCTGCCGCTGCGCGCGGCGGACGGCTCCTGCTGGTTCTGCAAGCAGCGCGTGCCCGCGGGCGCCGCGCTCGCGGTGGAGACGCTGGACGGCGCTGCGCTCGGCGAGTTCTGCTCGCGGCTCTGCCGCGACTCCTTCGCGGGTCTCGTGAAGCACCTGGTCGCGCTGCGCGAGGAGCCCAAGATCGAGCTGCTCCCGCTGGAGATGTACGCGGACCCCGAGCGCGTGCGCGCGCTCATCAACGAGACACGCGAGTTGGAGGGCCTCTACGGGCGCTGCTACGTGGAGGGCGACGCCCGCGCCGCTCGCATGGCCCTAAAGAGCCTTATTTAACTGGTTTTCCAGGGAATAAATGAATAACTCCGTGGTGAGCCTGGTGGGTCCCGACGATGGCGTGCGTCGCGCCAGCGTGTTCACCACGGACCACCGGCTGCCCACGCTGTACATGCCGCAGTACGTCACCACGCAGGGCGTGGTCGACACCTGCGGGGACGCCGTCTCGGTGACCTTCGAGGTCCGCGATAAGTACATCTCCGCGATGAACCACCTGGTGCTCAGCATCGAGCTGCCCGAGATCAAGGGCTGCGGGCGCGTGTGCTACGTGCCCTACGTCGGGTACAAGCTCATCCAGCACATCTCCATAAACTCCGCGTCCGACACCATCTGGGAGACCTCCGGCGAGGAGCTCTTCGACTCCTGTCTGGACAACGAGCGTGTGCTGGAGCTCTCCGGGAACTCGCGCGAGCTGAACGACCTCTCCACGGGCAGCTCCCCCAACGACGTCATCAAGGAGGCGGCCTGTGTGCACGCGTACATCAAGACGCCCTTCGATGCAGACAGCACCTTCAGCACGCTCAAGCTCAGCGACTGCAAGGTCACGGTCACGGTGACGCTGAATCCCATCGCCTGCGTTCTGGTTCACGACGAGGCCTTCGACATGGACTCCTTCGCGAGCGAGTTCCCGTACGCGCTGGAGCTGAGCTTCCTCGGGTACATGGTAAAGAACCTGTACCCGCGCCCCGCCTTCGTGGAGACTCCGCGCCGGCGCGTGGAGCAGCTCAGCCACACGACCTGCGTGCTCACGGACGTGCATGCCTGCACCTCGCTGACCGTGTACACCAAGCCCGTGTTCTCGGGCATGGACAACCGCTTCATCGCGTACCCCGGCTTCCAGCAGTCCGAGGGCGACTTCATCATGGCCTTCGTGGAGCGGCTGCTGGAGGACATGGTCATCGTCGCGCGCGACTACCCCGAGGGCTTTCCCGACACCGCCGAGATCGTGGAGGTGCCCGAGAGCGGACTGGTCTCCATCCAGGACACCGACGTTTTCGTGCGCATCGACGCCGTGCCCGCGGGCATGCGCGTGTTCCTGCACACCAACATCCTGGTCTTCGCCACGCGCAAGAACTCAATCGTGTACAACATGTCCAAGAAGTTCTCCGCCATCACAGGCGTGTACAGCGCCTCCACGCAGCGCATACGCTTCACCGGCGCAGTGCACTCGGTGACCATCGGCGACGCCTCCGTGCCCGTCAGCATCTGGTCCTGCCAGCGCAACGTGTACCACGGCGACAACCGCTCCGAGGACGCGCGCGCCAAGGACCTCTTCGTGGCGGACCCCTTCCTCAAGGGCATCGACTTCAAGAACAAGACGGACGTGATCTCGCGCATGGACGTGCGCTTCGGGAACGAGGTCCTCTACTCGGAGACCAGCCCAGTATCGCGCGTGTTCAGCGAGATCCTCGGGAAGACGCCGGGCGTGCGCACGCTGCAGTTCAACTTCACGCCCAACACCTTCTTCGCGCCCACCGCGCTCAACTCCAACGTCGCGCGCGGAAAGGACAAGATCTCCGTGCGCATCAACACCGCGCCCATGGACATGCACAACCCGCTTATGTACGTTCCCCGGCACATGGTCGTGGTCTGCCGCGAGCTGTACAAGATCTCCTATGAGGGCGGCATCTCGGTGGAAAAGGTCACCTCGCAGTAGCTCCGCCCACTCACTACAGGGACTGTGCCGATGCGTCGGTCAGGGCCGAACTGAAATCCGACTCGCCGTTCCTTAAATAGCCCCCAGGCATTCATCCCGCAAACAAACTGCGCGGCAATAATTTGGTTCTGTCATTACGCATCCTCGGGCGATGGAGGTCACCGAGTCCGTCCGGCGCAGCGTTCGCGAGGGGCTCAGCGTCACACTGCCCGCCTTCGAGTCCATGCCGCGGCTGGACCTGCGGCTGGGCGTGGGGCACCTGCCGAGCCTCGAGTACGGCACCAACTACTTCCTTCAGCTCTCGCGCGTTAACGACCTTAATCGCATGCCCACCGACATGCTGCGGTTGTACACGCACGACCTCATGATCGACGAGCGCGACGTGGAGAAGGTGCTGGAGGCTCACGGCATCGCCAGCTCGCGCGGGCCCGGCTCGCGCGGCGCGGGCGTCGGGAAGGCGGACGCCTTCGTGCTGGACCTCAGCGCGCGCAACAAGTTCTACCGCAAGGAGCGCGGCGCCATCCGCTCCAACAACTACCTCACTGAGAACAACCTCTACGTGGCCGACTACCATGCGGTCACCTTCGCGGTGATGCGCCCTCTGCTGGAGCTGGCGCACGAGCGCTTCGTGGTGGTCAAGCTGCCCACGCTCTTCGGCACGGACGTGGTGCACGCGCTGCGCGTGTACTGCAGCCTCTTCGGTACCGTGCGGCTCTTCAAGTGCGTGAGCGACAGCTGGATCAAGGACAGCGCCGTCATGGTGGCCAGCGAGCCGCGCAGAGCGGAGATCGCCAAGTTCGTGGCTCACGCGCGCGAGCGCGCCAAGGCCTCCGTCTGGAAGGAGAGCCTGGCAGTGCCCTTCCGCGTGCTCGCGGACCCCGTGGAGAGCGAGTTCGTTGACCGCGTGCTGGCCTTCTCCTCGCGCGTGTACGAAGCGTTGTACGTCACGCACTCGCTTCTCTACGAGAGCATGACCTCCGAGTCCAAGAGCATCGAGAACGAGAGCCAGCGCAAGCTCAAGATGCTGCTCCAGTGATGGCGACAGAGTGGTGTGTGGCGCTGTCGCCGTGGCGCATCTGCTGCATGTGCGGGCGCATAGGGCTGCTTTTTGTCCAGACAACACGTAAAAACAAGGGCCCTTATGCGAGGGCGCTCGCGCGGGTCAGCAGAGCAGATGGCGCGGCGCCGGCGGAAGAAGTCCAGGGCTATGGCCGGGGCCAAGGGCCCCGCCCGCAGCCGCCGGGCCGCGCGGCGCGTCCGCGCGCACGCGAACCTGCACATGCCGTCCACAATGCCCTTGCTGGGCCCGCACGTCCACTTCCCGCGGCGCCGGCTGGTGCTGCGCAAGCGCGGCATCCGCGCGTACGTCGGGGACTCCATCTCCTCCCGGGGAGAGCTGCACAACCCCCTCTGCGCGCAGGCGGTCATTTTCGGCAACGGGTTCGTGGAGACCTACTCGCGCGCGCTCGACCCGCGACTGCTGGGTGCGTACCATGCCCTGGCGCGCCCGCTGAGCGAGCGCCCGCTGTTCGCGGTGCCCGGGTGGCGGCGGCGCTTCCCCGTGGTGGCCGCTAGCCTGGACGCCGTCGAGCGGAAGACGCGCCGCGTGCTAGAGAGCATGTGTCGCACGTACTCGCGGTTCTGCTGCCGCCGGCGCGCGGAGGCGGTGGCGAACGCGACAACACACCGCCGCTGGCTCGGCCACCGCGCCATGAGCGGCCGCCGCGCGCGTTTGCGGCGCGCTGTGCGCAACAGGGCAGCGAAGCGGCGAGCCGCGCGGCGGCGGACTCGTTTTTGTAAGTAAGTAGCACCCCTAAATTGCAGGACCGCGGCATAAGTTAGATTAGTTAGTCAGTTAGTTGTTTCGCCCCGAAGCCCGGCAGGCCGCACGCGGGATGACCAGTGCGCACGCCGCCTACGTGGACTACGCGCTGCGGCGCACCGCGCACCTGCCCTCCGAGATGGCGGGCGTGGACGGGAACGTGCGCCTAAAGGACTACCAGCTCTTCGTGGCGCGCGTCTTCCTGGGCCTGGACCGCATGCACTCTCTGCTGCTCTTCCACGAGACGGGCGTGGGCAAGACCATGACCGCAGTGTACGTGCTCAAGCATCTGCGCGACGTCTTCACGGACTGGACCGTGATCGTGCTGGTGAAGAAGGCGCTCGTGGAGCAGCCCTGGACCTACACGCTGATGCGCTTCGCGCCCGAGACGGTGCCCGCGTGCACCTTTATAAACTACGACGACCCGCGCTTCCACCACCGCTTCTTCACCGTGATCAAGACCACCGCTCGCAGCAGCCGGCTCTGCGTGGTCATCGACGAGTTCCACAACTTCGTCTCCATGGCCACCACCAAGGAGGACGGCCGCCAGCGCCCCGCGCGCACGGTGTACAACTACCTCGCGAAGAACATCTCGCTGGCCAACGGGAAGATGCTCTGCCTGACGGCCACGCCCGTGGTAAACAGCGTCAAGGAGTTCACCATGGCCGTGAACCTGCTGCGCCCGGGCGTGGTGGGCCAGACCGCGCTCTTCAACGGCGGCGTGCTCTCCAACCCCGAGGACCTCGTGGACAAGCTCGGCGGCGTCTGCTCCTACCTGGTCACCAACGAGGCCTCCATCTTCGACGACGTCGAGGGATCCGCGGCCTTCGCGCGCAAGCGCGTGCGCATGATGTACGTGGACATGACTCCCAAGCAGACCGCGGCGTACCGGCGCGCGGCCGTCATGGAGCGCAAGTCCGGCGCCGCGGTCTTCCGCGTGTACCGGCGCGCGGCCGCGACCTTCGCCTTCGAGGATGCGCCAGACAAGTCCGTGCTCTCGAAGCAGGAGTATGACGAGGCCGTGGCCGCGCTCTTCGCGGACTTCGCGCGCACCGTCGCCGGGCGCGCCTTCACGGAGGCAGCGCTCGCGCAGTTCCGTCGCGGAGAGACGCCTGGCGGCGACCGCATGACCTCCGCCGACGTCTCGCTGCTGACGGAGCTCCGCGAGCGCAGCTGCAAGTACACTGAGGTCTGTCTGCGCATACTGGCCTCTCCCGGGAAGTGCCTGGTCTTCGAACCCTTCGTGAACGTGACCGGTATCGAGATGTTGCTTCTCTACTTCGCGGCCTTCGGCATCTCCGCCGTGGAGTTCTCCTCGCGCACGCGCGACACGCGCGACAAGCTCGTGGACGCCTTCAACGCCTGCGACAACACCGACGGTGAGAAGATCAAGGTATGCGTCTTCTCGCTGAGCGGCTCCGAGGGCCTGAGCTTCCTCTCGGTGAACGACATCTTCATCCTGGACATGACCTGGAACGAGGCCTCGCTGCGGCAGATCGTGGGCCGCGCGGTGCGGCTGAACAGCCACGAGATGACGCCCGCGGAGCGCCGCTATGTGAACGTGCACTTCGTTATCGCGCGCCAGGACTCGGGCGCGGCAACTGTGGACGAGGACCTGCTGGACATCATCCGCGACAAGTCGCGGCAGTTCGCTCAGCTCTTCCGCGTGCTCAAGCGAGCCTCGCTGGAGTGGGTGCACGCGGCCTTCACGGACTTCGCGCCGCTGGTGGACGACGCGGGCTGGCTGGCGCTGGTCTCGCGTCCCGCGGACGCGAGCGCGCAGATTCGCGCGGCGCGGCTGGCGGACGGGCAGAGCGTGTGGTACGCGACCTCGACGGCGCTGGTCACGGTGCGCAAGGGCTTCCTGGAGACGGGAGGGCGCCTCTTCGACGACGATGGCAACTTCCTGACCACCGTCGGCGCGAGCCCCACGGTTCGCGTGAGCAACGGGCGCCTCGTCTACGTGGTGGACCCGGCCTCTATCGCCTAGCCGCGTCGGCGCCCGCGTCGTCCGGGGGCGGCGGCCCGCGAGACGCGGAGCCCCAGCAGCGCAGGCGCGCGGCCGCGCCGGCGAAGGCCGCCAGCCGCGCGACCAGCGGGCCCGCGTCCTCCACGGGGCGCAGGAAGACCAGCCCCTTGACCTCGCCATTTGGGCGGAAGCGGCACTCCACCTCGGAGGCGGACATCCCCACCGATCCCGTGAAGATGATGGCGTCGAAGTCGCGCCCGGAGACCAGGTCGTCGATGAAGGCGTGTACGAACATGCGCTCGTCGATGCGCACCAGCTCGCGCGCGATGCCGGTCTCCTCCTCGACCTCGCGCCGCACGCAGTCAAGCAGGGACTCCCCGGGCAGCGGCGCGCCGCCCGGGAGCATGACGTCGTCGCGCGGCGCGCGCGCACCCATCGCTCCCACGCGCGCCAGCGCGTCCGCGTGCTTGGCCGCGAGCATCACGCGGCGCGCGGGCGAGCGCGTTTCCGCGAGCGCGGTCGACAAAAAGGAGTGCCGACGACGGCACGCGACCACGAGGCCGTCGGCCGTGGTCAGCGCGGCGCAGATGGAGATGCGCCGCGTGCGGTCGATGCGCCGGTGCACGAAGGCGGTGGCGCTGATGTGCTGCAGTGGGTCGCGGAACACGCGCGTGCTCCCGAGCCGCCGGTTGTGCCGTACCAGCCGCGTCGCCAGCGAGGTGTAGTTGCGCATTTATCATGTTCGCCAGCGTCGCCATAAGACGCGACGGCCTCACTTCCGGGCGCGGGCGGCCGAGCCGGCGGCCACCGGCGCCGGATCCTCCTCGTCTCTCCCCGCGGCGGCAGCGGCCGGCTCGTCCGACAGCACAGCGGAGAAGACGAACGCGGACTCGCGCCCCGATCGCGCCTCGCGCAGCACCGCGGAGACCTCGCTGCCGTTCTCATAGACGGCGCCGCCGCGCACGAGGCAGTACTTGGATTCGTTGAAGGTGACCGCGCCCGAGGAGCGTCCCAGCTGGCAGATGAGGTCCCCGCAGTCCACGAAGACGTTTGTCTCGTCCTCGATGTGCAGCTTCCCGCGCACGGAGTCGCCGACGCGGTAGTACTTGAATGTCACGTTGCAGGGCGCGGAGACGACCACCGCGTTGCTCACGATGCGCGCCAGCGGCATCTCGTTCCCGAGGCAGACCTCTATGTCCGTGGCCATGAGCCCGCCCTTCTCCTTGTAGAGGTACTCGCGCATGACCGCCTCGGTGACGTTGCCGCGGAAGTCCAGCGTGAGCTCGTGCGGCTGCAGCGTAACGGGCAGGTACACGGTCTGGCGGAAGGTGGACATGGCGGCGGCCGGCCTGTTTAGGGATGGTGTTATTTTTATGTGTTGCTTTTGCGGCCTCTCCCGCCTGCCGCCGCTAGATGTTGACCACACTCACCTCCTTGCGGAAGTTTATCGCCCAGGCGAAGTCGTCGTGCTCTAGCTCGAAGGGCACCGTGACGATGTCCTTCTCGTGCCGGAACAGCAGGCACTTCCCGAATGTCTTGTTGGTCACGAAGAAGTGCCCGTCCACTATGTCGCGTATGTACGCTAGAGCGGCCTCGCGCGTGCCGAGCACGGCGCGCACAACGGCCACGAGCCGCGCGTCCTCGGCGCCGACGCGGCACTGGCGAGCGAAGAACTGGCGCACGAGCTCTCCGAGAACAACGTCCACGAGCTGCGGGTGCGGGCGCGCGGCGTACGCCTCAGAGAGGTCCTGCAGGATGGAGTACACGCGGTTGGTCTCTTTGGCCTTGAACTTCAGGTAGAAGAGCTTCTTCACGTCGAAGGGCAGCGCGTTGATGTCCTCTACGCTGTAGTCCTCCAGCGAGACTATGTCCTCGTCGAAGTCCGAGTACACGGCCGCCATGAGGTACACGTTCACGGGAGCACTCACGTCCGCGTAGGAGAACTTGCGCACGGCGCGTCCGAGGATCTGGTTGAACTGCGAGAAGGTGTCCGGGATGGTCATGAACCAGATGTTGCGCACCTCCTTGAGCGTGTACGACTCGGACATGATGTTCGAGGAGAAGAGGAACATGAGCCGGCTGCCGTCGTCGTTCTCGGGGGAGTTGTATGCGTCGAGCAGCTCCTCGAGCGAGGCCTTCATCTTGCTGGTCACGATGGCGAAGGTCTTTGGGCGCCCGTCTATGGTGTGCGGCGTGTTGCTCTGCGAGCCGTTGAACTCGGAGTACCCGTTGCTGAGCATCACGTGTCGGATGACCAGGCTTCCGTAGGTGGAGTTCGAGAAGTAGACGAAGTGCTTCCCGCGCATGGCCTCCACCTTCCCGATGAAGAACTTGAACTTGCAGCTGATGTCCAGCTTGGTGAGCTCGTTCCCGTAGAGCACGCCGTTGCTGATGCGCAGGTTCGGGTAGAGGTCCTTCTCCTGAGCCTGGAAGAGCACGTCCAGGTTGTTGACCAGGTTAAGTGGGCCCAGCACCGCCATGGAGACGTTGTTCATGTTCTTCTCGAACATCTCGTTGTTGCATAGACGGCGCACAGTCAGGTAGTCGTCCTCCTGCAGCTTGGACATGCGGCAGTAGACCACGCGCGTGTCCAGGAAGCGGCGCCCGTGGTAGACCACATCGGGCATGTCCGTGTCCGGCATCTCGTAGTAGGATACGCGCCCCTTGAGCACGTCGCGGATCACGCGCACGCCGTGCTCGTTGAGCAGGATCTGGAAGACCTTCTTGCCCTGCACCACGATGTCCCCGATCTCCACGTCCGTCTCGGACATGAGGCTGATGATGCTGCTGAGCGTGATCGGCGTGTTCGTGATCGGCGAGGCCGAGAGAAGCAGGAAGGGCACGCGCGTCTTGTTCTTGATCACCATCATGAGCTCGCCGGTGTTGTTCCCGAAGATGTTGTGCGCCTCGTCGACCACGAAGACCGCGTTCTCGTACTTGGAGAGCCCGTTGTAGTTGATGACGCCGTCGTTGCAGTTAAGCGAATAAAAACTGGTGGTGGAGTAGATGAAGATGTTCTCGACCACGAAGGGTGCGTTGAAGAGGTTCGCGACCATGACCATGCTGTAGTTGAAGATGTTCATCACGTTCACGTTGGGTACCAGGATGTAGACCTTCTTCGTGCGCGAGGCCACCATGGCGAATAGCAGCGCGATGACCGTCTTGCCCGAGCCCATGATGTGGAAGAGCAGCACACTGACGCCGTCGTCTAGCACGCGGCGCACGAGGAAGTCCACGGTCGCGAGCTGATGCGGCAGCAGCCCGGGCACGCTCTCGTCGTGGCCCTGGAAGAGCTTTATCACGTCGGTGTTCATGCCGCGTCGTCGCCGCCCGCGGGCGCTCCGTCTTAATTATTTATTTACCGCGACGCGGACCGTGGCGGCGCCTATTTATCCTCGACGTCATCGATGAATACGTACTCGACGTACTCCTCGGTGACGTTGACGACTTTCTTGTGCTTGAAGACGAAGGCCTCGATGTCGCCGCCGTGCACGCGCGCGTTGAAGTGAGCGCCGAGCCGCTGCTGGAAGACGCTCGCGGGCATGGCCACGGAGCCGTTCACGAGCACGTAGCCCAGCTTGGAGAGCGTCTCCATCATCGCGCGGTGCGACTCGTTGCTGGGCACGACCAGCGCGGCCACGCGCCGGTGGAAGGCGAAGTCCGGGACCGCGTCCGGCGTGGCCTCCAGCGAGACCTGCGGCACGTGGTACTTGCGGAACCACTGCACCAGCAGCCGCAGGAAGGCGTAGCGGAAGTAGTTTCGCTGGATCTTAGTGTCCAGGCTGTCGTCCATGTCCTTGACGGCGCTGTACTCCACGTTGTGCACGGCCGCCGCGCGCGTGGACGCCGAGGAGAAGTGCGTGCGGAAGCGCACCAGCGCCACGCGCCGCATGAGCGCGTTGTCCACGCGATCGAAGACCGGGCGGTAGTTGGTGTCGATGATGAAGGTCGCGTGGTTGCGGTTGTGGATCTTGTTCGAGAAGCAGGGCCGGCCCACGATGCAGGGCTCGGTGAGCTTCTTGAAGTTGTCGGAGCGCAGCTTGCGCGCGCCGTTGCAGGCGAAGTCCGGGAGCTCGCTGCAGAAGACCGCTCGGCGCAGGTGCATGTTGGCCACGAAGGGGTTCGGGCCCTTGTCGAGCACGTCCGTGAGCACGGTCTGTCCGGTCTCGATGAAGAGCCCCGAGAGCGCGGACATGAGAAGGCGCTTGCTCGTGGACTTGCCGGTCATGGTGTCGCCGTAGAAGAAGACGATCACCGTCTTGGTGGCTCCGCAGAGCGCGCTGGACATGGCGCGCTCATACAGCGCGCGGTTCTCCGCGTTCGCGGGCGTGTTCGGCTGGATGTCGTCGATGACGGCGACCAGGCGCCGCATGGCCTCGGAGTCCGCGGCCGCGTCGTACTCCTCCTGCGAGAAGCGGTACCCGGTGGAGACGGTGCACACGCACTCCTTGGCGCGGTCGCCGGTGAGGAACTCGCCCGAGGCCAGGTCCAGCACGCCGTTCGTGAAGGGCAGCTTGTCGTACTGCGCGTCCGTCTCCGATACCTCCACCAGCATGTCGCGGATGTTGGTCTCCACCACCTTGCGCTTGCGCGGACAGAGCATGTCGTTGGCGTAGTCCGCGGGCAGCGAGTGCCGCACATCCAGGATGAGCTTGGTGATGAGCGACTCCTCGCTGCTGAATCGCCAGGAGTTGCTCAGCCAGACGATGTAATCGCCGCGCTCCGTGAGCTTGACCACCTCGGAGGCGATGATGATCTGCGCGGCCGTGAAGAGCCGGTTGCCCTCGAGCTGGATGATCTTGACCTTGCAGCTGTGCGCGTTTCCGCCCTTGACCAGGCGCAGGCAGCCATTGCCCATGGTGATGTGGTGCGCGTGCTTGTGCCGCGGCTTCTTGCACAGCGCGCAGCGCGTCGCGTAGTCGATGACCAGCGGCGTGTCCAGGAAGTTGTCCTCCGTGATGTCGCGCAGGTTCACGATGTCGTTGACCACGGCCTGGCTCACGCGCCGCATCGCGTCTGCGAAGGGGATGTACGAGGTCTCCCAGGAAACGGCGCTCATGCCGAGCCGCGCCTCGCTCTCCGCCGCCTCGAAGTACACGCTCGCGTCCGAGAGCTCCACGTACGTGAAGAGGTAGTCCTTGATGTCGTCCTCCGGCGACTGCTTGCGGTGAACCGCTGGCGCCTCCGGCGTCTTGCGCGTGCCCACCACGCGCAGCGTCGCGCCGCGGCGGTACACGGCCGTGTCCAGCGCGCGCATCAGCACGTTGTCCGAGCGCCGGCACAGGTCCAGCAGCGCGCGCTTGGCGGCGATAAGCGTGTCCATGGTGGTGTACGCCTCCGGGAAGACCAGGTGGAAGCTGGTCTTGTTCTCGGCCGTGGAGCGCGTTACCGTGAAGGCGGAGAGCATGCACCGCTTCAGCTCGCCCGGCGCGGTGCCGCAGCCGCCGCTGGCGAATCGGTCGAAGAATCCGGCCAGCTCCACGATGAGGTCCTCCAGCGCCGCCACGAAGTCCTCCTCGTCCATGGGCCCGTCCAGGTCCACGTCCGCGAAGACGCGCACCACCGAGCAGTCCTCCTCGTCGCGCAGCGTCTCGAAGAGGCAGCATGTTGGGTGCCGCTCGATGTACGTGGAGAGCTCGTACGGCGTGAGGATCTCCACGAAGCGGGGGTCCTCCGCGCGCCGGCACGACGACGGAACGCCCAGGCGCTTGAGGAGGAACACGTGGGAGACATCACAGATGGGCGCCGCCATTTAGGACCACGGATTAATTTTCACTATAAAAAGAAAATCCTCGCGCCCACTCCACTTGAGACTTACCGTTGAGCTCCAATAAGGCGTTGATCACCGGGAACGCGCGCTCGCGCGCGAACTGCCCGTCGCGCGCGGCCGGATGGAAGCCCACAAGCAGCGTCACAGGCGCGTCCAGGCGCGCCTTCACGTTCTGGAAGTCCGTGCGGCCCATGCAGTAGAGCACGCTCACGTGCTTGGCCACGTGCTGCAGCAGCAGCCGCGAGATGCGCTCCCAGTACATGGCGTGGCTCTTTGTCTCTCCCTCGCGGCAGGAGAGGTAGTAGTTCCAGGGCAGCACGCCGGGCACCGCGTCCAGGTCGTAGCCCGCGTAGTTCTGCACGCCGGTCGCGCGCGATACCGCGGCCGCGATGGCGCGGATGGTCTTCTTGCTGAAGTCCGGCGACTGAAAGGGCACGCCGGTGCCGCCGCGCGGGTAGGGGTCGATGCCGCATACGCAGACGCGCTTGTCGGCCAGCGGCTTCGCCAGCTGCGCGAAGAAGTTCTCCGGCGCCGGGCTTGTCGCGTCGCGCAGCAGCCACGGAGCGATCGCGTCGTATTCCTCCACGAGAGTCTCCATGACGGGCTCCCAGTCGGGGTGGTACGGGATGCGGAACGGGCTGTGCTGCGTGCGCGCCACTCGGAGCGCGGGGGCTGTGCCGTCACCCGCGGATGCCGCGCCTGCCTTGGCCATCGGCCTACCAGTGGTCGTCCAAAACGGACCGCGCCCTATCAAAGGCGGAAAATACCTTTTCATTTTCGCAGGGCATGGCGCTGAGCTGCGCGCCGAACCAGCCCACCGCGAAGGCTCGCAGCATGTCCCGGTTCGCGCACAGGCGCAGCCGCGGCGGGTCGCCGGGCGCGGTGATCAGGCGCGTGCGCGCGCGCGCATCCAGGCCCGGGTCCCCCGCCGCGGCCAGCAGCCGCGCCGCGGGCGCGCGGTCGTCGAAGGCCGCGTCCTTGAGCGCGGCGCCGACCGGGCTCTCGTCGTCGCCGGCGCGCGCCACCACGCACGCGCGCAGGGCGTCAGAGCGCGCGTCGCGCCACGCCAGCGCCACCAGACAGTCCTCTGGCACGGGCACGCGCGCGCCCCTGCCGTCCTCGGCGCCGGTGCGCGTCCACGCGGCCGGCCGACCCGCGGCCGCGAAGTCCTCCACCGCTGCCCAGGTACCCGCGGCGCCGCGGAACCCGGAGGCGACCAGCCGCGCGGTTAGCGGACCCCCGGCGGGCACGGACAGCGCGTACTCGGCCGCGAACGCGCGCGCGCCGGCGGGCGCCTCCACGGCCACGCTCGCGGCGGCCGAGACGCCCAGTACGACCGCGCGTGCGCCTGGCGCTGCGCGCACCACGTGCGTTCCTCCGCAATAGTAAATGGCGGGGACGGAGGCCGCGGCGCCTCCGCCGTCCGCCGTCCGCGCGGACGCCATGGCCATGTACGGGAATTTACAGGCCCTGAAAAGCCTGGTCGCGGGCGCGCCCTCCCTGGACGCGGTGGGCGCCGCGCTCGCCGGGTGGAGGCACGTGCTCGTGGAGCGCGACGCGCGCGGCGCGGTCGCGCGCGTGCACCGCTTCGACTGCGCGCTGCGCCTGGACAACCTCTCAGCTCTGCAGGCGGCAAAGGCCGTCTTCGGGCGCAGAAAAAGGATGGTGCGCGCGCTGTTCCCGAGCCGCGCGATCTTCGAGTCTCTGGAGCCGCTGCCGCCCGCGGAGACACTGGAGCTGCGCGCGGCGCCCGCGCTCGAGGAGGACGACGGCTCGCCGATCGACGCCGCGGAGACGGCCGCGTGGCTGGCGGAGCTCATGAACGCGTTCCGCTCGGCGGGTGGCGCGCGCGCGCCTTGGTACAGCCTACCGCTTGCTGAAGACGTACAGCACGTAGCACTTTAGCAGCGCGGCCACGTCCGTGCCCTCCATCTCCGCGAGCGCGGTGCGGTTGAGCTCGAAGAAGTTCTTTGTGGACGGGCGCGTCTCCAGCCGCGAGACGCCCTCCACGAAGCGGCGGCTTCGCCGGATCACAGTCTCGAAGTCCGCGTGGTCCACCAGGTCGAAGCCGCTGTCCGCGAAGAGCCGCACGATGTCCGCGCGGCGCACGATGTACTCGGCCATTGGCTGCGCCATGGTGGATGGCGTGTACACAAGCACCTGGTCCTCGGCCACGCGCTCCAGCGACATGAAGTTCTCGCTCTCCTGCAGGTTCTTGTTGATCACGAAGGAGACCTTCCCCGCGAGCGTGGAGAGGTAGTCGCCGTCCATGGTGGTGACGAGCACCTTGCAGCCCGGCGCCGTTAGCTCGCGCAGGTTGCGCATCACGGTCGCGAAGTGCCGCGGGTGGAAGGAGTAGTGGATGGCCATCTGCCAGTCCACGATGTTGAAGCGCCCAAAGTACATCACCTGCCGGATGCTCTCTACGTAGGTATCGGAACGGATGGTCTCCTGGATGTAGTTGAACTTGTAGTAGCGCGACTTGATGCCCGCGTTGAGCCGGTTGTAGCGCTCCATGGCGCGCTCGATTGCGCGCGCGTCGGGGTCCGTGGCCACCATGGAGACGATCTCCCCGAAGAAGTACTTCTCGAGGTCCGCACCGTTTCCGAAGTCCACGGCCAGGACCTTGCGCCGCTCGGGGTTGTTCAGGAATGTCTTCGAGCAGTACAGTGATATCATCAGCGTCTTCACGTAGTTGGAGAGCACGCCCAGCGGCCCGCGCGTGCGCCGGTTGGTGAAGTACGGCGTGTCGGGGTTCAGCCGGAAGGCGTCGTTGGCCAGCGTGTGTCCCACGGCCGCCATGCGCGACTCGTCGAGAACGTCGCCCACGGCCAGCAGCTGGTCGCGCGCGTGCTCGAGCACCACCGAGTGCTGGTTCCCGTAGTAGGAGGCGTTGCGGAAATAGAGCGCAGTCTTGTCCAGGCGCGGGCGAAGCAGCGCGCCCTCCGAGGAGAACTCGCCCACGAACTTCACGGGCACGACCACGCTGCGCAGGCCCACGTCCGCGTGCGTGCGCGCGAATTCCACGCAGTAGATGTTGTTGTGGTAGATCACGTCCTCGCGCAGGAAGATGCGCCCGGAGCCGTACTCCTTCGGGAAGCCGTTGTCGTTGCTGTAGCGCTTGAACTCCAGGAAGGTGGAGCCCTCGCCGAAGACGATGGGCTCGCTGGACATGTACCTGAAGACCACGTTAGCAGTCTGATCCACGCTGTTGTCGCGCTTTACCTTGAAGTCGCGCGCGGCGCGCTCGCCCGAGGCGTAGAAGAGCACCACTCCCTCGGGCTCGGCCTTGAGCGCGCCCGCCAGGAAGTCCACCAGCTCCGAGGTCGAGTAGAAGGGGCCCTCCACGCGCTTGGCCTTGAACTCCACGCGCGCGCAGACGCCGCGCAGCTCCTCGGCCGCGGCCTCGGCCGCGGCGACGCGATCGACGCCCGCCGGCTCCTCTACCAGGATGATGTACATGGACCACACGCGCTCGCCGACATGGCGCACGGCCTCGCAGCGCAGGCGGTACTGCTTCGCGGGCGCGCGCGCGGCCGCGTAGCGGATGGTGTAGCCCAGGTGCGCAAACGCGCAGTAGACGCCGCTCTCGTCCACGGTCACGGCCGCGGGCACGCCGTCGGTCTTGGATACAGCGTACAGACCCTGCAGGTCCAGCGAGGGGATCTCCTGCTTGGGCAGCATGTGCGTCTTGACAGGCATGCGCGGCGGCGGCTCCAGGAAGACGGCCTCGGCCGGCGCCATGAAGAGCGCCTTGGCCATGGCGCGCAGCTCCGCGAGCACCGCTGCCTCGTCCACCGCGGCCTCGCTGGGCACAACCTCGAACTCGAGCGTGGGCGAGGGCCGCATCTTGGGGTGGTTGAGCGCGTGCAGCAGCGAGCTCTTGGACTGCGCGCCGGATCCCAGGAAGTACTTGAACTTGAAGTCCGCCTGCACCTCCCGGGAGCGCACGCGCACGCGGTTGACGAGCTCGACTCGGATGGCGGACATATACTTCTTGAAGTCCACGAAGAGGTGCCGGCGCTCCGTGGAGTGCCGCAGCAGGCACTCCGCGCGCAGCTCTGTCTCCTCCACCAGCGCCTTGCGCTCCCACACGATGCTGTCGATGGCGTTGACCAGCTGCACGTTCTTAACGTCCAGGCCTACCACGCGAGAGAGCGGCATGCGTGCGCGGAGCTTGCCCTCCTCCTTGGCGAGCGCGGTCACCGTGAAGAGGATGAAGGACTCCGTCTCGGAGGCCAGCCGCAGCGCGACAGCGAGCGTGGACAGCGGGGGGTTCACGAGCACGAGCTCCACCTCGTGGTGCACCTCGTCCTCTGCCGGGCCTCGGTCCACGGAGGCGGCCTTGGCGGCGAGCGCGACCAGCATCTCGTCCAGGCTGGGCCCGGGGACGGGACCGGTATCGGGGCTCGACATGGCGGCGATTTAGAGGCGCTGTTGTTTTTACGTTTTGGTCGCTACAGGACCGCGTCGCGGATAAACGCGAGGTCCACGCCGCGCGCCTCGGACTCGCGGATGAGCCGCCCCAGCCGGAGCACCTTCTCTCGGTTGCGGCAGAGGCGCACCGCCGCGCGCACGCGCCCATGCGGGCGCCGCTCCTCCAGCGCCAGGTCCGCCTCGGCGATGCAGCGCGCGATCGCGGCCATGTGCGCCTTCCGCTCCGCCGCGCACAGCTCGCGCGAGCGCAGGCGCAGGTACGCGGAGGCGAGGTCGCCGTCCGCGAACTCGAAGTCCAGGAAGGCGTCGCCGGAGTCCTGGTCCAGCGCGGGAAAGCGCCGCGCGGGCAGCTCCCCGCGCAGGTGGACAAGACACGCGGCCACGTCCAGCGGGCTCATGCCCTCGACGAGCCGCGCCGCGACGCGCAGCGCCTCATTCATTTACCACCTCTGAGTTATTTACATTTACGTAGTCCACCACGCTGTTCACGAACTCGTCGAGGCTGTCTGTGGCGGCCACGCGGTCCAGGAAGGTTCCGTCGCGCACCAGCTCCAGCACGGCCGTGGCCATGTATGCGCTGCGCGAGATGGAGGGCGTGTGCCCCACGGTCTCGGCGGTCTGCCTGACCGAGGTGCAGATGAGCGACTTCACGCTGGGGCGCGGGTCCATCGCGCGCACGTTGGACCAGAAGTTGTACAGGAAGGTGTAGTTGACGCCGTAGGTGCGCAGGTCCTTGACGCGGATGCCGAAGCGGCGCATGAAGGCGTACACGCGCCGCTCACTGAGTCGGTCGAAGAGCAGGCGCTCGGGCGCGGCCGGGTCCCAGAGCCGGCGCAGTGCGGCGAAGAGGCGCTGTCCGCGGCGCACGGCGAACTCGTGCTGTACTCGGTCCTTGCCCACGAATCGCACGCGCACCTCCTCGCCGCCCTCGGCCGCGCAGAGGTGCTTGTTGCGCAGCGTGAGCATGCCCACTGTGCCGCTCTCCTTCTCGTATCGCGTCTTGCCGATGCGGATGAAGAAGCTGGTCTCCATGAGAAGGAAGGCGGCCATCTGCGCGGCGGAGGCGCTGCCGGAGGCCAGGTTGGAGTCGATGAAGGCGTTGATGCTCTCCATGACGCGGTGCACGCGCACGAAGACGGTGTTGCGCACCGCATTGCGGCGCTGCACGTGCTCGCGCCCGTAGAAGTACTGCTTGCGGCCCTTGGCGTCGCGGCCGACGAAGATGAGCCCGCGCGCGGCCTCCGCGAGCGTCTGCTCGTAGACGACTACGTCGGAGAGGTGCGGCGGGATGCGCACCTTGGCCAGCACCTCGTAGGCCGGGCTGTCCTCGGGCGCCGGCTGCTCGCCGGCCGCGTCTATAAAAAGTTTTCCCTCTCGCAGGTACAGCGCCCGCATGCCGGCGTAGACGCTGCCGTCCGTCGTCCGCTATTATTTAGGGCGCCTACTTCTTGCCGGCGACGGCTTTCTTCTTGCGCGGTGCGGCGGGCGCCTTGGAGCCGCCGCAGGCGATGGCGGCCGCCTCGTTGAGCGCCTTGCCCAGTCCCGCGAAGGAGCGGCGCACTCCCGCGGCCTGTACGTCGGTCATCACGCTGGAGAGGGCCTTAACTCGCTGGGTGATGTCCTTGAAGTCCGCCATGATGGCGGCGAAGGCCGCGGCCAGGTCGGACTCACCCATCTCGTCCGGCATATCGGGGCTGCAGGGCCCGCACCCGGCGCCGCCTGCCGCCTCGTCGGGCTCGGTGTCGGAGGACTTGCCCGATGTGGGGTCATCGGGGCGGTCTTCGCTCTCGCAGAGCTTGTCGACGGCCTTGTTCTTGGGCGTCTTGCCGCCGCCGGCGCCGTCGGTCTTCTTGCTGCGGCGCTTGGGCGCCTGCTTGGCGGGCGGGCACGGGGACGGGGAGCGCGGCGGGGGCAGCTCCTCCTGCGGCATCTGCATCTGGCAGATGTCGTCGCTGGACATGCCCTCGTCGGCGGCGCGCGCACCGTCCGACTCTAGACACTCCTCGCCGACGCCCTCGGGGAAGAGGTCGTCGCGAGGCTCCCGGCCATCGCAGGCCTCCTGCTCGTCGCAGAGCAGCGCCTCGGTGCGCAGGCGCTGGCGCAGAGAGTCGAGTGTCTGCACGCCGCTGCTGGAGCACTTGTTCATCTTCATCCGCCACGAAGACATCTCTCCGCACCGCTTTATTTGTGATTTTTACTTTCAATACCGATCTTTTAAGACATTATATGATTTCAGTTTTGACCGTCCGCGTCCGCCGCGCCGTATTGCCGTACTTAAATGGATTCCCGGGAGGCAATTCTGTCGAGCATCATACCCAAGATCCGCGCGTACATGCGCGACCCGAACACGGCGACGAAGTCGTACGCGGACTTCATCGCGGACAACAAGGCCATCTTCGTGGTGAACCTCTACAACGTGGACGCGATAACGGACGACGACATCCGCCTGCTCTTCGCCACCATGGAGCAGAACCCGGACGCTGACGACGCGACGCTGATCTCGATCTTCTCCTACATCGGGTACAAGTTCGAGAAGCAGGTGCGCGACGACGCAACCGCGAGTCTGTCGGTGGGCGAGCGCATCGCGGACGACACCAAGCACAGCATGTACGAGATGTTCTTCAACACCTTCGACATGGTGGTTAGGCAGCGGCGCGTGAACGTGCTGGTGCACGACGACGCGACCGCGGAGGCGGTGGTGGTGAACCGCACCAGCGACCTGCGAACCTCCTTCGATGACAGCTCGGACCCCGCGGTGCGCGAGATCCCCTTCAACATGCGCAACCTGCTACAGTACGTCTCCAAGAACCTGGATCGCATCCGCTTCTCGAAGAAGTACCTGGAGTTCGCGTACCTCTGCCGGCACATCGGCATCCCGGTGTCACGGCGGAAGCTGAACCTGCGCTACGTGTTCATGTACGACCTCGACGGCGTTCGCATCCCCATCGTGATCCGCGACTTCCTGGATGTAAAAAAGGTCTTCCTGGAGGCCACCGGCAAGGTGTACCTGAACAACTTCGCGGACGACCACCCCGGCGTCGCCGAATGGGGGCGCGCCTTCGTGGAGCGCATGGCCGGCGACGAGCGCCGCCTGCTGTTCAAGTACGTGTTCCTCTCCAGCCGCCAGCTCTGCGACCTCTTCCCCGCGCTGGTGGGCGCGCGAGACAGCAAGTTCCGCCAGGTAGCGCGCACGGCGCTCGCGGTGCGGGAGCCGCCCGGCTGGCGCGAGGAGGTGCGCTACGAGTCGCCGCCGTGCGAGCACCAGATCAAGCTCGCGGTGGCCATGCGCGTGGACGTGGACTACTTCACCAAGGTGAACGAGTTCGTGGAGGAGTTCGTCTACTTCGAGGACGGGCTGGCCTACTGCAACATCTGCGGCATGAACATCCCGGACCTAAACACCGACGCATCGGGTGCGCGCGCGGGCGTGGTGGCGCCGGCCACGAACAAGTCCATCTTCCTCAGCGAGCCATACAGCTACTTCTCGCACAGCCAGCGCTTCATCTTCAACATCGTCATGTCCTTCGACACCATCATGAAGACGCAGACCTGGGGCATGAAGTATAACATCAACAGGCTCATCCTGAACTTCCTCATCGCCATCAACGCGCGCCGGCAGGAGTATGAGCGCCGCTTCGCGGCGGAGATCAAGCGCGGCGTCTTCTTCCTGCGGCTCTCCGCGAACCTGCTGGACGTGCACGCCTCGGCCACCGAGCTATTCCAGTCCGCGAAGACGCTGAACCTGAACTTCATCGTGTCGCTGGTCATCGTGCTAAACAGCAGCGCGGACTTCCTCGTCTCCTTCATGGCGGCGCGCGCTGCGCGGCAGAAGGATGGCGGCGATGCGGATGTGGTCACGGAGCGCACGCTGCGGCTCGCCATCGCCGCCGTTGTTCACCACTTCCTGGTGAAGACGCGCGTCTGCGCGAAGGAGGACCTCGACACGATCGTGCTGCTGACGGAGGTGTACACGTCCATCATGCCCGAGGAGCTGGAGGCACACTACCACCGGCTCGTCGCGGAGCTGCACCGGCTGAACACCATCGGGCGCACCACCCGGGCGCGGAACTACCTGGTGGAGTCCTACGCGGACGCGACGGAGGCGCGCGCCATCGAGTTCTTCGCGTCGCAGAACGTGGGTGCGCGGTCCATGCGCGCGCCGCCGCGCGAGCGACCTGTGGCCTGCGCCTGCGCGGCCGTGGCGGACCCGCGCCCCCCGCCGCGCTCGAGCCCTGAGGCGCGCGAGGCCTTCGCAGAGCTCACTGCCGACACGCGCGTGCTCATCCGCGTGCACGACACCAACGCCTACAACATGAAGCGCTTCGACGACCACATCAAGATCGAGATCGAGAAGAAGAAGGTGGTCATCTCGCTGGCCAGCCTCTTCGTGACCAACACCATGAAGTACTACTACGCGAACGCCGCCATGTACGTCTTCCGCTTCAGTGACCCCTACCCATTCGACGAGGAGCTGCTGGGCGCGGAGCACGTCGCGCAGAAGGTCAACGGCTACAACCACTTTCGACGGCACTTCTTCCCGGACAGCGACGTCTTCGTGTACTTCAGCGATTCGCTCGACCGCGCGGAGCTGGAGTTCGCCTTCTTCCTCTTCCTCTCGGGGCTGGTGGACTCCGTCAAGGACTGGATAGACGGATCCATCGCGGCGATCAAGGAGTTGTACATGATTAATTTCAATACATAAATGGATACACCGTCCCCGGAGGTGATCACGGTATACGTCATCAATGTGGCCGGGCGGACGACCCGCGAGGTCTTCCCCACCCTGCCGTACCTGCACGGGTACGGGCTGGGCGGCGACCCCCCCAAGCCCACGCCCGGGCCGGCGCCCACCCCGGCGCCTAAACCCGCACCAACGCCCGCTCCGTCGCCCGCCCCCGCTCCGGCCCCCGCACCCAAGCCCGCTCCGTCGCCGACGCCCGCGCCCAAGCCCACGCCGCCAGCGCCGCACCCGCAGGGCGACCACGTATTCCACGTCATAGGATGGAGCGACGTGAAATCAAAGGACTACGAACACTACTTCTCCGACCTCTGCCGGTCCTCGTGTCCTCAGGAGACGCAGCACCGCGTGGCGCACAACCTCAACCTCTGGGAGTACCTGTCGTCCGACGGGAACACCTCGCTCAAGGACGACCAGGTCATCATGGTAGTGTCCGACGACATGACCGTGAAGCGTCCCGAGGTGGTTCGCCCGCTCATTGAGGCCATGAAGACCAACGGCTGGGGCATGCTGCAGCTGCGCGAGACGTACATATCCAGCGTGGTGGCCACCGCCATCCCGGGCTCGGGCGATCCCGAGCTCATGGTGTACCCCGGGGGCTTCGACGTCTCGCTGGACGCGTACCTCATCAATGTCGGGGACATGAAGCGTCTCTACGCGGCCATCGTCGAGGACGGAGGCGTGCGCAGCAGCATGCTCACCGAGGTCTCCGCGATCGAGCACCGGCTGGGTATCGAGCGCATGGTGCTAGCGGGCGCCGACAAGGTCGTGTACCCCGAGTACTACCTGCAGGTGCGCAAGCGGCTCAGCGGCGCCAAGTGCATGTGGTCTCTGGTGGGCTCCTGGCTGGCCAAATACTGGCCCGGCGCCATCTACTTCATGACCACGCCGCTGTTCTCCTTCGCGGGCGCCTTCGACGTCACCGTGGTGGACCTGTTCATCCTGGCGTTCCTGCTGGTGATGCTGGTGCTGCTGCCGCACTCGCGCTTCCTCTGGTTCCTGGCCGGCATGCTGTTCACGGCTGTGGTCTAGCTCCCGCCGCGCGTCTAGCCTGTCGCGGCGGAATAGGTCCATCGTATCTGTTCTGTGTCCGCGCTGTGTCTGATCATATGAGCACCCCGGCCGCGGCGCCGCACCAGTGCTCATCCTCGAAGTACCCGCTGTACCCCAGCAGCCGCATCATCTCCGAGCCGCAGGTGATGACGTTGTTTGCGCGGTGCCGCAGCACGGACTCGCAGAACTGCTGCGCAGAGAGGTCCTTGGCGGCCGCCTTCTGCACCATCCATCCGTCGCCGGCGCCGCGACGCACCGCCTGCGGCAGGAATGTCACTGGGCTGTAGCGCACGGGCATGAAGAACCGCCCGAAGTCCACGCAGCGGAACTCGAAGAGGTCGGGCCGGTCCACGGTCTTCTGCCTCCCGAGGTCCGCCTCGATCTGCGTCTTGGCGTCCACCAGCGGCCGCCACGCGCGCACCGCGCTCTTGATGCGAGAGTAGCGGCCGAGCTCCGCCAGGAGCGGGAACTCCGTGAGCTGCAGCCAAAGAATGAATAACGACGCGGCCAGGGTTAGCGTGAAGAAGAGCAGAGTCGACGTCCGCGCGGCATGCACGCTCTTCGCCGCGCGCTCGCGCGCGTACTCCAGGCCCAGCCCGTTGACCGCGAGCGTCGTGACGTCCGCCATTTGTATCATATAAATATGGACGACAAAAACGACTGGTATGCGAGGCTGCTGCTCCGGTGCACTTGCGGAGGCACGCCCGTGGTGATGCCCGGCGAGATGACGCGGCTCACGGAGTACGTGTACCTTGGCAACGCTGAGGACGCGCGGCGCGTAGTGCGCGGAGAGACGGGCGTGCCTTTCCAGTGCGTGGTGAACATGACCACCTCGAAGTACCCCACACCCTCCGGCATCACCGCGTACCACATCCCGCTGCGCGACGACGACGTCACCGACATATCCGCGATCATGCCGCCACTGGTCAAGCTGCTGGAGAGGCTGGAGGCCGAGCGCCGGCCCACGCTCGTGCACTGCGTGGCTGGCATCAACCGCAGCGGCGCGGCCGCCATGGCGTACATCATGCACCGGCGGCGGACGGAGCGCCCGGACATGACGCGTTCCGCGCTGTTCGTGTACTTCCTGAAGACGTACTTCGAGCTACGAGACCTGCGCGGCGCCTTCCTGGAGAACCAGAACTTCCGGCTCCAGCTGATAAAGCTCTTCGTGGTGTAGAAAAACGGGCGGCGCGGGCCGCGCCCGGCGCCATAGTGCCGGCCAGAGCTAGGGCTAGAACTAGAACTCCTCCTCGGCTGCCTCAGCGAGCTCCTCCATCTTGCGCTCTGCCACGCGCGCCTGGATCTCGCGCTCCATGCGCATGAACATCTCCACGTCCACGAAGTACTTGTAGTAGCCCGTGCCCACGCCAGGCACCTTGCTGAAGAAGTGGCAGCTGCTGTTGTCGGCCACGTTGTCGGTGCGGTTGTGCAGCGCGGCGTTCAGCAGCGCGCGCCCATCGCCGAAGGTGGCCTTCTTCAGAGCGCTCGCGTTCCAAAACTTGAACTTGTTCACGGACTCGGGCTCGTATCCCGCGCAGAGCAGGCTGGCCAGCAGGTCGCAGGAGGGGTACAGGTAGTCGAAGCCCACGCCGTAGGTGTCCAGCATGCTCTCGCAGAGGTGCGCGCGCGCGGCCTCGATGCCAAAGATGTCGAAGGTGTTCCACATGCCCGGGACCACGTTCACGTCCTCGAGGTCGAAGATGCCCAGCTCCTTGAGGCTCATGAGTTCGATGTTCATGCGGAAGGCCTTTCGCTTCGCGTTGAAGTCGTCGAAGACCGCGCACTCGGAGATGGGGATCTTGAAGCGGCTCACCTTGCCCTTGTTGGCCGCGCCGGGCAGCACCAGCATGAACTTGTTGAAGTTCAGCGTCTCGGGCTCCACGAAGCGCAGCAGCAGCGAGTACGTCACGTGGTCGCCCTCCACCGTCATGTCGCTGCCCCACTCCTTGACCATCACGTTGAAGGAGACGAAGCGCTCGATGATGCTGTCCACCAGCACCTCGGTGAGGTGCGCGCGCTTGATGCGCAGCCGGTGCACGCGGATGTCCACGCGGTAGACGGAGGGCTGGCCCGAGGGCCGCGCGGAGATCTCGGGCACGAGCTCGCCGAGGCAGACGAACTCGAAGTTGACCTTCAGGGGCATGAGCTTGCCCGCGTCCGCGGCCGTCAGCGTCACGATCTCGGTGTGGTTGCGGCTCATGGTGATCAGGTTGCTGAACTCGTTGAAGCCTAGCTTCACCTTTATGCCGCCGCTCTTCTCCGTGGTGTGGAAGCTGGAGAGCGCCTGCTGCGTGAACTTCTCGCAGAGCACCTGTGCGGACATGATGCCCACGGGCGTGCCGGCGCCGAGCAGCGCGTTAAGCTTTTGGTACAGCTTGCGGAAGATGAGCCGCGCGGTAGCGCGCGAGATGCGCACGCGCGAGGGGTTCAGGTGCGTGAGGAAGACGTACTCCATGAAGTCTGTGCTGCTAAGCGAGAAGAAGTACTTCTCGCGCACGTCGTCCATCACGCGCCGGATCATGAGGTAGAGGTCGCGTGCGGAGATGGCCTCCTCCGCGGGCGCGGGCTGTACGAACACCAGGAAGTTGAAGGGCGCCATGATCTTGGTGGCCAGGCGCTGCCGGTGCATGCGCACGAACCCGTGCCGGATGCGGTCCCAGATGGCGCTGATCTCCAGGAACCAGGTCATGGACTCGTCCGGAAAGATGAGCTCCACGGGCTTGGTGGTGGAGCCCGGGATCTTCGCGTAGTTGGCCGCGTACTTGACCAGCACCGAGCCGCTGACCACCTGGCCGTACCCGTCCACCACCATGTCCTCCATCTTCTTGATGACCTTTCGCGCGAGCGTGCCCGTGCGCGATGTCTCGCAGACGATGTCCGTGGACTGCGAGCGCGCGACCAGCATCGCGAAGTAGAACTGCGAGCCGGAGAGCCCGTTCATGAGCGAGTTTATGATGTAGCCGCGCGCCTCGGGGTCCGCGGAGTCCGGGAGCGCGTACGGCAGCACGCGCCCGTAGATCTTGGTCTCGGCCACGGAGCCGTCCACGCGCTGCTGCCCGTAGGTACCCAGCAGGTACATTAGCTCGGTGGGGTTCACCTTGTATCCCGCGCGCGCCATCTTCAGAAGGTTGTTCTCGGGGTTTTTCTCCAGCGTCTCGCGCATGTGCTCGTTGATCTCGCGCACGTTGAGGTTGGTCAGGTTCGCCAGCAGCGACTCCACGGCGTCCGCCTCGTCCGCGGGCGACATGGGCACGATGCGCCTGTCCGCCACGTCCTGCAGGTAGCGCGAGTATGCGTCCTTGATCTGCTCGATCTTCTCGGTGTTTATGGCGCGCAGCCGGTTCACGAGCGCGGCGTCCGGGCGCAGGTCGCGGAAGGTCACGCCGAAGCCGTAGATGGTCAGGTACCGCTTGAGCACGTATGATAGCGTATCCACGAAGCGCACGCCCTCCACGTTAGTGGAGAAGTCTGCGATGAGACCGGCCAGCGAGGATGCGCGCATGGCCACGACCAGGTCGCTGTCCACCTTCTCGGCGACCACGCGCCCGTGCTCTAGCACGCCCTTGAAGTTGATGTCCGCGCCGATCATGAAGGCGAAGACGTCGCCGCCCGAGAAGCGCTCGCGGCCCGCGGGGTCGAAGCTGCGCCCGTAGCGTCCGAGCAGGTTGAGCACCTCGTCCAGCGAGAGGTCCTGCTCGCGGAAGAGCGAGTACGCGGCCACGATCTCGTCCTGGATGGAGCCGTACACCGGCGCGCCGTGCGCGTCGTGCTTGAAGATGGTCACCGGGTACATGAGCACGCTCTGCTCGATCACTGACTTGGGGTTCTGCTCGAGCACCGCCCACTCCTCGTCGCCGTCGAAGTCGGCGTTCTGCGAGTTAGCGATTCCGGGCGGGATCTTGATGGTGTGGCCTGGCGAGGCGCGCGCGGTGGAGGAGATCACGTTGTGTCGGTGCAGCGAGGGCTGCCGCCCGAAGATGACGTTGGTGCCCTCCGTCATGGGCACCTCCACCCAGTCTCCGGGCAGCAGGTGCACCTTGTCCTTGATGAACTTTCCCTCCTTGATGCGCGTGAGCTGCCGCAGGCGCTTGTTGAAGTAGAACTTGACCGCGCGCTCGTCGAAGAGCGCGCGCACGCGCTTCGCGGTGAGGTAGTTCACGAAGATCTTCTGCGTGAGTGTGTTCCGGATGTAGTCGGGGATTCCCACCTCGCATACCGAGAGCGCGGAGTCCGGGCCGATTACCGAGCGCGCGGTCTGGTCCTTGCGCCGCGCGACCACGAAGCTGCGCAGCATGTTGCTCTTGCCCGAGATGATGTAGGAGAGGTTGATGCTGCTCGCGTTCGAGGAGATGATCTTGATGTTGTCGTACTCGATCATGGCGCGCTGGATGACCTGCTCCTCGGCGTTCATCGAGCAGTACTTCACGATCATGCCCAGCAGGTAGGTGAGCTCGTTGGTCTCCTTGGGGATGTTGTCGATCCAGAAGCTGATGGCCGGGCGGATGATCAGCGGCGGCACGGGCATGTACTCGCGGTAGAAGAGGTTCGCGGGGCTCTGGTGCACCTCCAGCAGCGGCCAGAACTTGCTGTGGATGGAGGTAAGCTTCTGGTATATGAGCGCGTTGGGCACGGGGACATCGTCCACCTTGTTCACGAAGCAGACCTTCTTCTTGGAGAAGATGATCTTCTGGTAGGGCTGCAGGCACTTGCTGTTCCAGCAGGCCTTCTTCTTGGACATCATTCGGTCCTTCATCTTGCGCATCTCGTGCACGGAGAGCGCGCCCACGTTTGCGGTGTAGGGGTCGCGCGAGCGCAGCAGCCCGCAGCGGACGCAGAGGTGGTTAAGAAGGCGAACGACCTCGCCGATGTACTCGGGGCGCACGATGTAGGACTCGAAGATGCGCACCTTGCCCCAATGTCCGAAGCACTCCATCTCGGTGAGCCCGCAGGTGCGGCAGACGGAGCCGTCCGAGGCGCCGAGGCGCGGGTCCTTGACGGTGCCCAGCTCGTCCTCGTTCTTGAGCTGGCTGATGACCACATCCGTGGCACTGATCTCGCTCTGCGAGTAGAGGCTGTACGACACGCGCGCGACGACCGACATGGCTTGCCAAATCCGAGTGCGTATTAAGAGTATTTTTATCTTTGAAATAAGATCTGCGGCGGTTTTTAGCTCTAGGTATTTTTTCACACTCATGCTCTTCTTCCGCCGGAGCGCGCTCCCTTCCGGGGGCGCGGATCCGCCGGCGCCGGGCCCCGACGCTCCCGACGAGCAGATCTACGCCTTCTGCGACGCGCACCCGCTGGACGCGCGCTGCGCGTGCCTGAAGCCGACCCAGGCCGTGGTGGACACCGGCCGCGATACGCGCCTGCCTTATTACTGCTGGTATGCGCCCTGCCGGCGCGCGGACGCGCTGCTGCCGCGCGCGCTGAAGAAAAACATCGCCGGGTGCAACGTCTCCGACTGCGTGATATCGCTGGGCGACGTGCGCGTGGAGGACGCGGTCATCCGGCTGACCAACGCCTGCGGCTCGCGGCTGGACTCCATGGCCGCGGAGCGGCGCTTCCAGACGCGGTATCTGAACCAGCACGCGTTCGTGCCGGTGGCGGACCCCGCGCTCTGGCTGCCGCTGAGCCTGCTGGCGCTGGCGGCGCTGGGCGTGCTGCCCTTCGCGCTCAGTCGAGCACCACGGACACGGAGCGGTCAGCGATCTCCACGCCCGTGACCATGTTGCGGCGCATGAAGCGCACCATGCGCAGCGGCCTGTCCGGCAGGTGCAGGATCTTCACCACCAGCTCGGTGTCAAGCATGCGCGGCAGTTTGAGCACGGCCTCCTTGCGCCCGCCCACGCGCTGCATGGCGGCGATGACGGCACACTCCTCCTCGGTGGGACGCTTGAACACGGGGAACATGTCGGAAGCGAGCACGTCGATGTAGAGCATGGATGCGGGGAACCGGGTGTGCTCGTGCTGCAGGTACGCGGTTATCAGGATGGGCTCCCCGTAGTCGTCCGGAAGCGGCGAGTACGCCACCGACGTCTCGCTGAAGACCTGGAAGACGGTGCGCTCGCCCTCGATCTTGCGCGTCACCGCCACCACGCTCACCAGGTCGCCGTAGCTGACGTCGATGTCGTACCGGGCCACGGTTTCCCTACTTATCACCGCGAACGGGTCGCTTCTTACCTCGGCCTTTAGGCAGAGGATCTTTGCCAGGTACCGCACATTGTGCCGGTTCATCGCGGGGCGCGCGCAGGCCCGGCGTGGGCAAGGGCGGGATGCGCAGGAAGCGGAAGAAGCTCTGCTGCAGGCTCAGCACCTTGTCCTTGGCCGATTTAAATTCGCGGGAGCACACCACCGTCGAGAGCAGGTGGAACATGTGAAAGAAGTCGTACTCCTGGTTGGGGTAGTCAAAGTTCAGAATTACCCTCCTGCGCACGACGCTATTGAGGAAGAACATCCTTTTTTCATACCGGACCGCGTCCGCGAGCGTGACCAGGCGCATGCGAGCAGGCGTCTCCGCGTGCACGGTCAGCAGGCGCATCTCCGCGGAGAACGGCGGTGCGAACGGCTGCAGCATCTCCTTCCCGCAGGGCACGTAGAAGTCGCGCTCCCAGGAGTCGGGGAAGGGGCAGCGCCACTTAAGGCTGGAGGCGATGGGTCGCAGCACGCTCACCATCACGTTCTGAAGCGCGTAGTCGCGCAGCAGGTCCGCGGTGGTGGGCTCGGTGTTCACGCGGTTGGAGCGGATGTCGGAGATGAGCACGATCTTGGAGCGCCGCATAGAGCTCTTCAGCTCGCGCAGGTAGGCCTCGTCCGCGAAGCGCGTGACCGTGGTCACGTTGCGCAGGCCCATGAGGCAGGAGTCGTGCTTGCGGCCGTCGATGAGCACCCACTTCAGCGAGACGCCGAGCTCCTGGAAGTGAGAGTGAAGGCAGCAGATGTGCGTGCCGGGCGCGGAGCCCACGTACACGATAACGCTGCCGTCTAGCAGCCCGTGCTTGTAAAGCCGGTTAAGGAAGACCAGCTCCCCCACGAGCAGCTTGAGCTGGCCCTGCGCGGGCATCTTCGGCGGCTCGTTCTCGGCCGCGAAGGCCGCGTCGAAGTCCCGCTCGCCCGCGATATCGTCGAAGTACAGCAGCGGCTTCTCCATCTCGACACCCTCCATTTAAGCGGCTGGTTTGTGTCCCGCGCCTCCGGGGACCCGACCTTACGAAATTTATTAGTATTTTTTACGTTATAGGTTCGGGGACAGCGTGGCGCATATCGCGCCGAGCGCGGGGGCCTCGGCGGGCGTGACGTAGCGCACGCGCTCCGCGGCGCGCGCGCCGTCGAAGCCGCGGTGCCGCATGAGCGCGCGGCTGGCGTCCGCGAAGGCCATGGCCGCGCCCTCGCGCACGCGCACGCGCGCGCTGGTCGCGCATGGTCGCCGGTCGAAGAGCCGCGCCAGCTCGCGCAGGTCGCGGAACTCCATAACCGCGCGCTCGCGCCCGTCCGCCACCGCATCGTAATGGTGGCCCACGGCGGCCAGCTTCTCCTTGCCGCGGACCACCACAGAGAGCAGGAAGTCCAGCAGCGCGGAGGCGGTCTCTACGGCCCGCAGCGCCTCCTCGTCGGGCAGCCCCGCGACGAAGGAGAAGAATGACTCATCGTCTTCCAAGAACATCGACAAGACGTACCGCTCGTGGTCCATTTATGCGCCGCAAAAGTCCAGCGCAGTCCGCGAGCGCCACCGGACGCCCGTCCAGCGCCAGCGCGGGCACGCGGCCCTCGGGCAGCGCGAGCATGAGCCGGTCGCCGTCGCATCCCAGCTCGGCATTCGCATATGCGTCCAGAGGCGAGGGGTCGCGGCGCGCGCGGCGCAGGACGGCGCGAGCCTCGTCGCCGAAGAAGAAATATGCCAGCGCCAGCGCCAGCGCAAGCTGCAGCGCCGCCAGCAGCAGGTAGGGCCCGCTCCGCAGCAGCGAGTGCTTGATGGTGGGCTCCACGAAGACCGGGGTCAGATGCACCACCGGAGTGCGCGCGGCGACGTCCGACATCGGCGCAGGAGATTAAATAGACCCGTATTACTATTTATTTATCGCGCGTGAAAGCCTACGCGCCCGTCTCGGCCGTGACCGGGACGTTCGTGAGCTGTATGCTCTTCTTCACGCCGTCGAAGACCTTGGTGAAGTCAGAGAGGCGGATGGGATCAGTGAGCGGCATGGTCTGGTACTCGGCCAGCTCCTCGTCGGAGCCCAGCTTCTTGAGGCCCTTGTCCGCCGTCATGCCGTAGACCGCGGTCACGGAGAGAATGCCCGCGGGCGTGTGCACATCCACCAGCTGCATTCCCGCGTAGCGTGTGACCAGCGCCAGGTTGGCACCCACCTCCTTGTACGCGGCATCGGGCGTCTGGTTGTCGGTGCGCTCGCGGTAGATGTTCACCTTTTTACGCGACTCCAGGACCATGACCAGCGGCACCGAGCCTGTGCGGAAGACCACGGGGTTGGGGATGCGGCGGCCGCGCTTCTTCACGCCGGTCAGGTGCGAGAAGTCCGTGTTGTTGACCACCAGCGTGAGCACCTCGTTCTCGGAGTCCAGGAAGTACCGCTCCAGGTCGCGCATCGTCAGAGGCTCCTCGCCCATGCCGAGGTTGCGGCGCACGTTGTAGGCCGTGGTGAAGACGGCGCCCACCAGCATCTCCGTGCCGACCAGCTCCGTCTCGTACCGAGTCATGGTGCGCGGGACCACGTGGAACAGCGAGAGAAGCGAGCGCGGGAACCGCACGCGCGCGCCCGCGATGGTGAGCAGCGTCTCGTCATAGGACGGAAACCCGGCGCAGAAAATGGGGTCGTCCATGTCCACCAACGCAAGCAGCTCGGCCATTTAGAGAAGTTTTTTTTGTGATAAATATCATGGACGAGCGGAGAGACCCGGGCGGCGGGGGCTTCCAGCGCTTCGGTGCATCGCGGCAGGCCTTCCGGCGCGGGCGCGGCGGCTTCCGGCGCCCGCCGGGCACCGATCCCTACGTGCATCCGGCGGCGAAGAAGACCGTGACCTTCGCTCCATCGCCAGACGCCGCCGCGCCCATGGCAGAGGCCGCGGGGGACGACGGCGACCGCCGCCAGCCGCCGGTGCGCGAGCGCGCCGTAGCGTACCGGCCGACCAGGCGGCCGTCCCGTGGCGGCGGCGGGGGCGCGGGAGCACCCGCTCCACCTCACTCACGCGCAGGGCAATCGCCCGCAACCGCGTCCGCGCCCGTGACCGTACCCATGTCCGTGCCCGCCTCCGGGGGCATCGGTCTGCTGGAGCGGCGAATATGCGACGACGTGACGGCCTTCACGCCTCTGGTGCTGGCCGTGGCGGATGAGGAGGCGGGGTGCTGGCTGGAGCTCTCGGCCATGGTGCGCAGTCGCCGGGCCGTGGGGTTCCCTGTGTGCAGGCGCGCGCAGCAGTGCGGAGCGGGCGCTATCCCCCCGCCGCCGGGCGGGGGCGCCGTGGTCATGTGCTTCGAGTCCTTCGGCGCTGGCGCGGGGGCTGGGCCCGCCGGGTGCGCGCAGATGCAGCTGCGAGCGGGCGAGCGGCCGTGTGTGCTGAGCGACGCGGTCGTGTTCCAGATGGTCGCCATAATGTACCACCTCTTCCAGCGCGGCATCTTCCTGGACGACGTGTGCGTTGACCTTATATCCGTGCCCCCCTGCTCCATCTCATTCTCCGTCAGCCAGCTAGTGTTCCAGGTGAGCACCTCCAGCCTGGTGGTGCTGTCCCCGCGCTCGCGGCTGTACCGCGCGCGCCTGCCTCAGGCATGTTACATGGACCTGCTGCGGCTGCTGGTGCCCGCGGGGTCCCGGTTCCTGGACGAGGGCTGCGCCTACTTCTTCGAGTGGATCATCCGCCACCACCTGGACCTGCTGTCCAAGCACTTCCTGGACATGTTCCGCGCCAGCCGGCGCTCCGTCTCGGGCACGCCGCTGCACCGGCGCGCCGAGCCCGGCGTGCTCGTCTGGGTCGCGCGTGAGGACGCGGTGGTTCTCGGCGTCACGCTCACGGAGGTCTCCATCAGCGACAACGTCCGCGTCATCTGGTCCGCGGACGGCGCCGTGTTCGAGGTTGAGGACTTCCCCGTGCACGACGTCTTCCCCGCGCCGGAGCTGGTCACGCGCGCCCGCGCCATGGTGTGCCTCTAGCCGGCGCCCTACTCGTAGTAGAACAGACACAAAAAAAGGTAGTAAATCGCAGCGGCCATCGCCAGCACCGCGCACGCGGCCGCGTTGCGCGATACCAGTCGCAGCACGATGTACATGATGACGAAGACCGCGAGCAGCAGGTCGAGGAAGAGCCGCACTGCGTGCCGCATGCCCGGCACGTTGCCCTCCGCGTGCCGCTGGATGGCCTCCAGGTACCGTCGGTCAGCCCTGGCCCGCTCGACGATGCCGTCCACGCGCTCGAGCAGCAGCCGGCGAAGCATCCCGCGCCGTCGGAAGAGCGGATATAAAATTTCAATGTTGCGGCGGCCTACTATCTAGTCGGACGGCGGGAATTCAGTAAAGAATGTGTCCAGGTACGTGGTCCAGTGCACCACCGGCTTCTTGGCCAGCTCTAGTTTGATCTTGTCGGTGGTGGACATGAAGAACATGTGCCGCGCGTACCACGCGAAGACGGCGGCCAAGATGGCCACCACCACGGCGATGACGATTGTGTTGAAGCCCTTGTTGGCCTCCTGCTCGGCCTTCACGGTTGTGCTCGCCTTTGCCAGCACGTCCATCACGGCCTTGACGCCGCAGTTGCCCGATGCAGTGCCGGTGTTCACGAACTCCAGGTGCGTGGTCTGCCCGCCGGGCGGCGAGGCGCACTCGTCCATGACGATGTTCTGTACCTTGATCTTGTTGTGGATGACTGAGTCCGCGTTGCATGTCTGCTTCACGTAGGTCTCGAAGTCCTTTACCGCCGTGGTCACGGTGGTCTGGATGTTGAGCGCCGCGGTCATCAGCCCAGGCACGTACGCCTTCTGCTCGGCGGAGAGGTCGTTGAAGGTGCTGCTCACGGCCTTCATCACCGCGTCCAGCTGCGCGCTGGAGTTCGCAGAGCACATGTTGCGCACGGAGACGCTGCATCCCAGGTTCTTGCGGATGATGAGGCTGCCGATGGTGACGTCGCAGTCCGCCTTGGCGGACGCGGAGGCCGTCTGCTCGAGCTCGTTGCGGATGCGCTCACTGACGGTGGTGACGGTCGTCTGGATGCTGGCCGCGGCCCCCATTTAGAGCCAGACAATTAGCAGATACACCACGCACAGCGCCAACACGCCCAGCGTCTCCGTGCGCGGCGCGAAGCCGCGGCGCGCGTTCTCCTCGACCACGGCCGTCTGGTTCACGGCGCCGCGCGCAGCTCCCGCGTTCAGCGCGCCCGCGCAGCGCATGCGCAGACGCGAGCGCCCGTCCAGCCGCAGGTGCGTGATGCCGATGGAGCACCGCGAGATGCGGCACAGGCCCAGGTTCTCGTAGTTGTCGCTGAGCATGAAGTCCACGTTCCCCGCGGCGCACTCGGGATCCCAGCACTCGCGCGGCTCGTCCACGTATGCGGCCATCTCCAGCGTGGCCGGCGTCGGGTAGCTGCAGCGCATGTGCGCGCGCTTGAACTCGGGGCTCTGCACCGAGAGCACCGCGTCCACGGCGGCGGCATCCGCGGCCGAGTTGGTGCTGCGCATGGCGCGGATCCAGGCCACGCAGTGCGGCCGCGCGGCGTCCGCACCGCAGTCGCGCGCGAACATGTCGTTCAGCCGCTCGCGGCTGCGCCGGTCCGTGCGGCGCGTCACCGCGGCGTTTATCCAGTGCGCGCAAAGGTCCGAGTCCCCGGCGCCCGCGGCGCAGTCGCGGAAGAGCAGGTCGTCGCAGGCGCCGGCGTCGAAGCGCGCGGGGTCGCAGGTCCGCAGCGCGCCGCCAGAGAAGAAGGCGTTGGCGCGCATGGCGCCCTTCTCCCAGTAGTGAGAGATGCCGAAGCCCTTGCAGCACACGCGCGGGTCGCCCATGTAGAGCGAGCGCGCGGCGGCGAGCATGCCGGGCGCCGAGCTCACAATAGCGAACTCGGGGAAGACGGCCTGCAGTGCGGCCTTGCGCGCGTCGTCCCCCACACCGAGCGGCTGCCGTTCGTCGCCGGGCATGAGCCGCGGCATCACCTGCACGAGGTCGCGCTCGGGAACCAGCGCCATCTCCGGCGTGCGCACCGGCGGCGGCGGTCGGCGCTCCGGCAGCACCACCGACGCGCCCATTGCCACCTATTTAGTCCGACGAAAGACACCGGTCCTGGAAAGACATAAACACGTTCACGCGGTACATGCCCACGCGGTCCGTGAAGAGCATGCCGATGATGTTGTCGTCCGCGTCCATGACCACGCGCGCCTCGAACATGACCACGCGCTTCTTGAAGCCGCGCAGCTTATTGATGGCTGAGATGGGGATCTTGAAGGCGAAGCGCTCGAGGTCCGGAGCCCACTCGGTCATGGAGTACTCTCGGAAGAAGTTGTCCACCTTCCCGGGAGTGTGCATGACCATCTTCTTGTCGCGGAAGCAGACCGTGATGAATTGGTACTGGTGGATGCACTTGATGAAGCCCAGCAGCAGGTCCAGGTTCACGATGGTGCGCCCGCAGCACTTCTCCTCGTATCGCCGGAAGTTGAACACGTAGGACTTGCGCTGGTTGATGCCCAGGCAGATGGCGGTGTTGGTGCGGTGCGCAATGGGCTCGTTCTCGCAGTCCACGCTGACCACGTGGTGGCTGGAGAGCCGGATCACGTTGTCCTCGAGGTCGGGATCGATGCAGACCACCGCGTCCGGGTGGAAGCTGCAGAGACAGGACTTGACCTTGAGCACGGGCAGGTTGAAGACGCGGCTCACCTCTCCGTCGTACACCACGCTCGCGCTCAGCGGGATGATGGTCCAGATGTTTACCGAGCCGCCGAGCGCCGCGAAGATGTACATGAGCCCGTCGCCCACGTCGATGTTTATGGAGACCTCCTCGCTGAACTCCGAGAAGTAGGTCACGATCTGCTTGAGCTTCTCGAGTTTTATGCGGAGAGCCATTTTATTTTGATCTCGTAAATTATTTAAGTTAAATGGAGGCGTCAAAACCAACCGCCCCTGCGGGGGGGCGGCTGTTCGGCGCGCTGTGCAAGCTGGTCGTCTCCGGGGCCTCGGCAGGCTGTCTCTCCGAGGACGCGCTGCGAGACATCGAGGCCAAGGCCATGCTGCTGCCCGGGAGTTCTCCAGGGCGCCGCGCACAGATAGCCAACATGATCCACGACCGCTGCATCGAGGGCGTGTCCGTGAGCACGCGCCAGGCCCTCTTTGATGCGCTGGCGCGCCTGCGGCGCCGCTTCGTGCATGCGGGCCGCAACCCCGACCTGATGCGCCTGCACGGCGCGCTGCTGCGGTTCACGCACAGCGAGTCCTTCTTCAACGTCTGCATGCCCACCGTCCGGGTGACCCTGGCCATGCTCGTGGCCTACGTGCTCGTGGGCGAGCTCATGCAGGCAGTGGACATGGTCGATGCGGTGGAGCGCGTGATCTACCGGCGCGGGCGGCACATGGCCTCCGAGCTGGCGGACCTGCTGGAGCTCAAGTACGGTCTCGTCAATCTCGCGCAGTACAAGCTTATCCCAGGGCTGTTAGACGAGACCGCGAACTGCTGCGACGACGTTGTGCGTGCGGGCGCTCCTGGGGGAGACGCGTGTCTAGGCGCTGAGGAGATCGCGGAGATGGAGGCGGTGCGGCTCCTGGAGATGCCCGTGCGCTCCAGCGCACTGTCGCGGCTGTGTGACTTCATGGTGCGGCGCGGCGCGTCCACGGCGCACGCGGCGCCCGAGTTCGTGGCCGGACTGAAGATCGAGGAGGTCTCCGACGAGGAGGCGGTGGCCGCGGTTAAGGCCGCCGAGAACGCGGGCGCGCTGGACGCGGCGCGGATGGCTCTGGACGTCATCCAGAAGCGCGGCACCGGCGAGGCCCTGGATGGCTCGGTGACGAGCCCACTGGGCGCGGTCGGCGCGTCTCCCTTCGACGGCGTCACGCTGCAGAAGTTCGTGCTGCTGGAGTACCTGCACATCATGAAGATGCTGGCCAACTGCATCGCGCAGCGGTCCTCCGGGGAGAAGATCCGCATGGTCGTGAACACCTGTCCGTTCAGGACGACGACCGCGGCGCCCGCTGGCGCCGCCGAGCCCCCCGCCGACGCGTCGCGGGCAACGCCACAGCCCGACTCGCAGGCCCGCTCGTACCAGCAGCGGCTGCAGAGCCGCCCGATAACGGGTCCGGCAATGCCCCCGCTATTCGGGTGAGGCGCGCGATCACGTTCCGTCGCCGCCGCACTCCTCGGAGTCCAGGATCTTCGTCCACAGCCCGTTGTCCAGGAAGTCCTGGCTAAGCACCACCTCGCGGCCCATGATGCGCCGCGTGCGCGTGGGGATGCCGACGCTAGCGAAGCAGTCCGCCACCAGTTTGAAGCAGTACGTGCGCCCGCGGTTGAAGCCGTATGGCGTGCCCACGAGCTCGAAGGCCGCGTCCGCCGCCAGGTTCATTAGAGCGCCGGCGCCGGGGACGGCCAGGCGGTACGCCTTTACCACCGCGCAGTTCCGAAGCAGGTCGGGCAGCGGCGTGACGCGCGCGCCATGTGGCGCGGACGCGTCTATCACGCACGGAACTCCCGCCGCGTAGCTCTCGGCCGCGTCCGTGTAGGTGGCGCCGCCCGTCGCGCGGAGCAGGAGCCTCGGGGCGTCGATGGCGCCCACATAGATGGCCGCGTGCTTGTACGTGGAGGGGTTGAAGCAGTCCGTGACCGAGGCGCAGCTCGACACGAAGATTATCGCGCCGCGCGGGCACGTTTGCGCTATCGAGCTCGTCATCCGCGCCGCAAGGTCGCCGGGCCCCATCGCGAAGAAAACAAAAAGCGCCTAACTGATGTCCAGCATGGGCATCACGGTGAGGTTGCGGTGCGGCTCTATTTGTGTCGCCAACTTTAACCGGCAACAGATGTTCCGCACATGGCGTAAAACCGCCTTGAGGCACTCCTGGCGGACGATGAGCCGGAACCGCTCATGGGAGAGGTCGCGCCCGCACGTGGAGCAGACCAGCTGGAACACCATGCTAGGCCAATTTTAGGAGTCGGGGTTCGCTTTCAATTTCCAGGTGCTCGGCGTTGACGAATGCGCGCGTTCCGCGCAGCCGGAGGAGCACGCCCTTGGCGGCGGACACGGACGTCGTCGCGAGGTCGGCCTGGCACTCCGAATACCCGAGCAGCTCCGCGGTGCGCATCACGTGAGCATCGATGACGCGGCCCGCGCGCGCGCGCGCCTCCATGTCCTCCAGCAGCGCCAGCTCCTCGGGCGTGGGCTCGCGCTGCGGCGGCAGGTGCATGATCATGTCCGCGACCACGCCCAGTCCCGTGGGCGCGAGCAGAGCGTCCGCGTCGTCGAGGGCCGCGCCGAGGATGAAGGAGCGGCCGCAGCACGCGTCCGGCGGCACGCATCGGTAGATGCCCTCGTCGCCGCGCGCGTACCGCTCGATGAAACTCACCGCGTCCGCCACCGCGGCGCGCTCGGCGCGCTCCACGCCCGCCAGCCGCATGGGCCGCGTGCATAGGCTGGCGGCGACGTTCGCGGGCGTGAACTCCTCGAACAGCGCCATGCGGCTCAGCGACTCCACGCTCACGCTGATGCCGCCGAGCCCGGGGAAGAAGTCGCAGCCGTTGGTGAGCGCGGCCAGCTTGCAGAGGTACTCCGTCTCCGCGGTGGGCGTGAACAGGTAACACGCGGAGACCGTGCTCACGACCTTAGGTAGGCGGTCGGTGGCCGTGAACAGCAGCGCGTCCTGGTCGGTGGTCACCAGCAGCGGCCACCGCCCCCCGGCCTCGGCCGCCGCGCGCCCGCGCGTGCACATGACCATCTCCGCGTCCACGCCGTCGCAATACACGGTCTCCACGTTTTCCCCGGCGCTCCGTAGAGCCGAGGCGATGAGCGACTTGACGACGTCGTGACTGGCGATGCTCAGCTGGAAGCGGATGCGCTGCAGCTTGAGCTGCTTCTCGGCTCGTATCTCCTCAGCAAACTCGTCGTCCGGCGGCGCCGGCTGCCGCTCCTGCGCGTCCCGCGCCTCCCGATTGTCCCGCAGCCGCTTCTGCTCCTCCAGGTCCTCGGCCTCCGCCTTGGCCACGATGGCGCGGTTGCGGTTCGCGCGCTCTCGCGTGGCGCGCCGGCGCTGCTCGCGCAGAGGCTGCTTGATGGCGATCTCGCCGCGGTCAAGGAAGACCACGAGCCGCCCCGCGTCGGCGATGCGCGTCCAGTGCTGCACGCGCTCCGCGACGGCGGTCCGGAACTCCTCCTCGTCCGCGCACGAGTACGCCATGGTCATGAGCACGCTGAAGCCGTCCACGAAGACTGCGGGATAGCGCTCGCCCTCGGCGGGCTCGTATGGTTTTAGCGACCCATGGCTCAGGAGGAGCGCCTTTAAGTTTTTGATACCCATAAATGGCGACCGGTGGCGAGCCCCCTGCGTCCGCGGTGCACAAGCCAACCCTTATCTTACTAGGTAAGCCTCTTTGTTCAGTATGCGAGGTCACCAGCCGCATGATGGAGAAGCTGGAGCACGAGTTCGACGTCAAGCGAGTGAACATCCTCTCGCTCTTCGCCAAGGACGGCGCGGTCGCCGTGCTGGGCATGGGAGTGTACCGGCTTATCACCGAGATCACGGAGTTCTTCGGGAACGAGTACGTGATGCTTCTCAAGTACGACAACGACACCAAGGTCATGGCCGCCGTGGACATCCGAAGGTTCGTGATGGTCGCTCAGATCGACGAGAAAAAGGTGGACATCAGTCAGCTTCGCGAAGCCATTCTCGAGGCCAAGTTCAACGTCTGGCCCGTGGGTGCGCCCTCCGCGTTCTCACTGAGGCGGTAGAAGATCTCGCGCAGCGCGCGCAGCAGCACGCTGGACCCGCGGTCGAAGACGTCCGCCGCCCCGCGCTCCAGCACGCGCGCCACGCATGCATCCGTCACGACCACGCGCATGGGGCGGTTGGCCACGATGCGGCTCTCGTGCGCCGCGATGAAGGAGACGCTCTCGCCCGCGCAGACAAAGACGCGCGAGCCGCGGCGCACGCTCGGCGCTCGCACGCCGACGTAGCGGTACACGGCGGGGTCGAAGCGCGCCACGAGGAACTCGAGCAGTGCGTCGTTGGCGCGGAAGACGCGCACCGCGCACCCGTCGACGACCGCCGCGCCGTGCATGGCGGGCGTCAGCGCGCGCGCGGCCTTCACCTGCAGCCCAGAGGCCTGCAGCCTCAGCCGCACCATAGCGCGGAGCGCGTCCGTCGGGAACGCCATGTCCGTCTGGGGCAGGAGGTCCGCTCGCTCGATGGCGGCCGCAGTGCGCGGGTACCGCCGCGCGAACTCGCCGAAGGCCGCGGAGAAGTCCACGCCGAAGCCCGCGCAGAGCGAGGCCGCGTGCCTCGGGGCCTCGGGGTCGCCGGTCACGACGTGCGCCGCCGCGTGGAACAAAATAAGCTCCCTAAATGACATGGGCAGTCGCTGAGGTGCTGATCTTCGCGGCCTTCCTGGCGCTGGCGTACGCGCTGAGCGCGCTGCCCACGAACAAGATGCAGCTCGCGGTGCGCGAGCTCACGGACGCGCGACTGCACCGGCAGCGCGTGGACAGTCAGCTTGACGCGGTCTCCGAGGCCGTGCTCTTCGTGCGCCCGGACGCGCCGCAGGCCAGCGCCGTGATCGCCTCTCTGGACTCCCGGCGGTCGTTGGTCACCGTGGCGCACGGCAGGGATAAGTCCGTATTCGATTTAAAAAGGCGCGGGGACGTTCAAACACTTCTCCCTATACTACTTTTGAGTAAGTAAATACATAGGCCGCGACCGTGCCCGAGATGATCGTGCTCGACAATGGCGTCCGGGTGTTCCTTAGGCCGGCGATGAAGCGGGACATTTACCTCGGCATCTCAAACTTCGGTTTTGGTCGCGACGTCGGAGGCGTCCTCGGGCTCGCTCACCTGCTGGAGCACGTGCTCATCTCCTTCGACCACCGCCGATTCCTGGCGAACGCCTCCACCACGCGGAATTACATGAGCTTCTGGTGCAGGAGCCTGCGTGGGCGGCAGCTGGAGGCCGTACGAGAGCTCGTGTCCTGGTTCTTCGACGAGGCGGGGCTGCGCACCTGCTTTGACGCCGTGGACGTGCGCGCCTACGCCAAGGAGCTGGAGAACGAGTACTACTTCCGCAACGAGGTCCTGCACTGCTTCGACGTGCTAACCTTCCTGGGCGGCGGCGAGCTATACAACGGCGGCCGCTTCGCGGACCTGTCCGCGGCGGCCGATATCCGCGAGCGCATGTCCGAGCGCATGCGCTCCATCGCCGGGCCGGCCGTGGTGGTGTTCCTGCGCCAGGGCAGCGCGCCGGCGGTGGCGCTGCTGAACGCCACCTTCGGCCGGCTTCCGCGCGCGCCCGAGGTCATCCGCCCGCGCGCGGTGTCCGGCGCCGGCGGCAAGGCCGTGATGATGCCCACGCCCTTCTACAGCGTGCTCGCGCGCGTGGACGCCACGCTCGAGAACGTGCTGGCCGTGCTCGCGCTGCGAGAGGCCTACCACCTCTTCGACTACGAGACCATGGGCGAGGACCTGTACGTGGTGCTCTCCTTCGTGGACGAGACGGACTACGACGGGCTGCTGCGCGGCGCCAAGGACCTGCCGCTGGAGGCGCCAGAGCACGCGCGGCTCCGCATGGACTCCGAGGACTACGCGATGAACGCGTACCTGAACTTCCCGTGGATGTCCCACGACATCCTGGACTACGAAAGCTTCTTCGTGGACAACGCCGCGCGGCTCGTGGACGGGCTCCGCCGGGACATCCTGCGCGCGGTGGCCGAGCGCGACTGCGTGGCGCTGTACCCCGGGTTCACCGCATCCATATTCAATGCGCAGGACGCGCAGCGGCACCGGCTCATGATGCTGGACCTGCACCCTCCCTCGCCCGAGGGCGCCGCGCACTTCCGCAACTTCGCGGACTCGGCGCCCGTGCGGCTCATGCGCAAGACGCCCGCGAGCGGCAGCGTGGTCGTGCGCTTCGGAGACGCCGACCTGCTGAACTTCGTGGCGCTGGCGACGGCCCTCGACGCCGACGGCGCGCGCGTGCGCGGGACCTTCGAGGGCATCCGATTCCAGCACCGGCTCTCCACCGAGGACATGGACGCCATCATGGAGTCGGACGCCTTCATGAAGTTCAGCCGCTCGCGCCCCGCCGCGGCCTACCAGTACATGTTCCTGGACTTCTTCGCCAGCGAGCGCTCGCTGCAGGACATCCTAGAGCACCGCAGCAGCGCCGCACCGCGGCGCGAGGCCATGCCGCACCTGGTCTTCGACCGCCGCACGCGCTACGACGCGATCGCGCGAGCGAGCTTCGTCTGCGGCGTGATCAAGGGCCGCGCGCTCTGCAAGGAGCGCGTCGAGGCGCTGATGTGGCGCATGAAGCGGCTGGGCATCATCTACTCGCTGGACCACGTGCAGCTGAAGTCGCCCAGCACCTTCTACGTCTTCGCGTTCTCGCTCTCGCCGGAGGAGACATTCCGGTGCATGGCGCGGTGTCCGGGCGTGGTCTCCTACTGCCTGGTGGTGGCCAAGCGCGGGCCCATCGACGACTTCTCGGCCGTGACCAAGACCGTGGTGCTCAGGATGGGAGACCGGACTCGATGAAGACGCGGTCCGTGACCATGAGCACGTACTTCCCGGGCCGCCGGCGCCCGGTCACCGCGAAGCGCCTACCCGCGAAGGGCCCGAACAGCACCACGCACTCCGCGCGGTATCGGTCTCCGGCCTTTCGCACGCTCGACACCGCGGCCAGCATTTCCACGGCTCGGACGGCCTCCTCTGCCTCGGCCGTCATCACGCCGCTGCGCTCGAACTCGTCCAGCGCGCGCGCCAGGCGCCCGCCGCGCGCGTACACCTTCGCGTACTCGAGCATGTGCAGGTAGTACTGGCCCAGCAGCTCGGCCCAGCGGTCCACGCCGAGCCCGAAGCCGTCCACGTACTCTTCGGTGCGCCGCAGCAGCGCCAGGTCGCTGGGCACAACCAGCAGGTCCTCGGGCAGGCTGAGCCCGAAGACGCGCGCGTAGAGCACGTACGGATGCAGAAACTCCGAGTCGATGCGCTTCAGAGGCCGCGCCAGGCGCGTGTCGAAGAAGCGCACGTAGGTGCCCGGCGCCACGCGACCGACGCGCCCGCGGCGCTGCGTGTACATGGCGCGCGAGACGATGGTCTCGCGGCCGCCAAAGGGCTCGGGCACGTACACGCGCCCGGTGTCGTAGATGTGCGTGGCCGTGCGCACCGTGACGCTGGACTCCAGGTACGGCGTGGACACCAGCACTGCTGGGCGGTCCGCGGCCGCGTACACCTCCGCGAGCACGTCCGCCACGGAGGGCACCTTCCCGTGCACCACGCGCACCAGCAGGCCGGGGTGCCGGGCGGCAATACGCTCCGCAAAGGCAGCGCACTGAGCCACTGTGGCCACGAACACGATGCCGCACTTCCCCGGCTCGGGCACGAAGGTGCCGAGCGCGTCGGCCACGTTCCGCAGCTCCGCGTCCGTGTACCGGCGCGAGAGCGGCGGCGTCTGTGTGTTCTTCACGTACACCTCGCGTATCGGGAACAGCGTGTCTCCCTCGATGTGCACGAAGGCGGGGTCATCCAGGAACTCCTCCAGCCGCGCGCGGTCGTCCTCTAGCGTGGCCGTCATCAGCACCAGCGACGCGCGCGCGCCGCGCGCGAGCTTGCGCGCCACCGCTACCACGATGTCGCCCATCTGGTCGTGCTCGTGGATCTCGTCCACGACCACTGTGTCGTACTCGCGGATTGCGTTCAGCGTGAGCCGGTGCGTGGACACGACCAGGCCGTAGGCGCGCGGCGCGGTGTTGCGCTCCTCCTCCGCCATGGCGCCGTGCCGCGGCATCACCGGCGACCCGGCGACGCCCTCGAAGCCCAGCGACGAGAGGTACGTTGCCGTGTGCGCGCGGACGAGCGTGACGCGCGGTAGCGAGAGCACCAGCGGGTGCTCCTCGAACTCGAGCACGACGTCCAGCCGCGCGAAGCCGCCGAAGAGGTAGTTGAACCACAGGAGCAGCTTGGGCACCTGCGAGGTCTTGCCGACGCCCGTGCCGCCGGTGAGCACGATCGGGCGCCGGCGCCGCCAGGCGTCGAATAGCGTGCGCTGGATCTCGGGCTTCAGCGAGGCCAGCGGCACCGGCGCCAGCGGCGCGGGGTTGCCCAGCACACCCACGCTTCGCGCGCGCCAGTCCTCGCGCGCGTTCACGGAATCCGAGGAGAAGAGGCGGAGCGCGTTCCCGCCCAGCACGATGCCCGCCAGCGCGGCGGGGTCGTCCGCGATCTCCGCCAGGCGAGCGCCGGGCGCGCAGCGCGAGAAGGCATAGGCCTCGGGCGTCATCGCGCGGCCCGCGGCGTCGCGCATGGAGGCCGATGCTGCCTGCACGGGCTGCGGCAGCGGCTCCGCGCACGAGCGCGGCGCCGACCTCGCGCCCTCCTCGCGCTCGACGCTGAGCCACGCGCGCCGGTCGTCGCTCTCCACGCGCGCGCCCCTCCAGCGATGCTTGAGCAGCGGGAAGGCCGCGAGCGCGAAGGCGCGCCGTGCCGCGTCCGGCAGCCGGAAGACCTCCTCGAGCGAGTACCTAAAGGGAAACACGGTGACGCAGTTGGGAAACAGCAGCGGCTCGGGCAGGGGATGATTCTCCATGATAAATGGACCGGTACACGGATTTAGTGGTGAGCAAAATCCCGGAGATGGGATTCACCAACCTGCTGTGCCACATCTACTCGGTGGTGGGTCTCAGCGCGTTCCTGGACGTCTCCAAGTTCAAGACCAACTGCAACATGTACGTGGTGGAGCGCTTCGACAAGTCCGCCACCGCGGGCAAGGTCACCTGCATCCCGCTGGCGGCGCTGATGGACTTCGCCAAGCGCGGGCTCATCGACGCGGCGCCCGGGCCGGCGGCCGCGGCGGCGCCTGCCGCCGAGCGGAGCCCGCAGGATGAGGAGGCGCTGAAGAGCGCGCTGCTGGAGAACCTGAAGCGGCGGCACAGCTTCCGCGAGGCCGTCTCGCTGGAGTGGACCGTGCCGCTGATGTACTTCTTCAAGCCCTCGCTGCGCGAGAAGGTGTCCGCGGCCGTGGACTTCTCGCAGATGCCGCTGCAGGTGGACGATCTCGCGCGCGCGGGCGTGCACACGGGCGTCAACGCCAAGGTGGTGCCGGTGGCCGCGAAGCCCGACCGCAGCGCCTGGATGAGCAACGTTAGCATACAGAACCTGGTGGCGCCCTTCGCGCACGCTAGCGAGGTCACCTACCTGGGACAGTTCAACCTCAACTTCCTCAATGGCGCGGCAATACACGAGAAGTCCGAGCGCTTCCGCGGCAACACGCTCTACCTAACGCTAAAGGACCGCGTCGCGCGCGCGGGCACGCGCTACGTGATGTTCGGCTTCTGCTACATGTTCCACTGGAAGTGCTGCATATTCGACTCTGAGTCGCGGCTAGTATCCTTCTACGACTCCGGCGGCAACAGCCCCTCCGAGTTCCACCCCTGCAAGTACTTCTACTTCTTCTCCTTCTCGGACGGCTTCAACGTGAATAGCAGCTCCGCCGACCTCGACAACCGCAACTGCGACGTGGACGTGCTCATGCGCTTCTTCGTGGACAACTTCAAGGCGCGGCGCGGCTGCATAAACCTGGAGGTCAACCAGCTGCTGGAGTCCGAGTGCGGCATGTTCACCTGCATCTTCATGGTGCTGTGCACGCTGCGCCCGCCGTGCAACTTCCGCGCTCTGAGATGCATCTACACCTACTTCCGCTTCCTCGCGGACAAGAAGATGACGCTGCTCAAGAGCATCCTATTCGACCCCACGGCGCCGCGGCTGGAGGCGGCGGAGGTGGAGAGCGAGGGCATGAAGGAGTACGCGAAGATGGAGCGCTGGACGCGGAAGTCCATCGGCGTGCTAGCGGAAAGGATAACCGACCGAATAAATAGCCTGCTGCCGCCGGACCCGGAGCTGCCCGCGCCATGAACCACTTCCTCAAGCAGCTGGCCGCCGGCATCCGCAAGCCGGCCACGCGGCTGACGCCCAGCGGCGCGCACGAGGTGCGCGTGTACACGGTGCCCGTGGAGCTCCCGGGCTTCTTCTACAACAACGAGAACCTCTTCCACAAGCCCGTCAACTCCGTGGACGCCGTACTCAAGGCGCTGGCGCTGGCCGGCACCTTCCGCGAGGAGTGGGAGTCTCTGCGCGCGGTGGCGCGCGCGCTGCAGGCCGCGGGCGTGCACGTGCTCGATGTCTTCTTCGCGCCGGTGGGCTGGCTGGCAGGCTCGGCGCCGCCGCCGGACGGCGGCGCGCACGCGGGCTTCCGCGTGGTGGCGGCGGGCTCGGCCTCGGCGGCGCGCACCGTTAAGCAGGTTGCGAAGTCGCTGCGCACGCCGGCCGCGCTGGCGCCCGGAGACGCGCGCGAGGACGCCGTGGTGGAGGTTCATGAGTTCTCCTCGGCGTACGTGGGCCAGGGCCCGCCGCCCGTGGGTGTCATGTCCGTGTGCCCCTTCGACCACGAGGCCAGCCTGCTGGTGCTATTCTTCGGGCGCACGCAGGAAGCGCACTGCGGCATCGCGTACCAGTGCCCCTCGCGCACGGAGTCCGACCGCATGCTGGCCACGCTGATGCCCGTGGTCTCCGAGATGTATGTGGTCTGCGACGACGTCGGGCGCAGCACGGTGACCAAGCACCGAGGAGGCGCCGCCGCGGGGCGCTTCCCAGACGACCGCGTGACCTCGCTCGTCGGCGTGGTGCACCCCTTCGACCACAGACAGTTCCCCTCCGCGCCGAGCGCCGCACCGGCCTCGGACCTCGCGCTGTACGTGCCCAAGCGCTTCGTCTTCGTGCTGGACCTGCCCTCGCACGTGGACATCCGCTGCGCGAGCCGCAACGGCACCGACTTCGTCACGCACGTGGACGGGCGCAGGCTGGACGCGGTGCTGGTCATTGTCAAGGACCGCTTCATGCGCGGCACGGTCATGGAGGGCGTCTTCCAGAAGGAGAACATCGTATGGCGCGGCAAGTACACCTACCGCATCACCAAGGCCAGCTTCGAGGTCCCCGAGTTCCGCGGCAAGTCCGGCGGCGCGCCGCCGGACGGACGCGTGCTGGCAAGCCGGGAGTTCGTCACGCGCTCGCTCTATACTGTACTATAAATGGAGGCGCGCGAGATCGGCGTGGCCGTGGGCGCGACCGTGGCCATGCTCGCCATGGTGGTCTTCGGAGGCGCCACGGTGCTGCGCCGCGGTGCGCCCTCGCTGGGCATCCGCTCGCGCACCGCGCTCCGCGTGCTCACCGTTATGGACTTCCTCTCCATGCTGACCACCGTGCCGCTGGCGATAGTGCTCTACGCGCTCTTCATGCAGCAGTTCTCCAGGAACAGACAAAAGAACTGAAAATATACACGTACTCTAAAATCAGCGCAGATATGAAACGCGCCACATCCACCAGCAGCAGCAAGAACGCATCCGCGGGGCGCCATGCGTCACCGGGCGCGGGCGACGATGGCCCGCCCGCCGCCACCGGCAGCAAGAAGTTCTGCGAGAACCGCCCGCTCTCGTGCACCGAGGCGGTCGAGTTCGCGAAGTCGCTCGCCGCTAGCCAGACAAAGGCCGTCGAGAGCGTCACGCTGACGCCCTCGCAGTACCCGAGCTGCTCCAACATCAACGTCTGCCTCGTGGACAGCCTGGCCTCGCGGCTGGTCTCGCCGCTCATCATGGTCAAGGGCGAGTTCAAGATCCACGCCAACAAGAAGACCGACATGCAACGCAACAGCTCGGACAGCGGATTCTTCGCGCGTGTGAAGATGGTCTCCGCCAGCCAGATGCTCGGGCAGATGCTCGAGGCCATCTACCAGAACATCCGCGCGGGCACGCGCATCCCGCAGTCGCTGAGAAGCTTTAACGTGGAAAACTCCACCGACAACACCTTCAAGAACGGGTGCATGTACATCAACCGCATGAACGGCGCGCTGGTGGAGTTCACCAGCGACGACGGCACGCCCTCGCACACCTGCCCGCTGATGCGCGAGATCGAGTCGCTGTCCATGCGCGATGCGCAGATGGCCACGCTCATCCTCGCGCCCGTGGTCTTCTACCGCTCCGGCGGCGAGGCCAAGGTTACCTTCGCGCTCAAGAAGGTGACCATGACGCGCGAGTGCTCGCTGACCGTGCTGGGGCTCGACGGCGAGAGTACAGTCGTCGGCATGAGCGAGACGCCTGCCGCGTTCAGCGACGACCAGGAAGTGCGCGGGCTGGGGCTCGTGGACTGCTCGGGAGCCGCCGCCTGTCACGACGACGGCGACGACGTCGACAGTCCTTTTAATATCTAATCCACCAGTAGTAAATGGACCGACTGTACGCCGGCGTGTTCGGCGCGTTTTTATCCAACTCCGACGAGGACTTCGAGGAGTTCCTGCGCGTCGTGCGCTCCGTCATGGCCGAGAAGCCGCGAGGAGAGCACAAGGGCCCCTCGCTGTCCACGCTCGTGCTGGTGGGGCTCGTGCTGGCCGCGCTCGGCGTGCTGCTCGCGTTCTACTATTTAAAGCTCGTCTGAGCAGTAAATACCGCGCCCGCTCCAATCTGTACAATAATTCAATTCCATTAGCGCGTCGACGACACGATGGAGGAGGAGCGGCTCGTGTTCAACAAGGTCAATGCCAACGTGCTCAAGGCCTACCTCTGCGCGCGCATCTCCGAGATCGTAGATGAGATGGTGGACCGCCGACACACTCAGAAGAAGAAGGCCGCCGCGCGCCGCGTCGAGCTTCGCATACCCGTGGACCTGCTGCACCCCGAGTTCGTGCGCGCGTTCTCGCTGGACGCGTACCGAGACGGCGTACTAGCCAGCCTGGTGTCCAGCATCGTCGAGAACAACTTCTTCTCCTCAGAGGACGGCAAGCTCGAGGACGGCGCGGAGAGCGTGCTCATCCTGACGCCGCTGGAGACGCGCATCCTGAGCTGTGTGCCGCGCGAGTCCTCGCTGTACGTGGACGTGGCAGACGTGAAGGCGCTCGCGGGGCGGCTGAAGAACCCGCCCACCGAGCTCGAGTGTGGCGGCGTGCGGTATTCGCTCGACGCGCGGCACGTGGATGACTTCATAAACACCGCGCTCCGCGACGGGCTCATCGCACTGGACGAGAAGAGCTCGCTGAAGGACAGCATGTACTGCCTGGACGAGGAGCTGCTGTGCGCCATGAGGCGGCGCTTCATGCGCAGCCCGCAGATCTCACAGGGGCTCATCTCGCGCTCACGGCTGCATGACTACCTAGTGCGCGCGATGACGCGTGAGGAGCACAAGATCTACGTGGGGCTTCGCGACCCCGAGGCCGCGGAGGTGCTCGGGCTCGAGACGGTGTGTCTCGGCGACTTCACCTACGTCAAGTACACCTCGCTGGTGTCCGCGCTGTCCGCCTCCATCGACCGCTGCAGCAAGCGCATGCACGAGGACGTGTACGCGCGGCTGGCGCACGTCGTGCCCGAGAACACGCGCATGAACGTCTCCAAGCTCGTGGACGCGCTGACCGTGCAGACCACGCGCATGGAGGCCTCGGTGCAGGGCCTGTCGCCATCGTCCGCGTGCGACGAGTGCGCGGAGCTTTCCGCGCCATAAAAGACAAAGACAAAGATAGAGACCGAGCAGAGACAACGACGAGGACGACGACACTGCAGGACACCGCGAGATGATCGTCGTGGCGGTCTGGCTGCTCGCCACGCTCGCCGGCCTGTGGATGGTGTGGGCGCGCGCGGGCGCGTTCGTGCGCGCGGGAAACGCCGCCGCGCGACGCGACCCGCCCTCGGGGACGAGGGGCGGCGGCTCCCTCGCCGGCGCCCTGCGCGCGCAGGGCGCCGACGCGGGACGACGGCGACTGCCCAACAATGGTAGGTAGTGGCAGTATCAATATGGATAAAAATGAAGTCTTATTCGCCAATGGGCTTTAGGTTACACGCGTCGCCGCCATGAACCACCCCACGAGCCGCCGCGCCGCGGCGCTGGTGCGCTGCCTGGTCTCGGCCGGCTTCGACACCTGGGCCATCGAGCGCGATGAGCTCCCGCTGGCCGCGCTCATGGGCTTCACGGGCACGATAAACGGCAACTTCAGCGACCGCCAGGACTACAACCCCTCCCGCGTGGCCGCGGAGCTGAGCAAGTTCTCCAGCTCCTGCATCCTGCTCGTGGACCCCGACCTCGTGACGCCCGACCTGGTCTGCACCATGCTACAGAACACCACGGAGGTGACGCCCGCCATGATCCCCTACATCTGCCGGCACGCGTACTGCGTGGCCAACATGATGGACATAGACGCCCTCTACCGCCTCTGCGTCTACGGCATGCGCGAGGTCCAGGACTTCTGCATGTCGCGGCCGCTGGCTCCCTTCATGGAGCACGCTCTGCGGCGCATATCGCTCAACAGCCCGCTCAGCGACCTCTCCTCCGTGCCGCAGGCCGTGACGCTGTGCCAGACGGACGAGCAGGTCCGTGAATTCATGCGCCGCGCCACCACGTCCCAGGCGCAGGTGGCCATGGCCTACCGCGAGCTGAGCCACGAGGTGCTGCTGGAGGTGCACCACCTGCACGACATCGCCCCGCTGAACCCCGGAATGCGCGCGGTGCGCAACTACCGCGTGTTGCTGGACGTGATCCCCGACTTCATGGAGGAAACCGACGTGGACTTCACGCAGTTCCTGCACCCCAGCATGCTGCGGCACCGCATGCTGCTGGACATCGTTCTAGACGAGCTACGCCCGCACGTGGCCTGCCGCTCGCTGTACCGCTTCCTCTCCGCGGAGTTCTCCGCCGAGTACATCGTGCAGCGCGCCGGCACCATCGCGTACGCCTGCTTCCCCTTCGCCGCGGAGGCGCTCTTCGAGGCCTGCGGCATCTCCGTGGCACTGCCGCTGACCGCCTTCGAGCTCGACATAATCTTCGAGCACGCCGAGGTCTTCGTGGACACGCTGGACATGCGAGCGGCCATGTTCACCATACTGGACACACTGCGACTCACGGACCAGCCGCGCTACGATACGCTCTGGCGCGTGCGCACAGAGGGCTGCGCGACCGTGGCCATGTACGCCAACCCCATAAACGACATACTGCAGCGCGCCATGCGCGTGGGCCTGAACGTGGACGCCACCGAGAACCTTGTGGAGCTGCAGAGCGCCTTCGGTGAGAACGTGACGGTGCAAACGCTGGAGATGATGGTGGAGCGCGGCGCCGTGGACATGGAGTGGTTCTCCGCTAGCACCGTGGACATGGTGCTGCCCTACCTGGACCGCGTGCTCAGCGTGGAGGACGTGCTGCTTCCCGGGAACTCGGACCCCGCGGACTCCATCTTCGCGCGCGATGAGGTCGTCTCGGCCTATGCGCTCGCGTTCCGCAACCACCCCATGTTCTTCGGCGCCGTCATCGGTAGTTCGCTGCCCGTGGAGATCAAGATGCGCATCTTCGCTCGAGCCACCGAGGGCGGCGTCTTCCCCAGCACTATGCTGGACTGCGCCCTCTACAGCTTCGCCTACTCCTGGTCGCCGCGGCTGCTGTACAACTACCAGCCCACCGTGCACCCCGAGGTGGAGCGCATCGAGGGCGCCGATCTGCTGGAGGAGGCCGTGCTGCGGCTGGATGGCAAGACGCGGCTCATGCTGGGCCAGCGCTCGCGGAAGCACATGTTCGTCGTGGACATGATGCGGCGCGAGGGCGGGCTGCGCAGCGACCCCTCCGCTGAGCACCGGCTGGTGCTCGTGGAGTCCGAAGCGCGCATGGCCGTGGGCATGAAGTTCGAGCTGCGGAAGATGGCCTTCTCCTCGCTGGCGCACAGACTGCGGCTGGTGAGTCATGACCTCATGGCGCTGCTGCAGCGCGGCATCGTGTACAACCTCGTCACCTGGGGGCTTGAGACCGACGTCGTGACGACGGGATTCGTGCGCGCGCTGTACAGCGTGCAGTACAACACGCTGCACTGGGGCAACTACCGCACGCTAGACGACTACATGCTCGGCACCTGCGCAGCCTTCGCGCGCTGCAACCTGCCGGTCGTGCGCGCGAAGGGCGTCGTCTTCTACCTCTACAGCTACGTTGCGTACTTCGTACTGATGTGGTTCTACAACCATAAAGAGGAGCGGCTCGAGGACGTGCTCACCGCGCTCGACGAGGCCGTGGGCTCGGGCTTCGCGGGCCGGCACTGCGACCTGCGCGCCGCCTCGCGGCAGCTCGCCGTGGTCGTGGCCGAGAACGCACTGGTCTCCGTGCGCGGACAGCACTGCTTCACGGAGGCGGATAGCTTCGTAGACGCCATCGTCGCCGGCGCCCTGGCCAAGCTCTGCGAGGAGTCCCAGAGTCAAAATATGCAAAATTGAAAGTGTATAGTCCTGAGTTTTTGTTTCGTTTTTAGCGCCCCCCGCCATGTTGTTATACCCCCGCAAGGCCCGCGACGCGGCCGCCGCGCTGATCAAGAAGAACCTCCGGCCGGAGAAGCTGAGCCGCCCGCAGCTGCAATGCCTGCTGGCGCACGGGCTCCACGGCGAGCTCCCCGACTGCATGTACGAGGAGGCGGTGGCGCAGTGCCCCGCGAACGTGGTCTACTTCTCCCCGCACAAGGTCAAGGTGCCGGACTTGGTCCTGGCGATCAAGGGCGTCCGGCGCATTCCCAAGAACATGATGCCGGCCGTGTGCTTCAACAAGCGCGCGCTCATGGCCACTCACGACATGGACGTGCTGCGAGCGCTGCTGGCCGCGGGCGTTGTCTACGCGCCAGAGGTCGCGGATCTGGTGGAGAGCGGCCACATCCCCGCTGTGCTCGCACTGACCTGCGCTCCGTGGACGGCCAGCACTCGGCTGCGGCTCTCTCGCACGGAGATCGAGACCGTGTGTCGCGCCATCCCCCCCGACAGCATCGCCGACATGATCCCCAAGCTGCGCATCTCCCCGCAGGACCTGGTGGCGCTGGCCGACGAGGGCGGCATCCCCCCCACGAACGTCGCGCTCTGCGATCTCGAGGACGCCGCGACCTGCGCGCGCCTCGTCTGCGAGTGGCCCTACTTCAACATCCTCAAGTTCCTTAGTGTAGATATGGTCCGAAGCCGCGAGTTCTCGCGCGCTGTGCGCGAGGGCGCGATGGAGCTCTGCGTGCGCCCCATGGGCGCCGACCACATGGTGGGCATCTCTAAGTCGCGCTCGCGGCGCCTTCCAGAGGAGCACGTGGACTTCGTCTACGAGGAGTACGACACCGCCGACTCGCTTGGCAGCGCGCGCTCCGCGGGCACCTCCGCGACCTCAGCCAGCGCCTCGCGCAGCACACACAGCGGCGAGGGCGGCGACGACGACACCAGCGCCTCCGGCTCCCTCGGGAGCGACGAGTCGCGCGACCGCGTGGGTCCGCTGGCGCGCCGCTTCACCTTCAGCAGCAGCATGTACTCGCGCGCCTCGTCTATTCGGTCCTCGTCCGCCAGCGTGCGGCTCGGCGCGCGCTGCCTGCGCATGTCCGAGCCCGTGGTCTGCGGCGCGGCGCGCGTGCCCCGGCCCATGCCCGCGTGCTCTGCAGTAGACACGGCCGAGGAGCTGCTGTGCCACCTCAGCGACGAGTGGCGCCAGGGACGGCGCGCGCGCTCGGCCACGCTCCGCCGCGTGCTAGAGGACTTCCGCCTCAGTGCGACCTTCCCGCGCCAGATGCTCTGCTCGGACGCCCCAGTGGAGCTCAAGAAGAAGATGCTGAAGGTGATCTGCGGCTGGACAGCGGTCGGCGAGCCCTCCTGCGCGGTGACCGCCGCCATCGAGTGCAGCACCGACCAGATCATGGCACGCCTGCTCGTGGCGCACCCGCGGCTGAACGAGCTCCTGGCGGCGCTGTCCAAACCGCCACTGCCGCCGCTCTGCGGCTGCGGCTTCTGCGAGCGGCAGGCCGCGCCCGGGCGCTCGGCTCTGCGCAGCGCCTCTTTTGGCGCGGGCGCCGCGGCCTCGGCCGAGCTCGACGACGCGGCGCTGCTGGCCGCGGTCGCGGACATGACGCTGCTGGCGATGCACGGCGTGGTCGACCCCTGCTTCGCGGGATCGTCGGCCTGGGGGCCGCTGAGCTGCGCGCTCGCGGGGTCGCGGACCCTGGACGAGCGACGCATGTGCGACGCGCTCCGCTACGAGAAGCTCATCTTCGCGAACTTCTCGGCCGACGGCGTCAAGGACACGAACGCACTGGTGCGGGTCTCGCACGTCAAGATCTGCGACTTTGTCGCGGAGGCCGACCTTCTGAACCACGCGCATGCGCGCGCGCTCATCGTCACGGGCTGTGTGGCCGAGTACCTGCTGGCGGCCATCTTCTTCCGCGTTACGGTGCTGCGGCGCATGTGCAAGATCCGCGAGTTTGTGGCGCAGGTCGTCTCGGCAGCCACCGAGGCGACTGGAACGCCGGCGACACCCATAAAAGTCCACGACCGCGTCGAGAACGAGATCCGCGAGTGCGTAGAGGCGGAGGACGGCGTGCCGCACTGCACCATCGGCGTCGTGCTCCGCGCCGTGCTGAGCATCCTGGAGAGCCTCTCTGGCGATGGAGGCGATTAACGTTTTTCTGGAGACAGCGTCGGGCCGCGTCCGCATCATCTACTCGGAGGACGAGTGCGCCTGCCCCACGCAGTGCCGCGCCACCGCGCGCCGCGCGGCCGCGTCCATCCTCAAGGAGCTGGACAAGTACATCGTGGTGGACGAGTCCACCTTCACGCTGGCCGTGCGAGACTACGACATCTTCTACTACCTCTGCGACCGCGGGCGCCTGTCGCTGGCCGACAACGAGTTCTACGTGTACCACCACGGGCTGCTATTCGCGGACGACGCCGGCGAGGAGACCGTCACCGGCGTGGGCTTCGTCGTCACGGACACCACGCACGTGCGCGTGGTTCCGCGCGACGGGCTCGCGGTTACGGTGTACTCGGATAACTCGCGCGCGTACGAGGGCATGCTGTAGTCGTGCGCGGGCCATGCCGATTTTTTCTCGGAGGGAAGGAAGGGCGACTGTCACGCGATGCGTAGACGTATCACTCTGCGTGCGCTTTGGCCGGCGCCACCAGCGGGCGCACCTTCGCGGTGTCGATCTTGTACCGGTCGTCGAAGGCGAGGTTGTTGAAGAGCGCGATGAAGAAGAAGAGCAGGAAGTTGGGGTCGCTGTTGGAGAGCACGTTGTTCTTCTCCATGGCGGTCGTGGCGTGCCGCCGGCAGGCCACGCACGGAAGCGTCGAGCAGAGCACGTACAGCTGCCGCTTGCAGCGCTCGAGGTCTCCGTGCTCCTCGAAGCGCCTCAACACGATGAATATCACCGTCCAGAGCGCGCGCCCCCAGAACCGGGGCTCCATTTAAATGAAATGTTATTCTGTTCTTTGAAATGGTAGAGTTGAAATGTTTGAACTGGTTCGAGAATCGCAGCAACGACAGTCGGTTCCTCTTCCTCAAGGCGCGATGTTCCCGCAACTCTGTTGTGTACCTGCGGTTTGTGCAGCACTTCTACTACGTTGTGCGCACCAGCTCGCTGCGCGACATTGCGCAGCCGCTTGCGTGGACGCGCGACCTGGGGCCCATGACCGTGGTCAGCATCGACGAGATCGTGGCGCGGACCGCGCGCGTGCCGGCGCGCGCGCGCGAGGAGACGGAGCTGAGCCTGATCGCCAGCGCTAGCCGGCTCTCTCTTCCCGAGACCTTCATGTCCGACTTCCTCAACGTGTCCTGGTTCTTCGTGGCGCACGACATCGACCCCGACGGCTGCTACCGCGTGGACCTCGCGGCGCTGCAGGACCTGGGAAACGGCTGCTTCCACTGCGAGGACCCCGGCGCCTGCTTCGCAGAGAAGATCCCGCGCTTCAACGTGACCAAGTCCTGCCTCTTCCTGGACATCGAGTGCCACTTCGAGAAGAAGTTCCCCTCCGTGTTCCGGAACCCGGTCTCGCACATCAGCTTCTGCGTCATCGACAAGGACGGCGTGGACCGCCGCTTCACGCTCACCAACGCGGAGATGCTCTCCGCGGATGACCTGGCCGAAGCCGAGCGCCGCGGGCTGCCGCTCTGCGAGGATGTCGCGGCCGTGCGCTTCGACGCCGAGCTCACGCTCTGCCCCGAGGCCACGCTATTGCGCGTGGCCAAGCGACTTCTGGAGATGCCGCTGGACTTCGTGGTATCCTTCAACGGGCACAACTTCGACCTGCGGTACCTGGACTCGCGCCTGGCGCTGCTCACCGGCGAGCACATCCGCTTCCGGCTTCCGGACGGTTCCGAGACCGTGAACTTCTGCGTGTACGAGCGCACCAAGGCCAGCCACAAGGGCGTCGGCGGAGTCTCCAGCACCACCTTCCACATAAACAACAACAACGGCACTATCTTCTTCGACATCTACGCCTTCATCCAGCGCACCGAGAAGCTGGACTCCTACAAGCTGGACGCCATATCCAAGAACTGCTTCCACTGCTCGGCTGTGGTCGAGGACACGCGCCCTGGAGCGACCACCTTCCGCGGCGACCGCGGCACCGACCGCGACGGGAACGCGGCGGTCTTCGCGCGCGTGCTCGCCACCGGTAACTATGTGACCGTGGACGAGCGCGTGTGCCGCGTGCTGCACAAGCGCGTCGCGGACGGCGCCTTCTACGTGGAGCTGGAGGACCCCGCGCCGCGCGCGCCCGGCGACCCGGCCACGCTCTCCTTCGGCAAGGATGACGTCAGCCTCGCGGACATGTACGCGCACTACTCGCTGGACGTGTGCGAGGACATGGCGCGGTACTGCCTGCACGATGCATGCCTCTGCCTGTACCTGTGGGAGCACTATGGCGTGGAGACCAAAATCGCGGCCGCGGCATCCACGTACCTTCTCCCTCAGAGCGTGGTCTTCGAGTACCGAGCGAGCACCTGCATCAAGGGACCGCTCATGCGGCTGCTTCTCGAGAACCGCACCGTGATGGTGCGCGCGGACACCAAGTCCAAGTACTGCTACGAGGGCGGGCGCGTGATGGCGCCCAAACAGAAAATGCACGACAAGCACGTGCTCATATTCGACTACAACAGCCTGTACCCCAACGTCTGCATCTACGCTAACCTCTCTCCGGAGACGCTGGTCGGCGTGGTTGTATCGGACAACCGCCTCGACGCGGAGATCGCGGCGGTGGACATCCGCAGGCGCTTCCCCGCGCCGCGGTACATCGCGGTGCCCTGCGAGCCGCGAGCGCCCGAGTTCGTGAGCGAGGTGGCCATCTTCGACCGCGAGGCAAAGGGCATCATCCCCATGCTGCTGCGCTCCTTCCTGGACGCGCGCGCCAAGTACAAGAATCTCATGAAGAGCGCCGAGACCGCGGTGGACCGCGAGATCTACAACTCCATGCAGTATACGTACAAGATCACGGCCAACTCCGTGTACGGGCTCATGGGCTTCCGCAACAGCGCGCTATTCTCGTACGCCTCGGCCAAGAGCTGCACGGCCATCGGGCGCGCCATGATCGTGTACCTGGAGCGCACGCTTGACGGGGCCTCTGTCTGCGGCTCGCGGCTGACGCTGGCCGCGCCCCCGGACAACCCGCTGCTGTGCGACGAGGCCTTCGCGGGCCGCGCCGCGGAGGTGGAGATCGACCCCGCCGTCACCGGCGACCGCGCCGCGGAGACGGTGCGCTTCCGCAGCGTATACGGCGACACCGACTCCGTCTTCCTGGAGGTGGGCTCCGTGGACATCGCCTACTCGCGCCGCGTGGGGCGCTGCCTCGAGCGCGTGATCAACGAGTACGTGCTCTTCGAGAACTTCAAGGTCGAATTCGAAGCCGTGTACTGCAACCTGATCATGCAGTCCAAGAAGAAGTACACCACGACCAAGTTCTCGGTAGCGGACGGCGGCGGCTGCGAGCGTGTGAGCAAGGGCACCAGCGAGACGCGCCGCGATGTGGCGCCCTTCCACAAGTTCATGATCCGCAAGTACAAGGACATGCTCTGCCGCTCTCTGGCCGAGGACGGCGCGCGCAACGTCTGCGTGGAGATCCTGCGCGCGCTGGAGGACGAGCTCACCTTCGAGTTCGAGACGCGCACAGTGCCGCTGGAGTGGTTCCTTCTCAGCCGCGTGCACCACAAGAACTTCAAGTCCCCGGACAACCCCAACATCGCGCTGGTGGCGCGCTACAACGCAGCGAACGCGGAGGCCATCGAGATCGGCGAGCGCTACCACTTCGCGTACGTGTGCGAGGAGGGGCCCTGGCGGCGCCGACTCACCAACATCAAGTCCTTCGAGCGCGTCGTGGACAAGGCCTTCCGGCTGGAGAAGAACGAGCGCGTCATGTACGAGGTCTACTTCAAGCGGCTGTGCACGGAGATCGTGAACCTGCTGGACAACAAGACCATGTGCACGCTCTTCTTCGAGAAGATGTTCGGGTGCAAGCCGGTGTTCACCGGGTAGCGCTACAAAAATAAGGAGAGGTAGTTTTTTGTCGATAAGGTGGCAGCATAAATAGAACAGGATAAATTAACAATAAGTTACGCCGCGCGGGGCGAGGACGAATCACACCAGTACCGTGTGCGTGCGCTGGTGCGCGATCCCGCGGACGTGCGCGATCCGGCGGCGTATGAAGACGCCCAGGTCCTCGTGTTGAAGCGCCAGGATCTTGAGCATGCACAGCGAGCGGTAGCATCCCATGCGCCGGAAGCGTCGAATCAGCGTTTCCACGGCCGAGAGCAGGTTCTCCTCGTCTATGTCCTCGTTGGAGCGCACCAGGTACCGGTACACGTCCATCTCCTCCTCGAGCATCGCCTCCAGGATGCGGCGCCGGTGCCGCATGAAGGCCGTGGTGTCGGAGGTGAGCGCGTCCGCCAGGTCGTCGGCCTCGTGGATGACTTCGCGCGCGTACATCACGCGCATGCGCGTGCGGATCAAGTGCAGTGCCGCGTACGGCGCGAAGAGCGCGTCCCGATAGAAGGAGGCGGCCAGGCAGCGGAGCATGGTTATCTGGTCGCCGGGGCACAGCGCGGAGAACTCCTCTAGCAGATGCTGCACGGAGACGTCCGAGCGGCCGACGATGTCGCCGCGCGAGACCGCCTGGTCCTCCATCAGCTGCTCGAGGCTCAGCGTGGGCAGGATGATGTTGGCGGGGAGCGGGTCGCTGCAGTACACGGACGCGCGGCCTCGCGCGGTACTGCCGCGCGGCGCGCGCCGCCGGTCGTCGTCCGCGCCCATCCGGGCGCTCTGTCGAGGCGGCTCATCGCGCCTCGGGCGGCGGATATTTGACGCGCTCGGACAGACGGGCTGCTGGTCGGGGCGAGTGCAGTGGAAGTGCTCGTGGGCATGTGCGTACCGCGGCGGCGAGCACGGGCGCTGGAAGGGGGAGCGCGGGTTGGCGTTGGCGTACCCGTCTGGTGCATTGCAGCCCTGGCGCACGGGCGGATCGCCGCACTCCGAGGAGATCTCGAAGACGTCGTCCTCCAGGTCGCTGTAGTAGCCATCGTGTCCGCAGGCGCTTCCGGCGAATGCGGTCATGGCGTATCGGCGGGTGGCGAGAGCGAGCGAACAAACTAGCGAGCGAGCAGCGGGCGGGTGCCGCAACGGTATGGTATCAGCGCGCGAGCGCGAGTGCCCGAAAGCGCGCTACATTTTATGTTTGTGTCTACACCAGCACCACGTCCTCCGGGCGCATCGCTAGCTTCTCCATTAGGAACTCCACGGCGGGCGTGATCTTGGTGGTCGCGGAGAGCCCCGGCACGTAGAAGGCGAGGAACATGAGCACGGGGTCGTAGCCCGTGAAGTAGAGGATGGTGCTGAGGTTGGTCATGGTCTCGAAGTCGGATGGAGGCAGGCGGCCCGCGGGCGTGGCGTTGCCGATGCGCGTGACGCCCGCAAAGGGCTTTGAGAAGGTGTCGTCGCTGCCCAGCTGGCTCAGCAGCGGCTTATAATCGCCGGTGCGGCGCAGGTACCGCGCGAGCTCCACATGCCGCTCGCGTGTCGAGAAGACGCCGCCGAGAAGGCTGTGCTTGGCCGTGTCGAACTTCTCGCCCTTGAACCAGAATAGCATGTTGAAGACCGGGAAGGAGGTCAGCAGCAGGAAGGAGATGTACTCTCGCTCCGGCAGCGCCGCGAAGCGGTGGAAGGGGTTCACGAAGCGCCCCGAGAAGGAGCCCTGGTTCAGGAACTCGGTGTTGAGCTTGGGCTCGTACGCGGGGCAGGCGCCGCCGGGGTCCGCCAGCAGCGAGAACATGAACTCGAACTTCTTCAGCATGCCGAGCGAGGGCGGGTAGAAGTCCGTCACGCGGTAGTCGCCGAGCCGGCTGCTCCAGAGCGCGGTCTCGGGGATCCAGCCGTAGGCGTAGTTGTTGTAGATGTAGGTGTGCCGCATCAGCGGGCTGAGCCCCTTGGTGAAGAAGGTCTCCTGGTTAGGAGTGCGAAGCTGCGCGGCCGCATCAACGTCGTGCGTGGCCACGTCCACCATCGCGCCGCTATTTAGATCGCGGAAGCTAGGACCGGCCCTGCAGCACCACGCGGCGGATGTAGCGCTTGTCCGCCTCGGAGAGGTGCTCGAGTCCTTCCAGCAGCGCGTCCACGCGCGTCATGTGCTCGCGCAGCAGTGGGCGCATGGCCGCGACCACGGCGGGGTTGAAGTTGCTGATGGCGGCGCGCACGATGCCGGGCACGGCGGCCGCGCTCTTGCGCGCTGCATACGCAGGGAAGGAGGAGAGGTCCTCCACGCGGCGCAAGTGCCGCAGCATGGCCGCGACCACGTCCTCGCGGTAGTCCTCGAGCACCAGCCCCAGCGTGCCCAGCTTCGCGTCCAGGAAGTACCGCAGCACGCTGTCGCTGAATAGTTCGCGGTGCCGCTCGCGCGGGATCTCCGAGAGCCGCACCAGCGCGCCGCGGTCCAGCACGAAGGGGTCCTCCTCATTGAGGAAGAGGTAGGTGTTGTACTCGCGGATGAAGAAGTCGGACTCCTCGTTGTACACACGCAGCGCCAGCCCGCGCTCCGCCGCGAGCAGGTCCGGGTCGGCCTCTCCGTAGATGAGGTGCGACATGAAGGCGCCGTTGAGGTCCATGTCCGCGAAGCGCTCCTTGAGACGCGTGTCCGCGGCGAAGGCCTCGCGCACGCGCGAGGGCTCAAAGAAGTCGGGGTCGACGGCCGCCACCACGCGGAAGAGGTCGTCTCGGAAGCGCGCCTCCGAGGTGAAGGTGCGCCCGTCGACGAAGTTCTCGCGGTACAGCCGCACGAAGTAGCGGCGCCACTCCTCGTCCGCGGAGTCCACCACTCCGAGGATGTCCCCGGGCACGTCGTAAATGAGCTGCAGTAGCAGGCCGCGGATGTCGGGGTCCTCCTCCAGGCGGTACACGAGCTTTAGCGTGTTCGCGTTCACGCGCCCCTGCTTGACCTCGGAGTACGCGTAGCTGAGCACACGCTCGTAGAGCGAGGCGGCGTTGCGGTCGCGGTACACATCCTCGTCGCGCGCGACGGGCGCGTTCAGCCAGACCCAGTGGCTGGGCTTGTCCCCGGGAAACATGTACTCGCGGATGCGCTCGGTGATCCCGGAGTGCCGCACGGCGCCCGCGCGCTGCAGAAGCGTGAACAGGTCCTGGCGGTCGTTGTCCGCGAACTCGCCACCGGTGTCGCGCTTGACGAGGAAGGCCCAGACCAGCAGCCGCAGCACCGCGATGCGCTTCACGGCGCGGAACTCGGTCTTGCGGAAGAGCTTAGCGAAGATGACCTCCGCGTCGCGCACGGGCTGCCCGTCCGCCGCGAAGAGCGGGTTAGCGGCCAGGTCGTAGTTCACGCCGATGACCTCCGCGAGATCCTGTGCTCGCTCGGCCACGACCAGAAAGCGCGCGTCCTGCAGCAGCGCAGCGCAGGCGGCGCGGTATGCCTGCACCGCCGCCGCGAAGGCCTCGTGGTTGCGCGAGAGCGCGCGAACGAAGAGCTGCGGCGCGTCGAAGGCCGCACGCAGCACCGCGTCGAAGACATCGTGGCGCTGGGACATGTGCACGAAGACGAAGAAGCTGGTGCTCGCGAGAGCGTCCTTGGTCACGACCGCGGTAGGGAAGGCCGTTACCAGGTAGTGCAGCGCGAGCACGTGCCCCAGCGAGAATATGGACAGCTTCTGCAGAAACTCCGCCTTGAGGAAGTCCAGATTCCGGTCGATCGCGTGGATCATATACTTGCGCCGGATGAAGTCCATCGCGCGGGCGTCGCCGTTGTGTTGTGTTGTGTTGTTTATTTTATTTTATTTAAGAGGGACTATTTGCGGCCGGCGCGGCTATACAACCGCCGCGCAATACTGAGATAGTATCAGATCCCCTAAATTGCCGCCATGGACGACGAGCGGCTCCGCGCGCTAGCGGCCCCGCACGTGCCCGAGGACGCGGCCGCCGAGATCGCCGTCTGGGCCGTGGCCTGCGCACACAAGTTCGCGCTGAAGAACATCGTCAACACCAAGACCTCGAACACCGAGGAGACCAACTTCGACCCGGCGCACAACATCGGCATCGAGTATTCCAAGGACACCAAGAACCGGCTCTCCTACAAGAACAAGCGCAGCCTGGAGCTCGTGGAGAACGACGAGTACGCCGAGATCCGCGCGCAGATACGCGCCACCAATGGGCTCGAACAGGACGCGCTGCGGTACCTGCTCTTCGCGGTGCGCTGCGTAGTTGCGGGAGTGCCCTACGACATCGATGAGGTGCGCGATCACGACTACAGCGAGTACTTCAACGTGCTGGACGAGAAGTACAACCTGCCGTGCCCCTCCTGCAAGAGCAAGAACACCATGCCCATGATGATCCAGACGCGCGCGGCGGACGAGCCCCCACTGATACGCTACGCCTGCAAAAATTGCCAAAAGAGTTTCAATCCTCCTCGATTCTGCGACAAGAAGCAGCAACCGCCCCGCGCACAGAAGTAGCCTCGCTCCGCCGCCGGTCCCCAACACAGCCTCAAAAAAGCGCTCCCCCCTAAATCGCCGCCGCCATGGAGTGCGCCCACGCCTTCGAGAGCTGCGCCGAGCGCGTCCTCTCGGCCCTGAGTATCGACTGCTCGCGCACCTCCCGCGAGATCGCGAACATGCTCGGCACGACCAAGCACGCGGTCAACGTGGCGCTGTACGGGATGCTGGCCAAGGGCCAGGTCGTCTGCGAGGGCGACTCGCCTCCCCGCTGGCGCGCACCCCAGCCTCCGCAGGACGTCTGCGAGGAGAGCGACGACGAGGCGTCCGAGCAGCGCCCGCTCACCCCGCCCGCGCCCTACTGCACGGGAACCGGCCCCGCCGACTCGGATACCGAGGAGGAGCCCGAGGGCGAGGAGCCCATGGAGACCGAGGCCGCGTCCAACGCGCTATTCGGCGACATCGATCTCATCCCTCACTCGCTGGCATCGCGCATGACCAAAGGCAACCCCGTCTGCGGCATAAATGAATACTGCATGTACACGCACCGCTGTCTGTTCTTCGAGGAGTACCGTTCCGGCGGCCAGGACCACGTCCCTCTATTCGAGTGCAAGGTCTTCGTCGACCGCGTGTTCGTGTGCACCGGCTCGGGCCCCAGCAAGAAGGCCGCGCGCCGCGACGCATGCGCCAACGCCGTCACCGTGCTCATAGACAACTGCGGCGTGTGCGTCTGACGGACCGGAACGGACCGGGCCTCGCCAGGCGCGCGCCCCACCTTTTTGTGAATTCGGCGAATAAATAACAGTAAAATAAGCGCCTCTCGGGAAAGCCGCGATGGTGCTCCCTGCCCTGACGCGCTTCGTGGGCGCGGCCGCCGCCGCGGGGTGCGCGAACCGCGCCTTCGCCGACCTCCCCGCGCACGAGGCGCTGGAGCTAGTGCTCGCGGGCATTCACCCGCGCTACCTGCCGCGGCGCCTGTATGCGACCATCGCGCATCGCCACCCCACGCACCTGCACCTCTTCCGCCCGCAGCACGTGCTGCCCGAGGACCTGCTCGAGGAGCTAGCGCGCCGGCGCTGCGGCGCGCTGCTCGCGGAGCACATCGCCTTCTACACGCCCTTCCTGGTACAGCATGCGGACCTCGCGCTGCTCTGCCGCTGCGTGCCGTACATGGACATCTCCGAGGACGATGTCCGCATCATCGAGGAGCGCTTCCCTGACCACGTGGACGACGTGCTCGTGAATGTGAACGCGCGAAGCGTGGCCAACATAAACGCGGTCTTCACCGATGAGATGATGGAGGCCATCGTGGAGGCGCGGCCCGCCATGGCGCCCGCGCTCTACGCGACGCGGCCGCTGGACATCGGCTTCCTCAAGAGCATGCTCGCCAAGCACGGCATCGCGCCGGTGAACGCGGGCCTCGAGTCAGCGACGCCGCAGGACGCCGTGGAGATCCTGGGACTGCTGGAGGCGCCATGTGACGTGTGGCGCGTGCTAGACGGGCTGCGGCACTCGGTGCTCGCCTCCGAGACGGTGCGCGCCTTCGCGCTCGAGCGCATCCGCGAGGGCCAGGTGCGACACTACGTGCACTACGCCGCGGACTACCTCCGCGACCGCGTGCCCGACACCGGCGCCTTCGGGCCCATCTTCGTGGACGCCGCCACCTACGTCTCCCTGGACAGCCTCTCACATGCGGAGCTGCGCGCCATCGCGGACTTCCCCAACAAATTCGACGCCGAGTTCATGTGGCGCATGGCCGCGGAGCGCGGCTTCCACGACGTGCTCGCCAAGCTGATGCGCGCCATGCCGGTGGATGCGGTCACAGAGGAGGTCTGCGTGGCCGTGCTGGAGGGCGGCCACCCGGTGGCCGTCACCGACATGTGCGTGCACACGCCGCGCGTGGCAGAGGCCTGCGTGCGCCGGAAGCTGCCCGACCTCGTGGATCTGCTGGACACCGTGCCGCTGAAGACGCTGCTGGTGCTGGGAGCGGACATCTTCGCCACAGACTACGCGCTCTCCACGCGCTGGATCGACGATCGCCCCGAGCTCGCGGAGGAATACGTGCGCCGCTTCGCGTTCTCGGGCGCGCGCATGTCGCGGCTGCTCTTCGGCTGCGCGCTGCGGCCCGCGACGCTGCGGCGCCTGCACGACCTACTCCGCTCCGAGGACGCGCTCGCACCCGGAGTGCGGCAGTCGCTGGGGTACTTGGTCTCGCGCGGCGACATGCGGCTGCGCTCGGTGCCCGAGGTGCGGCGCCCGCGCGAGAGCGAGGAGCTAGAGGAGGGCTACGAGCAGGAGGTATTCTCCTCCGAGCACAGCGCTCGCCTGGCCGTGTGCATCAGCGCGTACTCGGTCCCCGGGCTGCGCGGCTACGCCACCGCCGACCTCGCGATCACGCGGCACGCCTCTGGTGGCGTGGTGCTGCAGGCGCTGCGCGCACAGAAGTCCGACAGCGCGGTCAACAAGATCATCGACCACGTCTTCGACGTCGCGCGCATGGCGCGACACGGGCTCTTCCTGCTGCCGGACATGTTCACGCCCGGGTGGACGCCCGTGCTGGACCTCGCGCGCGGCGCGCCCGCGGGCCCGCCGCCCGTGCTCCACATGGAGCGGCTCGCGTTCTCCCCATCCGAGATGGTCGAGTACAGCAACATCGGCCGCTTCTCGCTGGGGTACGAGTCCGCGGCGGGCCCCTGCTCGGACCACCAGATGGCCATGGACGCGCTCTTCCGCTGCCTCTTCGTGCACCTCGCCATGGGCGTGCGCCTCACGGAGCAGGTGGACGTGCTGGTGCTCGCGCGCCAGGTAATCAACGCCTTCACGGACGGACTCTGCGCCGAGCGCTTCGTGGACTCCGTGGACTTCGTCGAGCAGGAGCTTCTGGAGCTTCGCGCCTGGGGGCCCGGCGCGCGCGAGATCGCGTCCGCCAATGTCTGCATGCTCAACACCACGCTGCTCTGCCAGCGCGTGTGCGCCCAGTTTGCGCTGTACAATAATCGGGTGTTTAAAAAATAGCAGCGCTGCCGCCTGCTCCGCGATGTCACAGTCTCAGCCTTCCTCCAAGCCCCCGTCCGTTATCGAGGCCTACCTCGGCGCGCGGCCCTCCATGGAGCGCTGCGTGCTGCTGCGCGCGCAGCGCCGCAACATGGCGCGCGTCATGAACTTTGACCGCAAGCTTTTTCTCTCGCTGGTGGTGAAGAGCCGCCGCCGCTTCTTCCGCCCGCTGGGCGGCTCAGAGAAGGAGATCGCCGCGCGCATCGAGGAGTACTTCACGCGGCAGCGGTGCCTGGAGAAGCTCGGGCAGGTGCTGACCGTGCTGGAGCTGCAGAGCGTTATCGTGACCGAATTCACGAGGACCGTGGGATCGCTGACCGCACCCATGCAGGCCATCAACGCCGCGGTTCGGCGCGTAGACGTGGCGCCCGCGCGCGAGCTCGCGCGGCGCGCGCTCAATTCCTACCGCGTGCACCTACCGGCCTCGGAGGAGCCGCCCGCGCCCATGGCGCGCCACAAGCACTCCGACCTCGTTGACGTGGTAAAGAGCCTGGTGAAGGAGCACCTGCGCCGCAACAACAAGCGCTGTGTGTGCTACGGCTCGTACGCGCTGCACCTGCTCAACCCCGCCATCGAGTACGGCGACATAGACATGGTGCAGACGAACGCGCGCCCCTTCCTGATAAACCTGGCCTTCCTCATCTACTTCATCACCGGCCGGCAGACCGTGCTGCTGCGCGTACCGTACCTCAAGAACTACGTGGTGCTTCAGGACGAGGAGGGCGGGCACATCCTGGACATCTTCAACGTGCACCAGGGCACGCTGCGCGCACTGCCCACGCTGCTGGTGGACAACATCTACATCCTTCACCCGCTCGTGCAGCTCATGGCCATGCTGAAGATGTTCTCGCAGACGGACCGCGTGCACGACCTCGCCGCGAACCTGGAGAAGGCGCTGGCGCGCATGGAGACGCTGCTCGCCTTCGCGCTGGAGGAGCTGGGACCGGTGGACGCGGGGGCCTCCGGGCGCATGCCACTCCCGTGCGAGATCCTGCCGCCGGCTCGCATCGCCGACGGCGCGCGCGCCCGCGCGCCCGCCCCCGCGGACGGCGAGGGCGATGGCGAAGACGAGGACGAGCGAGAGGCCGAGGGCTATGCGGAGCGCCGAGCTTCGGACGGCGAGGCCGAGGAGGCCCCCGCCGCCGCGCCGCGCGTGATCGAGGCTGACGCATCTGGGCACGACTTCGGGTTCTCGCGCGCGGTGGTCTTCCTGGACGAGCCCGCGCTCGTGCAGAAGATCCTGGACCTGGGAGTGCCCGAGGACGAGATCGTGGACTTCGAGAGCGTGTCCAACTCCTCGTTCCTGGTGCACGATGATACGCTGTTCACGTACTTCTCGAACACCGTTCTCCTGGACGGCGCGGCGGTGCACGACATCAGCCGGCGCGGCATCTCCGCGCACATCGTCATGTTCCTGTTGCTCACGCGCCACCCGGCGGCCGAGGGCGCCGTGCGCGCGATGTTGGCGTCGCTGGTCTCGGACGGACGGCCCGTGACCGCGGTGGTAGCACGGGAGCGCAAGGCGGGCACGCACGGCGTCATAGACATCGCGCGGAACCTGATCACGCACTAGCCGCGCCGGTCGGCGACGCTAATCGCGGAGGCCGCGGCGTCGGAACGGTGCATCACTGGCGGCGGCATAGCTGCTCGCCGTTGGTTTTGGCAGTACTGAACAGGCTCTCCAGCATCTGCGTGCGCATGAAGGGGGTGGCGCCGGGTGAGGCGCCGGGCGGGGTCAGGGGGCAGGCGGGAGGCGTCCGGGGACAGGCGGGCGGGGACGGGGGTGCGGGGCGCCGGTCGCAGGAGGGCGACCTGGGCGGGTCCACCTTGAGGATGCAGGACGCGGTGGGGGCGTCGCAGGCGAGATCGGGAACGTCGCACATCTTGACGTACTTGAGAACCAGCACGTTGCCGAGTCCCTTCACCTTCACCGTGAAGGGGCTTTTGTGGATGTTAGAGCCCTCCATGCTATTTACTATGTTGAAAATGTAACCCCAAAGACGCCGAGCGCGATGACGCGGCGACGCGATAATCACCGAGGCCGACGCTGCCGCCGGGAAGAGCGGGGCACCAAGTCCATGCCCGAGGACCTGGACGTCTTCCTGGCGAGCGTCTGCGACGAGGGGGTCCGCGCGCTGCGGCGCTCTCTGAGCTGCTCGGACCTCTCGCACGAGGAGGTCTGCCGGCGCTCCGCCGCCGGGCCGCATAACGGCCGCCGCCGCAACGCCTGCATCGGCTGCTGCTGCGGCGCGCGCGTCCGGGCCCGGAGCCAGGACCCTGCCCGATGTTTTTGTACCGCGCCCAAAATGTAAAATAAATATGTGGATAGCGCGTTGCTTTGGGACCGTCACTGCCTCCGCAATGGACGAGGACGACTGCAGACTGTACGCCGACTCAGACCGGAAGGCGATCGTGATCACCACCTCGTTCGAGGCCGGCTCCGCAGGCAACATCCTCCGACAGGAGGAGCTCGTGCGGCGCTACTGCTTCAAGAACAACATGCTACCGGTGCTCAGCGTGAGGCTTACTGGCGCCATCAGCGCGGACGCCGTGGGCGACGACATCTGGGAGATCGCGCGCTCGCACCAGGTGCGACACGTGGTGCTGGTCAAGGCCGCCGTCGTGGACTGGAAGGTACGCGAGGCGTTCGAGGACTTCAGGGAGAAGCTGCTCGGTGTCGACACGCTCAGCTTCGTCATGGACGGATTCCTCTACGATGGCTCCTGCTCGCCGTTCAAGCCCGTGGCCGGCATGGAGACGGCGCTGCGTTGCGTGATGAGCGACGTCATGACGGACGACGGCGGCGGCGTGCGCGTGCCGGGCGCGCCCTCCATCGCCAGTCAGTGTCTGATGGAGCAGTACGGCGTGCCCTTTGGCTGCCTGCTGGCCATGCAGATACACCTGGCCGCCTCCGCTAGCGCCACGCCGATGCCGCGGGGCGCGACGGCCGCTGCCGTCCGGGACCGGCGCCACTCCGTGGACGAGGCGAGGGTACGCGGCGCTCGGCGCGCGCTCATGTACGGGTACGTGGACACCGGGACGTACCTGCGCGCACTCGCCGACGCGCGCCGCGAGCGCGAGCGCCGGCGGCGGCGCAACGAGCGCGACGACGTGATGGCGGTGTGTCGGCAACTGGGCGGCATGCGCGTGGACGACGACATCGCCGAGGACGTCGAGGAGGGTACGTCCGCCGGCGGCAGAGCGTCCTCCGGCTGACGGTACGGGGACGGGACCGCGACGCGCTGCGCTGAACGCGTTCGTGCATGCGCGCAATCACACACACACCCTTTTTGTCCAAAAATGAAATAGCACGGTTTATGGGTTGTTCGCCGATCCTTCGTCTCATGTCCTTGCGACTGCCATCCTCCCCCCGCGCCCGCAAGCGCCTGGCCGCCTCCATGGAGCAGGAGGAACTCACGCTGCTGATGTGCTACGCCATGGAGCAGGAGCTCACCGTCGCGCAGATGAACCGGCTGCGCCTGCGGCTGACCAAGCTGCGCATGAACGTCTTCGTGGCGGTGTCGTGTCTGCGCGAGGCGATAGCGCGTAAGAGCTGGCTGCCTGCGGGCAGCATCCTGGGCCAGGACATCGCGGACGACGTGCGCCTGCTGGAGTTCATGGTGCAGGAGGTGGACCGCGCGCGCGAGAACGTGGAGCCATACTTCCAGGTGGCGCAGTGGGTCTTCAACGCGGACGTCTTCGACGAGTGCCTCCGCGAATCCATGGACCTCATGTTCGGCGACGCCGTGCCGCGTCTGGCGCTGGGCGTGGTGGAGGCACGGTACCCGCACATGATGGCGGACCGCCTCTACGCCTGCCTGACGGCGCTCTTCACGGAGGACGCGTCCGTGCGCTTCGCCAACTCCATCATGCGACACAGCGGCACAATGGCCGGCTGCCTCGTGGAGCGCTCACGCGAGCTGGGAAATTGCCACGACGAGCTTGCGGACATGGTGCGCCACCGCAACAACAGCAAGCTCCGGCTCTGGCCGCGCATCGTGGACGTGGTGGTCTCCGAGGTCATGGAGACCGACGTCGCGGGCATGCGCGAGTACTGCCGGCACTGCCTGATGAACGCGCGCATCGTGGCCGGCGGGCTTCTGGACATGGTCAAGGACTACATGACGCCCGTGATCGTGGAGTGCATCGACCTTCACGTTAAGGAGAAGAACCTGGACCGCGCACTGTGCCTATACATCCACTTCAACGCCGCGGTGCGCTCCAGCAACGCGGCCGCGTCCGTGGCCGCACACTTTTCCGGCCGGAACCTGTACGCGGCCGTGGTCGCGGCGCCGCCCTACGAGGTGGACATGATCCTCTCCTACGTGGGCCGCCTGCCCAAGGAGGACCTATCGGGCTTCCTCCGCGTGGCGACCGCGCGCATCGTCAAGAGCATCTACACAGAGACCGCGCTCGAGAAGCACCTGGCGCTGAAGATGGCCATGGAGATGCACCCGCAGATGATCTCGCCGTCGCTGAGCGAGCTTGTGCGCCGCTTCATGGGTGGGACTCTGCGCCTGCCGATGCTTCCCGCGCCGGCGCCCATGGAGCATGACGGTGCCGAAGATCGGCGCCACGACCCCGACATGGCCCTGCTGCCCATCAACGCATACACGACGCCCACGCCCACGCCGCCCGCGGAGCTCATGCCTCCCGCGTCGCTGCGCCGAGCCGTGGAGACGGCGATAGGCCGCGCCGACACGGTGTACGAGGTCACGCCGCTGGCGGCCTTCGGGCGCGCGGAGGTCTCCATCCCCGTCGCCGGCGGCGAGGTGGACGTCGTCTGCTCGAGCGCGCACCTGGTCTGCATCGTGATGATGGACGACGCCGGGCGCGAGGGCGTGACCGTCGAGGAGGTGGCCGCGCACCTCGGCGGCGACCTGCGCCTCGCGGAGATGTCGCTGCTGAGCCTGTGCCGCGAGAAAATTGCAAAGAGAAGGTCAGTTGACTCCGTCCGACGGTTCTCGCTGAACACACGCCGCGAGCCGAGCGAGACGCCGATCATCGTGTTCAACTAGGCGGCTGCGCGGCCATCATGCCCGTCAAGGTGGTGTCCTGGAAACTGGCGGTGCGCTGCTCGCTGAACTGCTCGGACGTCTGCTACATCTGCAACAAGAAGGCCTCGGAGGGGTGCATAAACAGCGCGTGCCCCGGCGCATGTGCGTTCGTCGTCATGGCGTGCGGGCACGGCTACCACTCGCACTGTATCTCGCCCACCAACACGGACATATGCTTCGTGTGCCGCTCCGCGCTGCAGAAGGCCGACCTTCCCAGTGAGTCGACTCCCGCCTCCCTGCAGAAGCAGCAGCCGCCGCCCCCCCAGCAGGAATTCATGCTCTAGTTCGCCGGTGTGGTGTTGTACAATACCAATCTTATGTATTATGTCTATTTGTGGAATCTTCGCGGTTATCGGGACTAAATTATTACCTTTTTTCACACTACCGGTCGCGGTCGTGATTATTATTATGATTATGATTATGATTACGGTTATGATATGATCATGATCATGATCACGTAAGTTTTTATTGTCCGCATGCGTAGATGGTACTCTGCGCTGCGTTACCCTGATCTCGCGACCGGCGTTGCCTTCTCGGCGCAAGTGCGCACCAGCAGCAGCGCCTGCTTGCCGTCCGCGGGCCCGAACTCCTCCTCGGTGAAGTAGTCGTCGCAGGACTGCACGACGGCGAGGTACGCGGGGTCGCCGCCTATGCGCCGGCGCACGCGCGCCAGGAGCCGGTCGATCTTCCAGACCAGCCACTCAGCCCAGGCCAGCAGACAGCATCCTCCGCAGCACATCGCGATCGGACGATCCAAGACCATCTGACCCGAACGCGAATACCGCGGCACCCCGCTGTATTAATCGTCGCAGAAACTGTTAAATAAATAGCCGAGCACCGGCGCTGTAAAAACTGGCGCATAAATAGGATGGGAGTGCTCCTTGGCCTCTCGATCGCCGCGGTGGTGGTCTTCGGATCCGTTGGGATCTGCACTCTGGGCCTGGAGCTCTATGTGCTCTGCGCGGAGCGGCGGCTGGCCGCGCGCCGCGAGGCGGAGCTGGAGGAGCTCATGCTGCACGAGGAGGAGGGCGAGTTTGTCAATTACTGAAAATGTACGCTAGATTAGCTCGCGTTGGGCGCCTGCTCCGAGCCGCGGCTACCTCATACACACTACACCTCTAACACTACAATCAGCAATATGCTAATCTACGGACCCCGCATCAATGTCGAAAGCGTGCTCGACGATCTGTTGGACGACATCCAGGTAAACGGCGATATGTGTCCCGATTCCGTGCCTCCAAACTGCACTCCGGAGGAGATGTCCGAGATGCTTGACGAGTTCCTCAAAGATATCTCGTTAAAGAACGAACTCCAGCTCCTCTCGGAGGAGGAGATGAACGAGCTGCTGGCGGAACTAGAGTCCATGGCTAAACTTCTGTACGAGAACCTTCACTCGTCGAACGCGTAACTTTTTGTGAGATAAATAACCACCAAACATGTGGCCGTTCTCATCGATCCCCGCCGGTGGCGAGTGCCGCGTCGTGGAGACGCTACCGGCCGAGCTATCCTCGCTGCAGCAGGGCAACATGAGCACCGTGGACTGCTTCGCCGCTATCATCGAGTCCGCCAAGAAGTTTCTGTACATCGCGAGCTTCTGCTGCAACCTGAGCTCGAGCAAGGAGGGCGTGGACATCAAGGACAAGCTCTGCGCGATCGCCAAAGGCGGCGTGGATGTGACCGTGCTCGTGGACGTGCAGAGCAAGGACCGCGACGCCGAGGAGCTTCGCGCCGCGGGCGTCAATTACTACAAGGTCAAGGTCTGTGGAAAGGACGGTGTCGGCAACCTGCTCGGCAGCTTCTGGATATCAGACGCGGGGCACTGGTACGTGGGCAGCGCCTCGCTCACCGGCGGGTCCATCCAAACCATCAAGAACCTGGGCCTCTACTCCACCAACAAGCGCCTGGCCGCGGACCTCATGAACCGCTACAACACCTTCTTCTCCATGATCGTGGAGCCCAAGATCCCCTTCACGCGCATGTGCTGCTCGATGATCACGCCCACCGCCACCGATTTCCACCTCAACCACGCGGGAGGCGGCATCTTCTTCTCGGACGCGCCCGAGAAGTTCCTGGGATTCTACCGCACTCTGGACGAGGACCTGGTGCTGCACCGCATCAACTCTGCCGTCAACAGCATCGACCTCTCTCTGCTGTCGATCGTGCCCGTCATCCGGCACGCCAGCAGCATGGAGTACTGGCCTGCCATCATGGACGCGCTGCTGCGCGCGGCCGTCGAGCGCGGCGTGCGCGTGCGCGTGATCGTGACCGAATGGAAGAATGCGGACCCGCTCTCGGTGGCCGCCGCGCGCACGCTCAACGACTTTGGCGTGGGCAGCATCGACATCTCCGCGCGGCTGTTCTCCATCCCCGGGCGCGACGACGCGGCCAACAACACCAAGCTGCTCATCGTCGACGACACCTTTGCGCACGTGACCGTCGCCAACATGGACGGCACGCACTACAAGTATCACGCCTTTGTCAGCGTGAACGCGGAGAAGGGAGACATCGTCAATCAGCTAGCCGCGGTGTTCGACCGGGACTGGCGCTCCCAATACTGCAAGCCAATAAATTAAAAATAAGGCACGGAAGGCAATCCGCTGCCCCGGATCCGCGCGAGGTCGCCGCAGGCCGGCGACGAAGCCGCCGCGATGATGAGCCTCTGGGGAAAGGTGTGCAACCACGTGTCGAAGAGCGAGTGGGATGACCGGCCGCTTGCCACGGATCTCGTCCCCGGAGAATATGCTGTCGCCAAGGCCCGGGACGGGAAGACGATCATCTTCGACGCGCGGGGCGCGCGCGACGCGACGATCGTGCTCCCGTCCCTAAAGTCGACGCGCATAACGTGCACGTTCGTGGACGCGCATCGCGACCCGATGGCCCCGCCGCTCGCACAGCCCACGCAGCGGTTCGCCATCGTGTCCAGGGACGACCCGTGCTGCTACCTCCCCGACTCCCACAGCCCCTTCCTCGACATCCTGCGCCGCCGCGCACGCGACGAGCCCGCGCTGGCCGCCGCGCTCGAGGACGCGCCGCCGCCTGCGGACGCGCTCGGCATGGACGAGCTCAACCGCTGGCTCTGCGACGCCGGCCTGTATGCGCTGCGGCTGGTGGCCGTCGACGCCGCGAGGCGGCTGGGCGCGCCGCTGCGGCGGCAGACGCTCGTGGACGTCATGAACGTATGCTACGTGGGCACTTATGCCATCTGGGTGAAGGATCCCGAGGCGTACGTTCGCCCCGAGACCGACGTGCTTGCGCACGACGCGCGCGCGGCCGCGCAGCCTGCCGCATGGGCGCAGCCACATCTCCACACACCCTCGGGCAGCAGCGTGGTCGCGTGGTTCTGCTACCGACACTGCTCGGATGGGCGCCTGCGCCTCAACTCCGTGGTCACTAGCACCGGCCAGATCTTCCGCGGCGCCAGCACGCACATGGTCGTGAGAGAGCTGCTCATGTGGCTGTCCACCTGCAGGGAGCACATGACCGTATACGGCTTCTACAGCTCCTTCTTCGACGCGGAGCAGGTCTTCGCGCTCGCGGGGCGGGGCTGGACGCGCGTGGGCGCTAACACCATCATCTCCAAGCTCGGGAACCGCGTGACCTTCGTGGATCTGGCGCGCTTTGCGCCCGGCACGCTCTTCTCGGAGTACTGCGAGTTCTGGGGCGGCGCCTGCGTGGACGTGCCCGAGGACATCCTGCAGGCGGACGAGAACGCGGCGCTGGCGGAGGACGCGGCCGCAGTCGCGACGCACGCGCTAGCCGACGCGGCCGCCGCGCACCAGGCCGCGCTGGCACGCATCTTCCCCTCCTGCGACATGGCCGCCTTCCGCGGGCTGTGCGATATGGTCCTGGGAAACGCCGCGCGAGGCTGCGGCGCCTGCCCCATGCACGCGTCCGCGCTGGACCTAGTGGGCGCGGCGCTCTTCTTGGAGGAGGCCGGCGAGAACCCCATTCCCGCGGAGGCTCGATGCTTCCGGCTCTCATCGCCTCTGCGAGAGGCGGCCGGGAAGCTGTACCCCGTGGGAAAGCCCCAGCTGGTGACCAGCCTCACGCGCGGACTGCTCTCGGTGGCGCTCTGCGAGGTGGAGCGCAGCCCCGATGTGCGCATCCCCGTGCTCTTCGACCCCGAGGACGAAGACAGCCTGCGTTTCAGCGCCGTGCTCACCTCCGTGGACCTGGAGACCGCCGCGCGGCTCAAGGGGTACTCGGTGCGCGTGGTCTGCGCGCTGGAGTGGGGCCGCTCCGAGGAGGTGCTCCGCAGGGGCATCGAGGCGCAGATGGCCGCCACGCGCGAGCTCAACATCCCGCAGACCTCCAACCTCATGTCGCGCGTGGCAAGCATGCCGCTGCCGCTGGAGTCAGACGAGGGCGTCTCCGCGAGGTGCTCGGCGGTGGTGCGCGCATTCGCGGCCAGCTACTGCCGCAGCGCCGTCCACTCCTTCATCGAGCGCGTTGACTGCCACTTCCTGGGCAACTTCGTGGTGCGCCACGGGCACGACCGCTTCTGGGTGCGCGAGCGCGCCTCCAAGTGCTTCGTGGGCGTACCGGGCATCCAGGAGGTGCTGCCCGCCATGAGCCGGTGATAGCCCTCGAAGCCGAATCCTCCCTATCTTCTCATCCTATCTATATAAGCTAATCGTATAGTGTTAATGTAATTCTCAGGATTTGACTTTATCAGGGAAGGTGCGTCATACGGAGCAGCCATGGTCATCTGTCTACCTCAATAATAAGACACCAATATATTGTATTGCACAGGGAATATATACAATGGGTATACGGGTAATATATACGGGTATAATGTGAATGAAGTGAAGTGTATCATATGTATGTATAACGGGTAAGATAAAGCAGCTACCTCACTGCCGATGGGCCGGGATAGATAATAGATAATAGATATTTTTGTAGGAAAAGAGGGTTTCTGTTCCACCGGCCGCGGCGCCGCAAAGGGCTGCGTCATAAAGTGACAAATAACTGATAAAATATGTTTTTATGAACTCGGTGTTAACGGGCAAGGATGGCATCCCTGGCCAAGCTGTTCAATCGCCTGCGCCGAAGCCGCAGCTGCGTGCCCCGCGTTGGAGGGGGCTGCGTACCCCGCCGCCCAAGCGCGCGCAGCAACGACTCCGATGACGTGTCCGACGACGATATCCCCTACGGCGCCGACGACGCCATCGATGCACCCCAGGCCGCCGCGGCACGGCCGATGGCGCTGACCGTGCCAGGCAACTCCTGCCCCGTCCTCGTGGACTCCGTGTTCGAGCGCCATATCCCAGACATGGACGCGCTAGTCACGCACGTCGGCGGCTGGACGGAGATAGGGCTGTTCGAGTCGCGGTTCTGGCGGGCGCCCGTGCGCATGTGCAGAAGCGTGTTCGCCAGCTTCGTGTACGACTGCGACGGCTTCTTCGAGGTCGGCGAGTGCCAGGCCATCAAGCTCCAGCACGGCGAGTGGTACATTCGGCACAAGGTCGCGCCCAGTGTCGCCGCCTTCGTCGCGGTCGTGTGCATACGCAACGAAGGCATGGCGGCGCTGTCCGTCACCAACACCATGTACCTTAACACCAACATCAAGGAGGGAGACGTCGTAATCTTCCCCGCTGGCCGCGGCGTGTTCATGATGCCGCAGCTGGGCGGACAGGTCGAGTACATGCTCGTCAACCTCAAGCCCACGCTAGAGCTGCTGGACATGGGCTTCCAGGTGTTCCCGCCCTCCGTAAACCAGGACGCGCAGATCCTCGCCGCCAACGCCGCCGACTCGCGCAAACGCGCCAGCGCTATTATCACCACGCTCATCACCAAGCGCGTCTGTCTAGAGGAGTGCTACCAGGAGATCTGCCGCATGCTCATCATGATCTCGGAGTTCAACACTCGCTATGGCGAGGTGGGATCTAGGATGATCGCCGAGTCCGTGAGCGCCATAGCGCAGGGAATGGGCAGCGGCGATGTCTCCGCTGCGGTCACCACGCTGTGCCGCATGGGCTCGCGCCGCCGACGCCCCGTGTCGGCCGCCCTCACGCGCGCGCACTCCCTGCTTAACAACGGGCTGCAGAGCCTGTTCTCGGTGTTCGCGAGCAACGCCGACGGCACCCCGCACCCCGACTCGCTTATGGCGCGCATGGACTCGGACCTGCGCGGCCTGTACGACAAGTTCTCGGAGCTCTGGGACCAGATCCTCGAGAATGCCTCCGATCTGGACTCCACCATCCCTCGCGGCGAGGCCATCGAGCGCTTCATACACCTGCAGGTCTGCAACTCCGAGGCCGGCGTCCGGCGTAACGCGCTCGTAGAGCGGCTCACCCTGCTCGCGGGCGCGGGGTACCAGCTCACAGGATCCGGCGAGGGCATCGGCGTATGAGCCTGCCAGGGATGCCTAGCCCGAACCACAAACACCCTTTTTTATTCCATCCCTACCCGTTTCTGGTTATGTATGAATGAATTAATTAATTAATTCGTTTGGGGCTTAGGCGTACCGGTGATATCGGATGAGTGAAAAAGCACCCGCATAGTCGTTGGCGCGCAGCAATGCTGTCCCGGGACTCGGTGGTGGCCCCGCACAGGGACCTGCTCTTCGCGTACCTGGAGTCCGCCGACGATGTGGACGTGGACGTGGTGCGCGCGCTGCTGGGCACGGACGCGGACGTCAACTTCCGCGGGAGCTACGGACGCACGCCGCTACACATCTGCGTGCAGTTCGCGCGACATCCGCGCTGCGCGGACGTGGTCGCGCTGCTGCTGGAGGCGGGCGCCGAGGTAGACGCTCGGGACGTGTGCGGGTACACGCCTCTACAGGCCTACTTGCAGCACGAGTTCGTGCAGCTTGCCGTGGTGCAGACCATGCTGGACTGGGGCGCTGAGGTCAACACTGAGGGCGGCTTGGTCTTCTACGACAACGTGCTCTCGTCCTTCCTGGCCTCCTGCGGCTCGCTTGGCGGCGAGGCGGCCATCGTGCTCGCGCTGCTCGGCGCGGGCGCGAACGTCAACGAGAGCGACGCCTACGGCATGACGCCGCTGCACGTGTACGCGCGCAACCCCGCCGCATGCGCGGACGTGCTGCAGATGCTGCTGGATGCCGGCGCGGACCCGCGCGCCTGCGACAAGTACGGCGTCACGCCTCTGGCGACGCTGCTCAGCTCCACCGCGGCCACGGAGACGCTGGTGGGGCTCATGCTGGCGGCCGGCGCGGATGCGCTCGCGCTGGACGCCGATGGGCGCTCGATGCTGCACCACCTGGCCACCGCTCCGCGCGCCCGAGAGTCGGTGGTGCGGTGCCTGCTAGACCTGGGCTGCGACCCCTCGGCCGCCGACGTGGACGGGAACACGGCGCTGCACTACATGGCCACGTACGGCTCGTGCTCGCGCGCCGTTGTGGCGCTCCTGGTGGAGCGAGGGCTGGACATCGACCGGTGCAACAAGCGCCGGCAGACGGCGCTGTATCGCGCGTCGGTCTTCAACCCGGGCGCATGCAAGCGGCTGGTGCAGGCGGGCGCCGCGCTGGAGCCTATCGCGGAGTGCGGCATGTGCGCGGTCTCGGAGATGCTTCGCCGCAACGACACCCTGTCCTTCTACGCCGTGGTCTCCCGGCGGCCAGAGACGGCGCTGCTGACGAGAGCGCTGCTGGCCGCCACCAACGGCGACATCGCGCGGCGCACGGACGCCGCGATCATGTGCGTGCACGAGCTGGTGCTGCGCGGCGCCGGCGCGCACGTGGCCTCCGACCCCGCGCTTGCGCGGTACGCGGCGACGGTCGCCGAGTGCGAGACGGAGATCCGCGAGCTGCGCGCCGTGCAATGCCACCGCGAGGCCACTCTGCTGGATGTGCTTCGGTCCTCGGACCACACCAAGGCGCTGTTCGTGCCCAACGCGTTCCTTGAGTGCACGAATGAGTTCCCCTTGTACGGGAAAGCGCTGTTCTGGAAGATCTGCATGATGCGGCTGCGCGTGTCGCTGGCCGACCAGGTGGCCCGGATGCTGTGCCCGTGCGCGCTTCCTCCGGAGCTCGTGGCGGGAGTCTTCGCTTTCATGTCATACGAAGAGCTGATGAATGTGCGATCTGGGCTGGTGCGCGGGATTTTTTCTTACAAATCTTAAATTGGACTAGGCTACTTCCGTTCGCTTACGATAATCTCCCGCCTACGCACAAACCCGATAGCCCAACACCGCTGGTGTTGTGCGTACCGACCGATTGATAAGTGTTATATATGCTTCGTGTGGCTCGCCTCTCGCAGAATGCCATCATCCCCACTCGCGGGTCAGAGCAGGCGGCCGGCTACGACCTGTACAGCGCTTACGACTACACCTTGCCGCCGATGGGGCGCGCGGTAGTGCTGACCGATCTGCAGATCCACCCGCCATACGGCTGCTACGGTCGCGTGGCGCCGAGGTCCGGTCTCGCGGTAAACAACTTCGTGGATGTGGGAGCGGGCGTCGTGGACCCGGACTTCCGAGGGAACCTGGGAGTGGTGCTCTTCAACTTCGGCCAAGAGACCTTCGTGGTGCGGCGAGGCGACCGCGTGGCGCAGCTCATCTGCGAGTGCTTCTGCCGACCGTGCATCATGGAGGTGGAGGGCATGCCCTCCACGACGCGCGGCTCCTCGGGATTCGGGTCCACGGGCGTGCGTTCGGCCGAGCAGGTGCCGGTTACTGCTCCGACGCCGGTGTTGCAGCATCCTCAGCAGGCATACTCGCACACGCTGGCGCAGTACACACAACCGCCGCAGTTTCAACAGCAGAGCTATCTGCCACCTCAGCAGTACCAGCAGCCCCAATATCCGTATCATCAGACGCCTTACCAGCATCCTCAATGTCCTCCGCAGTCGCCGCATCAATACCTGCACCCGATGATGCTGCCACCGACTCCCGTCCAGAACCACCATACGCAAAAACAGCCGCAGAATCCGTCCGTGATGCCTCTGCAGCATGATACTCCTCAGTGCACTGCCCCCCAAAGCGGCTACTTTGGATTGCCGCATCAGCCTTTGCAGCAGCAGCAGCAGCAGCTAGGAGAGTGTTCTGCCACCGACACCTTCCGCAGTCAGCAGAATATAAGTCGCGGCACGAGATCTAGCCTAGATGGTATGCAGAGTCCGCGGAAGATGCCGTCTTTTCATAGCCGGTTCCAGGCGCACGACAACAGCATCCTGATGCGTGATAGACACGAGTCGCCCACGCGTTCCGGGGATACCTCGACGGTCACCAAGACCTCGCAGACTCCGCAACAACCGCAACAAACTCCACAGGCCACTCCCAAAAAGCAGCTGCAGCCGCAGACGCCTAGGAAGTCTATGGCACATCCATCACCAGTCCATACAGAAAAGCCATCGGATAAAGAGTGCTCGTGCTCCGATATCACGCAAAAGAAACAAGAGCCCAAGGAGCCCATCATCTTCAGGCCACATCCGGATCTCGATCAGGAGGACGATGATGCCGATAAGAAGACGAAACGGGCACCGACAGCACCCTCCCCCACCACGAGCACGATAGCATCATCGCAGCGACGCATGACCGTGAGCTCGCCCATTTTCGAGCTGTTCTCGCAGAGCACGCACCGACCCGTGTCCTTCGGGCAGCGGTCGCTCGACAGCCAGAATCCGTGGTCGCTCGGCCAGACATCCCCCAGGGCCGCCGCGCCCGTCCGCGGGACGCTGGGATCGCTCAGCGTTGTGGACGGGGAAGTCGGAGACGCTGTTTGCGATGCATAATAACATACACCAGCGCCATAAAAATGTAAATGATAAGAACCTATATAACATTGGGTCGACTCCAGAGAAGTCGATTAGAGTCACCACTAACCAGCAAAATAGCCATGTACACTATGCACGGTCATGATGGCGGAACCAAGGGAGTGACGCCCGATCCTGGTAGGGGATCTGTAAAAAGACCTTGTGATAGTGGTAGCAGTGGTGGTAGCAGCAGTAGCAGTGGATGGGGCAGTATGTGGGGAGGAGGAGGCGGAAAGAAAACCTGCAGTGGCTTTTGGGGAGGCGGATCGTCATCCCCAGGAGGAATAAACGGAGGAGTAAAAGGTCCTGGTAATGGAGGTGTAAACGGGGGACTAGGAAGAATATGATGACCCTTTAATTTTTGTGACAATTGGGCATTGACCAAAGTGAATTAAAATGTATAATTTGCACGAGGCACCCCCGCCACACCATGGATCCCTCCGCCATGTCTCTCGCCATCATGGAGGACGGAATCGAGGCTGCTCTGTACAACTACATCTACTATGCGCGCACCCGCGCCACGGCAGAAATGGTGTGCATGCTCATCGAGGCCGGCGCGGACGTCAACTACACCGGCCCGCTGGAGAAGACCCCCCTGCACGAGTACATGCACAACCACCACCCCAAGGACGTGCGCGTCGTCCAGGCGCTTCTCCGCGCGGGCGCGTTCGTGGACCTGAGCGAGCGCTGCTGTGGCGCAACGCCTCTCCACCTGTGCATGCGCATGGGCTTCGTGGACCTGCGGCTGCTGCGCATGCTGCTTGGCGGCCGCCGCCTGGTGAGCACCAGCGTGTTCAACACACAGTTCATGTCCAGTCTGCTGCGCGAGTACATGTTGCACCGCGACAGCCGTCCGTGCGACGAAGGCGTCGTGCAATTCCTGATGCGGTACGGCGCCAACGTCAACGACAATGGGGGCGTCGGCCGCTCTATCCTGCACGCGTGCGCGTCAATCTGCCCCACCCGCTCGCTCCTCCGCACCCTGCTGCGGTTCGGTGCCAACGTGAACGCCCGGGACCTCTACGGCTCCACGCCGCTGGGCGTGCTCGTGCGCTCGGCCAGCGCGACCCTGGACCTCATGGACGTCCTAGTCGACGCGGGCGCGGACGTGCGCGCATTGGACGACCGCGGAAACACCATGCTGCACCAGCACGCGCAGTCCCGGCGCCCGCGCGCCCGCGTGGTGCAGCGGCTGCTGGAGCTCGGCTGCGACCACCGCTCCCAGAACGCCGACGGGAACACGCCACTGCACGTCATGGCCATGCAGACCTCCTGCAAGTGCTCTATCATCCGCCTGCTCCTGGAGGCCGGTGCGAACGTGGACGCACCCAACGCGCACAGCGACAGGACGCCGCTGCACATGGCCGCGAGCTATGGGAATTCCAGGGCCTGCATGCGGCTGCTCTCGCTCGGCGCGGACGCGTTCCGTCGCTCCGCGATGGGCCAGACGCCACTCGCGTGCATGGTCTCCGGCGACCTCGTGGAGTGCACCACGCGCGTGCTGGTCGGGCGCCCCCAGGCGCTCGACGTCGCGGCGTCCCTCGCCGTGGCCGAAAACCGCTCCGGCCGATCGGTGCGCAAGTGCGTGGCGTACGTGGTGGCCCGCGCGGGCGCCTCCGCGCTCCCCGTGGACGTGCTCGAGGCCCATGCGGCCTACGTGCGCGAGTGCGAGGAGGAGGTGGCGCGCATGCGCGGCATCCTCGTGGGCGACCCGGCGATGTCTCTGCTCGATATAATGTGCAGCCAGGAGACGCCCCCCACGGTGCTCTGCCGCCGCGCGGCCGCAAGGGCTCTGCAGCAGCTGCGCCTGTACCGCGAGAGCATGCGCGTGCGGCTGCAGCACATGCGCCACCGCACCGACCTGGTGGCGCGCCTGGCCAATGCCATAGGCCCCTGCTCCATGCCCGCCGACGTGATCTCGCTCGTGCTGCTTCGCGTGCCCACCTCCCAGCTGCGCCAGTCCTGCGGGCTCTCCGGCGATTTTTCTATGCGCTGACCACCACAATTTGCTGACCATAAGTGAATAAAAACTCCATCTTAGCAACGCGCTATCAGGTCAGTCATGGAGTCCGTGCTGTACGACTACCTGTTCGCCCGCGGGGACGAGGCAAGGCTCGAGGAGGTAGAGCGGCTGCTGGCGCTGGGCGCGGACGTCAACTTCGTCGGCGTTCTTGGAAACACGCCGCTTCACGTGTACCTGCATCAGGATGCGACGGACGTCGTTATTCTGAGGCGCCTCCTGCGCGCGGGCGCGCTCGTGGACGCGCCGGACTCCTGCTGCGGCGCACCGGCGCCCGAGCTCTACATCACGCACACCAGAACTCCCTCCCTGGAGGTATTCATCGAGCTCCTGCACGGGCCGAGCGCGCACCATGCGCACAAGGACCTGCTGTCGAACGTGCTATTCGGGGCGGTCGTGCACCGGCCCTTCGACGCGATGACCGAGCACATCGTGGAGGTGCTGGCGCGCCTGGGTGCGGACATCAACGTGCGCGGCGTGGTCGATCGCACGCCGCTGCATGCCTGCATGACCGGACTCGGAGCCTCCGAGGACCTCGTCATGCTGCTGCTGCGCTTTGGCGCGGACGTGCGGGCGCTGGACGTGTACCAGCTGACGCCGCTGGCGGTGCTGCTGCGCTCCGCGGCGGCCACGCCATCGATGGTATCGCTTCTGCTCGCCGCGGGCTCGGAGACGGACGTAGTCGACTTCCGCGGGAACAACCTGCTGCACCAACATGCGGAGTCCCCGCGTCCGCGGCCCGAGATCCTTGCGGAGCTAGTCCGCGCGGGCTGCGACCCCGCGGCCGCTAACATGTTCGGGAACACGCCGCTGCACCTACTGGCCTCGCGCTCTTCGTGCAAGCGCTCGCTACTGCAGCCGTTCCTGGACGCGGGGATGTCCATCGACGTGCTCAACGAGAAGTACTGCGCCACTCCCGTGCATGTGGCCACCGGGCACCGCAATGATGCGGGCGCCGCCAAGCTGATCCTGGCCGGTGCGTGCATCAATACGGTATCTCGTAGCGGCTTCTCGCCGCTGGACAACATGGCGCGCAACGACCTCAGCCGCGCCATGCGCGTGGCGCTGCGGCGCTGTCCCGACGCACGGCTGGTGGCCTGCGCGCTCATGCGCGCGGGGCTGCAGCGCGCGACCGCCACCAGCCGCCTCTGCGTGGCCTACGTGGTGGCGCACGCGGGCGCCGCCGCTCTCTCCGAGTCCGACCGCAAGCTACACGAAGCGCTCGTGCGGCAGTGTCTGGCGGAGGTGGCCACGATGCGCGAGGCCACTTTCGGCGACCAGTGCATCAGCGCGCTGGACGTTCTCCGCAGCGCGGAGGACTGTCTTCCCCCGGTGGCGGCGCCGCGCTCGCTGGCGCGCCTCTGCGACCGTCTGGCGGTGTACGGGCCCGACCTGGGCGCGCGCGTCGCCGCGCTTCGAGCACACACGATGCTGGCGAGGCGATGCGCCGGCGCCTCCCGGGACGGGCCGCTGCCCGCGGGCCCGCTGGAGCGCGTGCTGCTGGCGCTACCAGGTCCCGCACTGCGCGCACTGGCCTCTCATGGAGGCGGAGCGCCCTTCCCCGCGGGCCGCCGGCACCGCCGCGGCGGTAAGGCGCGCGCTACGGTATCGCGGCAAGTCGCAAGCTCGGTGTAAATAGCAGCCGCCGCACAATAACATCGTCCCTCCCCAGGCAGGCATTCCGGAAACCGCACTACCACTACCGGCTATCCTGCACTGAATTTGCAGATGATCTTTTTGTCCAAAGTGAAATCGGACGACATCCTCTAGACCGCCGAGATGCGCGCGCCCCGACTTTCATGTCTTCTGCGCCTGGCGAGCCGCCGCCAGGTGGCTCTCGCACTGGCCGCGGTCGCGGCGGCCGCGGCGCTCGCGCACGTGGTGGAGCCGCTGCTGCGCAACACGTGGCTGCTGCGGAGCCTGGCGCCGCGGCCGCCGCTGGACGAGGTCCGCGCCTGGGCGCGCGTGGACTCGGTGGAGCGCTGGCCGGACGGCTCGGCGTCGGTGGTCTGCACGGTGGCGGGCCCGCACCACGTCTGGGTGGTGCGCCTGCCGGACGGGACCTTCCTCACGAGCGCGCGCACCGCGGCGCGAGGCGTGAGCGTGCGCGAGGCGCGCACGACGGCTGACG